TTAAAGATTCTGAATCAGGTTGTCCATTCGGCTCGCTGCATCGTTTTGCATAATTTCTGATACATGTGTATAAATATCCAGAGTATATGCTGCTGTCGCATGTCCGAGCGTTGTGGATACGGTCTTGATGTCCGTACCATTCTGAATGGACAGAGTGGCAAAGGTATGCCGTAAATCATGCAGACGAAGCGTTGGCATATCAATAGATGCTGCTATTCGCTTGAATGCGCGATAAACGGTATCAGAGTAAAGATGGGTTCCGTTGTCGCTGGCGAAGACAAATCCTTCTTCATTGCTGTAATCGGGGCTTGCAGATAAATTATCCTGCTTCTCCTTTATAGATAGAAGCAATTCAATAACTCTCTCCGCTACCTTAAAGGTTCTTGTTTTTCCGTTTTTTAACGTCATGAACTGGAGGGGATGACCGGGAAGGTCGGTTCTGCTGATATATTGTCGATAGACTTTGATATATCCCTTCTCAAAATCTATGCAATCCCATGTCAGGCCAACGACCTCCGAACGGCGCAAGCCAGTAAAGACAAGGAAGTACAGCACCTCAAAATAGGGGCTGTCTTTTGCCGCATCGAAAAAAGTGTGCAGAGCATTTTGAGGAATGGTCTGGATGTCTGGGCGTTTGCCTCGCGACGCAGAGCATACATCGGAGGGGTTGGAAAGCAAGAGTTTAACCTCGACAGCCTTTCGGAGAACCTTGTGCAGCGTGCTATGGACGTTATTGATGGTTTTCAACGTAAGACCGCTTTCACGCATCCTCGTGTAGCACTGCTGTATCTGGTCACTTTTCAGCTTCGTGAGGGGAATGTTGCCGATGTACGCAAGGACATGATACTGCAAGTCTTTCTCGTACTTATAGCGGGTAGACGGTTTGACGGCAAAACAATAAGAAGAAAGCCAACGTTGTACCCAGCCAGCAAGTGTTATCCTCTTGTCCTCGACATACACGCCAAACTCTATTTCGGCTTTGACCTTCGCAAGTTTTTCGGAGACTTCCCTGCGTGTCTTGCCATAAAAAGAACGCCGCTTGCCGTCAACGGTAAGCCGCGCTTCCCAAGTCCCATTGTCCCTTTTGCGGATATTGCCTTCGCCATTGACTCGTTTTGTTGCCATGTGTTGTGCCTCCTGTTATTGTGTGTCGCTTATATCAATCTGCTTATCGAGCCATCGCTGAAGTCCGGCGACATTGACAAGAACTCGCTTCCCAATCTTAAAAGAAGGGAAGTCCTTACGCTGTGCCAATTCATACGCGACGGGGCGAGAAACAGAAATCATATAAGCCATCTCATCCACGGAGACAGCCAACTTCTGGCATGATTGAGATGTATGATTTTCAAGGTGCATGTCCTCACGGACATCGCTATTATAGCTCGGTGTCTTCTTTTCGTCAACATGATTCTTCATCATTAACCACCTCAATCATATAAAAGAGAATCAATCAAATGGAATAATGTCGTTATACACGAAGCGCACATTATCAATCTCCTTGTCAATGTGCCAATGCCCACAGTACCATTTTGAGTAAGTGAGTCCACTTGGAGTATGTGCAGATTCCAGCTCATCCATCCATTTTTCCATGCTGAAATCAGACGAGAAACGCTCATCATGAACTGGCTTCTTTGCGTCATCTGGGACATACTTCATCGGTGCAGTATGAGACATGATGTAGAACGGAGTTTCCGAATACTTTTTCAACCGAAGCAGATGAAATACGTCCAGTGCGTCTTTCATTTCAGATGAGGATAGCTGTTCGTTCGAAAACCAGCGATAGTTTTTGTAGCCCATATCTCGCATATAACAACGATACGGCGCATCAAAACTATGAGCGCCGCCGATAATGAACGTGTGACGCCCTGTGAACCAATACCATCCATATTCGAGAGTAAATAAAATAGAAGGATATGCTTTGTCAACATAAAACCACCCCGTGAAGGATGGATTCAGAAAGTACCGAAGTTCCCGTCCGTCGTCAGACGCAAAAGGTCGGAGATCATGATTGCCCCGAATCATTACAAAGGTAATCGGCAGATTTTCCAACTTCTGAAGCAGGTGTTTTGTCCGATTATCCGAATCAGAATAATACAAACATCCGTGGTCGCCAAGCACAATCATCACATCTTCCTTCGTGGTATTGTGACTTTTGCAAAACGCAACGACATCATCATAGTTGCCATGCTTGTCACCAGTGATGTAAATCATACGGTAGCTTCCTCCTGTCGAAGTCTGTCGCGAGCTATATCGTAGTAATGCTCGTCAAGTTCTATGCCAATAAATTCTCGTCCAGTACGCAAACAAGCTACGCCCGTGCTGCCGACACCCATGCAGTTATCAAGTACGACATCGCCGCGCCTCGTATAAGTACGCACCAGATATTCCAATAGGTCTACTGGCTTTTGGCTTGAATGCTGCAATTGATTCACGGGGACACCCGGAAAATCAAGTATGTCGGTTGGGTAATACTGGTCGTTATAAGTTTGGATTTGAGTGAAGGCGTTATACGTTCCGCGATTCAGCGCCTTTTTGCCGCCCTTAATACGAGCGTTGCCCGTTCGCATAATCGGGAAGTAGTTACACTGCTTGCGGTAAAACACGCAGATGTTTTCGGTCTGACGCAACGGCTGTTTCTTTGCGTTCAAGAAGCCGCGCGTATAATGCTTATTCCAGATCCACACATATTTGAAGTCCTTCAAATTGCTCATCACAAGCTGGGCAGTAAAAGGCATTGCCGAAAAGAGGACGATGGGCGCGTTCTCTTTTGCGATGCGGTAATACGCATCCCATACGTCCTTCATCGGCAAAGGGTTATCCCAATCGCAATTTGTGACGCCATAAGGGGGGGGTCACACAAAATCAAGTCAACGCTTTCGTCCGGAATGTCCTTCATCTATTCCAAGCAGTTTCCGTGCAATAGCTGCATATTCATCATTCCTCCTTCTTATTGGCGGGCACGATAAGTTGTGCAACATCTCTTTCTCCTGATCGGTGGGAGGCAGTTTCCATGCAACCCATGTGATGCCATAGTTACCGGCCGCCTCTGTCCAATTGACACCGAGAACAGCAATAAAGTTCTTATCTGGACTCCAATCAAGGATTGCAACGACTGTATCACCGGAGTCAACAAACTGCACCCAAATTGGTGTATCCATTTTTCCGGAAGAAGCAAGTTCATCAAGCTCCGTATATGTAAACAGATTCTCCGACATTTCAATCCTCCTTGTTAAAATGAAATATAACATCAAGTCCATCTTCTGTATCAATCACATTATAAGGGTTCTTGAAATTCAAGTCGTACCCCTCAGGAAGACTATAAGTTATCCGTTTTCCGTAGCCAGCAGAATCGCAGAGGACGCTTGCTGGGGATGTTTTGGCAACAGTTGCGACGACACAAACGCCAATGGCAAGTACAAGAAGGACAACGGTCAGACCAATCCAGAACTCCTTATCCATAAAACACCTTAATTTTAACGAGCATATTCTTGACAATTGCAAATGGGCGAAGGTTTAGTGTTAAGACTTCGCAATTCTTCATTCTCCTTGGCGAAGATGCAAAGGATAACAAAGAAAATAAACGCAAGGATCAGAAAGAATATGGCGATACGTTCACAAAACTTGGTATATCCTTCCATACTGAAATCTCCTTAATCCCACAAATCATAAAAGACATGCGCCAACTTTGCAAAGGCATCGTCTACTTCTTTCTGCTGTTGCTCTGGCGTAGGTTCGTCGTCATACTTGCCATCGAAGCGATTGCGAAGAACATCAAAGGAACGCGCAGTATCTAGGAGATACTGTTTCCAATCTTCCGGCGTGTTAAACGCTTCATAGTCCTGTTTGTAACTGATGCCTTCCGTTGCAAGTTGACGAAGCATCTTGGGAAGGACACAGGAAAGATGGTAGCCCATGTCACACACGTCGTAATCGCAGAAGCCATGACGGATGCGCTGGCGGTACAGCTTGCGCATCTTATGTGGGGCGAAACCAAAGTGCTTAACGTTTTGCGGATTAAAGTCCATTACAAATTCCTCACTTTCTCTTACTTGTTCTTTATTGCGATATTGAGCACGTTTTCCATCAAGCAGGAAACGGTCATTGGGCCAACGCCGCCGGGGACAGGCGTCATATAACCAGCCACTTCAGCTACATCGGGAGACACGTCACCGACAATCTTGCCATCAATGCGATTGATACCAACGTCTATAACGACCGCACCGGGCTTAACCATATCCTTGGTAATGAAGCCTGCTTTGCCAACTGCCACGATGAGAATGTCTGCATTGCGCGTGTGCTGGGCGAGATTCTCTGTGTAGCTGTGGCAGATGGTGACAGTGCAGTCCTCGCGCAATAACAGTGCCGCCATCGGTTTGCCAACGATGTTGCTCCGCCCGATAATAACCGCCTCTTTGCTTTTGAGATTGATTCTTTCGTTAATCAATAACTCCATTATCCCACTTGGTGTACATGGAGTGATGCCGCGATAACCCCAATGCGTCACAAGGCTTCCCATATTGACATCGGTAAGTCCATCCACATCTTTTGACGGCGAAATACGATTGAGCATCGCACGGCTATCAATCCCTGCTGGAAGGGGAAGCTGTACCATGATTGCCGTGATGGAGTCCTTTTCGTTTAGCATCGCGATAGTGTTTGCCAAGTCGTACTGCGCCACCCTGCCTTTTATCTCTTCGTATGAATAGCTCTTCTTGATGACGATGCAGTCGATGTTGATCTGGGCACAGGCTTGCTGCTTGCTGCGAACGTATACATCACCAGCAGTGTCAATTTCGTTTGAGTACATCGAAACGGTAATAATTGCAAGACATGGTTTCTTACCTGCTTGTCCCCGCAGATCGCGCAGTTTATGGTAACGACGTTCAATTGCGAGTTTCTTGCCATCAATCATTTTTGCCGCCATATATATATCACTCCGTTTCTGATTGTTCGTCAAGTATATTCTTCACAACATCCGCTGCATTACGGAAGACAGTCTCGATGCACGTTACACACACTCCGTTCTCATCAACCCGTGAAGGAAACAGCGGGCACGAATCTTTACGGCACGGTTCTTCGATGGAAGGGAACGTGTTTTTGCTACCACAGTAGGTGAGTGCCGCATGAAGGTTTTTCAGACGAGGCAAGTCGTTTGCTGCCTCTGAATATCTGCTGTTCCATACAGACCTTGCTGCTTCTTCTGTTTCGCGCAGGAGCGAGACCCCGCAGTTACAACACTCAACAGCCCAAATGGAACGTGTGCTATTGAGTCTAATTCTAATGATGTGCACGCTGTTGCCACCGCAGAAGGGACATTGGCGCAGCCCAAATCCGTCTTTTTGCATTTTCTTTTTCCTCCGTTCTATCAAACCAATAAGAGTCAATTCAGGCGAATCCTTTGCTTGTGTTTGCCGCCATCATAGACGGTTAGGTAGGATTCATTTTTAACCGCATTAAGCGAAATTTCAAACAGCAGGTAGTCTGGCGTGGATGCGTTCAGAAGCAGTTTCATGACTTGCGACGTTTCTCGCCGCCAGACAACATAGATTTCTTTTTCTGAAACCGCTCTCTGGTGGTACTCCGTCAGATAATTTGCAACTATCTGCTTTATGGTTGAAAGGAACTCCGCGTCCGTCATTCGTTTCATCCTCCGATGATACTTGTGTCAGGAAGAGGAGGAATCTCAACAGGCTTTGCCTCATCAGGGAAGCGCAAGCAAAAATCGCTTCTCTTAACGACACACTGCGGAACTCCGTCTTTCCAAAACACAAGCCCATAAATATTATGGTCTTTCAAGTATGATGAAATACCAACAAAAGTGCGCTGAACGTCTACCACAAGTAGGTCATCGCGGACAAGATATGCCCTTTCTAAACCGTAAGGATTTCTATAAAAACTACCAATAATAGAATAGTATCCGTCCGGAAGTGAGGCAACATCGCTGTGGGCATCGAGAATCATATCAGAAAGTGCTGCAAACAGGTCATCTTTTTCTCTTATAGCGCTGTTGTTGATAGAAACCAGCAATGGCGTCCTATATGCTGTTGCGATTTGCTCTGCCAGATTATTCGGCAATTCGACCGCACCTTCCGGTATATCATGGCCGGGAGGATACTCGCCGTATAGATACCCTTGCCCCGCAAGAACATATGCTCCGTATCCATCAAGCAGGACGGTTGCACTTCCTTGCCCCTTCATTACCCATTCATACCCCATACGAACAAGAGGCATTGCTTTCCCCTCGTTCCCGTACCAGTATTCGTGTAAGAACAAAGACGGAAGTCTAAACATATGCGCTCCTTTATTTCGTGTACTTCTTTTCGATATTTCCGGCGATGAGGACTGCGATAATTACAACGATGGCGCTGAACAGAAAACCAACCCAGATAGGAGCAAGCACCCACCCCCACGACCATGAGATTACGCCGCACAGTTTCAGGACGATGAATGCAACTTGCAGTGCTCCAACAAAAGTAATTCCGCCGCCAGTCGCGGCTGTATTTGTGTTGCTGCTCTTCACACAGGTACTCCTTTCACATCAATATATTCGTGCTGGATAAGCCAGCAGACACCAAGCGCAACAGCGTCCGATTCATCGTCGAAGTCAAAGACAACGCCGCCTATATATAAAGGCAGCATGGCAGCGACTTCTTCTTTGGATGCCCGCGACTTTCCGGTCAGTGCCTTCTTGACGCTTGTTGGCGTGATTTCATCGAAAGACTTCTGGGTGTGTGTCCATGCGATGTAGTCAGAAACGCCGACCATCTTGAAGATGTTTTCTGTTTCTCTCGCGAAGCGATGGAATCCACGCTCACGCACGAGAATCAAGTCTGGGTCAGAATCAATGTAATAGGCAAGCTCCTGCGCATTCTCTGCAAGACGCTGACCGTGCGACTTCTTATTTCCTGCCGCCGAATGATGATCGACGGCAGACTTGCGGATGCACTCGACCGTCCGAGCTTCTGGATCACAGTGAAGGATACAGAAACCCGGACGATTCAGCGACTAATCAGCGCAAAACTACTTGATAAGATTACTCATATGTTCACATACCTTTCTTCCAGCATTTAACTGCCGCGCCGAGAAGTTCTGTGAGAAGAATCGGAGACACCCCATCAATTTCTGAGGTGTCAGTCAAATCCTCTGCCTTTAGCTCGGAGTCGTCTCGACGCCACATGATATAGTTCTTTATACAAAATTTCACTCTCTCAAGAAGATAGCGTGTAATTCTCCGACTTTGAGTGTGCCAGAGAGCGCGTTCAATATACCAAAGAGCCTTGTTCAAATCCTGAACGATGTTATCTTTGTAGCCAGCGCGTGAGAGATACTTGATGGCATTGCCAACGCAAAATTCAAAGCCGATGTCCAGCGACTCGATGTAGTCAATCGTCTCCATGCCACCATGATTGTAATGAGGCGGATGATTGACGGCATCGCACTGTGTAGATGTTCGCGTTGCCGCTGTATTACGCGCCTGTGCTTCCGAATCCACCATTACGCACCTCCGTTGTGTTGTCGTCATCGAGCGTCAAGTAGGGAAGGATAATTCCCTGCACGAACTTCTGACCTTCGCTCAACTCCAGCTTCTTGTCAACAGTAAGACCGACAAGAATATGCCCTTCGTTGTCGGAATTGATGTAGTCCGCATCCACAATACCGACCGTGTTCAGCAGACGAGTGCCGTATTTGAAGGACAGCCCTGATTTAGGAACAAGCATCAGGAATGAGCCGTGTGGGATTTTTGCGCGGACACCAGTAGGAATGACGTAGCGTTCTCCGGGATAGAGGGTCATGTCCGCCGGCATAAAGAAGTCGTATCCCGCAGAATCAGAAGTTGCACGGGCAGGAAGTTTGATTTCGCTAACATCGGGAGGACTGTAAATGTAACTAATGTTATCAATCCACACGTCATCGAAGGTTTCTTGGGAAACATGAGAAAACTGGTACATAGAGCACCGTCCTTTCTTTATTATCATAGATTATAGGTGCGGGACAGCCGATGTTTTTGTCGGCTGCCCCGTATTTTATTTTCTGGATTTCAAGTCTTCACGCCACTTAGAGAGCAGAAGAGGCGTGTATTTTACCCACCGCACGTTTGGAAGGGATACGGTAAGATGTCCACTGGTCTTGTGCGTATGATTCAATCGCGGGTGGTACTTGTTGATCCAATAGACGTGATACAAGAGCCAATCGGCTGGCGTCTTATAGACGCTGTAATCAATATGAGTCATCCTATCAATGTTGATGCGTGTCTCATATTTGCGCCCATATAGATGACTCTTGATGCGAGTGCTTAAAGCCTGTTTTGTCTTGCCAATATAGACAATTTCATCATTGTAATAAATACGATAGATGAGCATATCCCCACGATGAGGGCGACTCTTTTCCTGTTTCTTGACGATATAGATTTCGCTCATTGATAGTCGCCTCCATTCCATAAGACGACAGAGACCGCCTTGATAGTTTTCTTCATATCAATGATGCGCTGGTTGGACGAACCACGAAATTGCAGACGTTTATCAGCAAGCGATTGCTCAAAGCGACCATCGACAAGAATGTCAACCTCTTTTAAGGCGATACAGAGAAAAACATTGGTAGGCACTTCTATCACTCGTTTAAGAAGTTCATCAAACGTATACCCGGTATATATCCATACGTTTTTGCCGAGTTCATGGGCAATGTCTATAAGCCAACATGTCACACAAAGGTTTTCGTCGCATAAAGGTTCGCCTCCTAATATGCTTATCCCGGAAATATATGGACGAGAAAGGAGTTCTTTTATCTTTTTAGAGTCATCTGTATCAAACGGTTTGCCGTAGTTATAATCCCACAGCTCCTGATTAAAGCAGCCGGGACAATGATGCGGGCAGCCGGAGAGGAAGACCCCGACTCGAACGCCGGGGCCATCGGCAATATCGAACTCTTTGATTTTCGCGATATTACTCATAGGTGCAGAACCCTTTCTTGTATTTCCTGTGTGCGCCCTTGATTCCAGAAATTGCTTCCTAAATATCCACATGTTCGGCGCACGACGTGCATCTTGTTTTGGTCGCGGTTGCCGCAGTTCGGACATTCCCAAACCAGCTTGTTATTTTCATCCTTGACAATCTGAATCTCTCCATCGAAACCACACACTTCGCAGTAATCCGATTTCGTGTTCAGCTCAGCGTACATGATGGTATCATAGATATGTCGGAAGAGAGTCAAGACTGCCGGAATGTTATGCTGCATATTAGGAATCTCGCAGTAGCTTACTGCGCCACCGGGGGAAAGGCGTTGAAACTCAGACTCAAAGGTCAGCTTGGTAAAAGCATCAATCGGTTCGCGAACGCATACATGATACGAGTTCGTGATGTAATTGTGATCTGTAATCCCTTCGATAATACCGAAACGCTTTTGGAGCGCTTTTGCAAATTTGAAAGTTGTCGATTCGATAGGACTCCCGTAAACCGAGTAGTCAATATCTTCAGCGGCTTTCCATTCGCTGCACTTGTCATTGAGCAGCTTCATAACTTGCAATGCAAAGTCTTTGCCGCCGCCAGTATGAGATTCACCTGTCATATACTTGACACACTCGTATAGGCCAGCATACCCCAGCGAAATAGTGGCATATCCACCGACGAGAAGTTTATCAATCGTTTCACCTTTTTCAAGACGAGCGAGTGCGCCATTCTGCCAAAGGATAGGTGCGACATCGGACGGTGTTCCACGCAGACGTTCATAGCGGAGACGCAATGCGCGATGGCAAAGTTCAAGCCGTTCCTCGAATATTTTCCAGAATTTATCGAAACCTCCTCCAGATGATAGTGCTACATCCGGGAGGTTGATGGTAACAACTCCCATATTAAAACGCCCATAGTATTTATGTTTTCCCGGAACATAGTTCTTTGCCTTGGCAATGTTGCCGACACCAGCATCGGTAAATCGGTCGGGGGTTAAGAAGGAACGGCAGCCCATGCAAGGGTACACATCCCCGGACTTCAACTCGCGCATTATTTTGCGAGAGATATAATCCGGAACCATTCGCTTCGCAGTGCACTTCGCCGACAGCTCTGTTAAATAATAATAGGGAGTTCCCGGCTCGATATTATTATCATCCAGCGCGTAGATGAGTTTCGGGAAGGACGTTGTTACCCAGACGCCCTTTTCATTTTTTACACCCTGAATGCGCTGACGAAGAACCTCTTCAATAATGAGGGCGAGGTCGGCTCTCTGTTCTTCCGGTGCTTCGTTGATGTCCGCATAGACAGTCACAAACGGTGCTTGTCCGTTTGTCGTCATCAGTGTAATAATCTGGTATTGAAGTATCTGAACGCCGCGCCTTATATCATCCATGACCAGTCTGTTAATGAAGTCATCAAATTCTTCCGGAGTGAATTTCGGTGAAAGGTCGAAGAAGGTACTGCGGAATTTCTGACGAGAAGACTCAACAAACGGTGCGAGATGTGTCAGCGTAATCGTCTGCCCGCCGTACTGAGAAGACGCAACCTGCGCGACAATCTGCGTCGCGATATTACAGGCTGTGGAAAAAGTGTGCGGCTTTTCAATCAACGTATTGCTGATGATTGTGCCATTTTGAAGCATATCATCAAGGTTCAGCAGGTCACAGTTGTGCATATGCTGTGCAAAGTAATCCGCGTCATGAAAATGAATAATTCCAGCGTCATGCGCATCCATGATGTCTTTCGGCAAGAGCAATCGTCGGGTAATATCCTTGCTGATTTCGCCCGCCATATAGTCACGCTGTGTCGGTAGGATACCCGGATTCTTGTTGCTGTTTTCCTGCTTGACTTCCTCATTCATATAATCGACTATTCCCAAAATCGCGCCGTCTATTATATTCCCCTTGCGGCGAAGCGCGTGTTCATACCGATACCGGATGTATGCTTTCGCAACACCGAAAGCACCAGCTTCCATCAGTTGTGTTTCGACGATTTCCTGTACATCCTCGACGTTTGGCGTATGAGGCATTGCCTCGCAGTCTATGATGACACGATGCACAACCTTATCAAGCGCGATGTCGGATAGTCTACCGTATGAAGGGACTGATTCGTTCGCCTTCCTGATTGCATTCCTGATTTTTTCAGGTTGGAACGGCACTTCTTCGCCGCTCCTCTTAATTACATTCATTTGGATTCCTCCTTATCACTTGCTTTGAAATTGTAAACGGGTTTCAAAACATCAACAATCGTAACCGCACCACCTTCAAGGTTTGTGATGGCGTCCTTAATAATTTCAGCGGGCTTATAAGCCATAGGCGCTTCGTCTTTAGTCCCTTCGCAAACAGACGAGGAATAGATGCCACTCATGCTTTTCTCGTATGCCTCCATTGAGATAGACTCTTTCGCCTTTGCACGGGACATAACACGCCCAGCACCATGTGGGGCAGAGGCGTTCCATGCCGCATTCTCTTTTCCGACGCACAAAAGCGTTCCGTCTCGCATGTTCATAGGGATGACAAGGAACTCGTTTCCACGAGCGGGCACCGCGCCTTTTCGGAGTATGACATCGCGAGGATCAATGTAGTTGTGGGGAGTATCTATCTGCGCAACGGTTTGCCAGCCCATAGCATCTATGATGATGTTGCAAATCTCTTTGCGATTCGCCGCTGCATATTCTTGGCAGGCGGTCATATCATCAAGATACAGCATCATATCGCGCCCAGATAGATGTGCATATTCCTTCGGGGCGGGCGCTTCTTTGTGGCTCTTAATATAATCGTTGATTTCTCGCTGGCGACCTTCCTGCTTTAACTTCTCGATTTCAATCGAAAAGTCATGCTTGTTACAGGTGCGATAGGCGAGGTCTTGATAATAATCTGCAACCTGCTTGCCAAGGCAGCGACTGCCTGTATGCACGACCAACCAATAATGCCCATAGGAATCACAATCCAATTCGATGAAATGGTTGCCGCCTCCTAATGTCCCCAGCGAACGACATGCGCGGTCTGTATCCACATGTTCTTTACACCATGTATCAAGAAGTATGGTGAACGCTTTCATGTAAAGTTCAGAAGTATAGTCATCTTCGTCGTTGGAATCGTCAGACTCATCAGGCTCATCATGAACAGCAAATCCGCAGGGGATTTTCTCACGGATTACGCGGTCGAGTTTCTCCAAATCAACATCCCCTGCAATCTGTACGGCGCGCACACCGCATCCAATATCGACACCGACGAAGTTTGGGATAACAGCATCGTGAATCGTCATGGTTGTGCCGATGGTGCATCCTGCTCCTGCGTGGCAGTCAGGCATGATGACAATATTGGATTCTTGCAAGCTCTTCAAGTTGCACATTGTGCGAACCTGTTCGAGCGTTGCTTCATCAACTTCGCCGTTCGTCATGATTCGCGCCGTATTATATTTCCCTTTGACCGTAAGCATTAAGTATCCTCCTTGCTGTTCGCTTGCTTCTCTTTTCGGGCGGCTTGTGCTTTCTTCATTCTTGCTCGCAGTTCTTCTCGCTGCTCTTCTGTCAAGTCGCGCGGCTTATATACGCGCTTCTTGAAGCTGAAAGACAGGTACTTTGCAGGCATCTTGATGTACAGGCAGCCGTCATTTGTTTTGGGGTCGCCCTTGACAATGAAATCACCGGGGTTACTGCGGATAAGTTTCTGTAACTTGTTGATAATCGGTGGATAGTCTGTGGATAAATAGAGGGTATTCTTGTCGTTGCCAGTTTCGATGCAAACTTCGTAGTCCATTTTGCGCCTCCTATATACACGCACAGATTTTATTCGTCCCATCCTTCATCAAAAGAAGAACGGATATACAGACCGCATTCACACTCGCCCGTATCCTCGAATACGGAACACGGACATTTATTCTTCTTCGTAGACTTGTCTTTATTCAGGCAATATCCACCGTTCGACTTGATGCGCTTCTTCTATCCCTTCGCGAAAGCATCATCTGGGTTCACCATGTATCCTTCTTTCATCATGCCGCACCTCAATTTTTCACGGAATAGAAGAACTCGCGGGTACAGTAGGGAAGCCATTGGTGAATCTGCCGAAGCATCTCTTCGATACAGTCCCGTAGTTCCGGCGCGGCATGGGAGTTCTTATCGCGCTCTTTAACGATGTGTGCGAACTCCGTGCAGTTGCAAGCGAACGTAAAGTTAGAGGGGATGGAAAGCATCAGCAGACCACGCGTTACGTCGTGGTTTTCAGCATCAGCTTCCTTGACGTAGCCATTCGCAACGCGCACATACTTTGTGCCGTCTTTCCCCTCAACTTCTTTCGGCAGGTCAATCTTCAAGTGGGAAAGCATTTCATCCGTCGTGATGATTTTGTCGTGATACCAATCCGATTTCTCCGCGCCATAATTGGCAAGGCGGGTGCTGGAGCGGATAATTCGATTATCAAAACGCTTGGCATGAGAATCGAAATCATCCTGCGCACCACGATGCAGTCCTTCGACGGTGAAGCGGAAGTCGATGAACTTACCCATCGTGATATGCAAAGGCGCCCACTTAAAAAGAGGAATCAGCAGTTTCTTCATTTCGTCGTCCGGTTCTTCGCGAATCAACTTGCCATGACGGTCGAAATTGCGCTCATAGATTTCCATGATGCGCTGCTCTTTTTCGCGCGTCCATGTACGCTTAGACAGGTACATGGACACAATCGCTTGCCACAAGCCGGAAATTTCATTCAGATAAACCTTCATCGTCTTCTCCTTCGTCTTCGTCCTCGTCATCCATTTCTTCGACCGCTTCTTCCTCGTCGTCGTCATCATCCTCTTCTTCATAAGGATTTTCGGGCGGCATATAATCATCAATGCCTGTATCCGTAGACGGGAGAGAGGTCAAGCGGCGCTGAAGCGTAGCAACAGAAATATGGGAAGCCATGACTGTGCCTTCATCAAGAATCAGGTACGACTTGATTTTCTTTCCATGTGTCGCGTCGATATACTTATGAGCGCGGCGGGAATACTGTCGGTACTTACGCCCGGTTTCTGTACCATATTGAATGACGGCAATGACGTGGTTTGCACACACCACGTCGCCCAAGCCAACATGAACAAACTTCAAATCTGCCATCGTTATCACTCCTTATACTTCAGCAGAAATTTCTTACTGACATTCTTGAACGAAATGCCCTTCTCATAATTGCGGAAGACAAGCCCTTCGCGCAGTGTTGGATAAAGCGCGGATTCTCCGTCCGCAAAATCCTTCAGTTCCTCAATTGTAGCGGGGAGATAATATTCTTCGGAAATCAAGGGAACCCACTTCATGCCGTATTCCTCGACAATTTTCGCCGCCTTAATACTATCTACACGCCCGCTGTTCTGGGTGATAAGGTTGAAGCAATACAGGTCAGGCGTATCAACATGATACTTATTGCCCTGCACACCCGGTGCGATACATTCACCCTGAATGCAAACCCAATCAGACTTATCGTCGCACTTCTTCAGCAGCGACAGAAGCACTTCCTTTATATGATAGCGCTCCGCAACAGACCAGTAAGAAGAGTTATCCTTCAAACGCCGATAATTGCGGGAGTAAACGCTGAAATCATAGGTCGTATACAGGCCGCGAAGATGTTTGTGGCGCTCCAAAAGGAATGTTCCGGATTGACCGTCTACCTTCTCGTGGACTTCATAGGGGATGTCGCGGCGGCCGAAAATCCACGGCAATCCTTCACACCGGGATTCGTCTGTCTTTGCAATAAAGACCGGGAAATCAAGACGAACATCCTGCGACAAACGCTTCATCAGCGCTCTTGTCAACGGGAAACGATACAAAAAGCCACGGAACTTATTTCGACTTTTTCCGCCCTTAATAGCACCTTTGGTCTGCGGAATATCTTCCGGCGGTTCGTACTTCGTGATGCCAAGGACGTCGGTCACATTATCCCCTTCGCTATAATCGGCAGGAGGAAGAATGCTGACGGGCATACACAAGCCCTGTGAAATGACACCAGCCATCTTTAATGTCTTGACGCGGAACTTTCGCGCTCGCATGAACTCAAACTCCGGCTTTTCCGGGAGAAGAGAATCAATCTCGAAAAACACGCACAAATCTCCAACAGCAAACTGGTCATACCGTACAATGACGCGCCAGCCAAGAACGTGTGCCAGACCAATCTGGTCACGGTCAGGGATAGGGTCTATGGCAGTAATCTTCTGAATGGTAGCAAGTTGTCTCACAACTTCTTTTCCTTTCTATACTGTGTCGTATCAACAAAAACATTTTCTGCAATCGCTCCATGAGGGAGACAGAGCATTTCCAACGGGGTCGGCGGCGGTACTGGGTGCTTCAACCGCTCCAACAGGGCAATACATTCGCACAGACAGTCTGTAATCAAACACCGGGAACTGGGCAAGTCTCGCGCGAAAGAGTAACAGCCCGGAATGTCAGGGGCAACAACGCGAACGCTGTCATGCCCCCTGATGTAGTAAACAGGATAATTTGCTTTCACAAAATCGCCTCCTTATAATACTTCGTACATATCGAGCCACATGTCATGCACGCCCGGAATGATTTGGGATTTACCGTTGACGTAACGGTAGGCGGGTGTTTGCTTCCACGCAACAATCCGGATGATGTTCCCCTGCTCAATTTCGCGCTCCTTATATAGCGGCTTCTTGATTTTCATCACACCCGTTGTGCCTTTCGCAAGGTTGAAGAGCTTGATCTTCGGGGAATACTTTGTGTCTACTTCCAGCACCGCGAACAAACCGTTCTGGTTAGGGTAGAGGTGACGAGGTTCACCGAAGGTCGCGATGTCAAAGGGGACGATGGAGGACATGGGAATGTCTTCATCAGGCTGCGCTACTTCATATTCACGAAGCAGTTCCATCCGCTTACAAATGGTTGTATCTATGAGGCTCTTTGTTATTTTGTTCTTCCCTTCCAAGAATTCCAGATAAACGCTCATGAGCTTTCCGGCTTTGCCAAATGCGGAAAAATAATCCGCCCAAATTAAGGTTCTTAGGACAGTGGCGTTCAGCGCCCCCGGAAAATTTTGCGCCCTATAGAGGAGGTCTACAAAATACTTCCCGGAGAAATCAGAAAGGGAAAACAGCGCTTCGGCATCCTTTAGCCCGACATTTTTAAGCGAAGCAAGGGAGTCGGAAATTGCATGATGCACTTTGTCGATGTAGTAATCGCGATTGTCCTGACCGAATTTTGGGTGCGTCAGCGTGATGTGCAGACACTTTGCAAGGGCCTTGCCAACCATAATGTCGTCATCATTCGCCGCGCAGGATAGGTAGGCTGCAATAAATTCTTCGGGGTAATAGTGGCGATAGTAACCGCAAAGGTAGGAGAGAAGAGAGTAGCCAATCGCATGATTTTTCCCGAACGAATACGCGCTGGCATCCTCGACGACCTGCAAAAACTCTTTTGCTTCCTGCTCAGCAACATCATGAGTCTTATCAGAGGTGTCGCAATACCCTTCCAGAATAACGGGGAGCGCTTCGTCTACCTGCTCCTTCTTCTTCTTTGTAATTGCACGACGAATGGTATCGGCGTAAGCGGCGGACAAACCACAAACAATCTGAAGGAAAGAAATCGTCTGTTCCTGATACACCAGATAGCCCAACGAATCTTTTAGAACTTCGTCTATGAGTTTTGTTGGGTTGTGGTGTACCTTTCGCGCAAGCAAATCGTCGCGGTAAGAAGCACCGGAAGGGCGGATGGCGGCAGTAACAACAGCAATGTCTTCAACGCTTCGGGGCTGAAATCTTCGCAAGGCATCCGCCGCAAACTCTGATTCAAACTGGAAGATAGCGGATTGGTCGCGGCATATATCATCCCAGACTGCGGCATCATGGAAGTCAATCTCGTGCATCCGGGGGTAATGCTTTCCAGCGAGCTTACAGCACTTGGCAATGACTTCAACCGTTTTCAAGATGAGCAGGTCGTACTTGACCAGCATCACATCGTGTGCCTCGTCCATGTTGAGAAACAGACATTTTTCGCCGTCCTTATTAAAGACGCCCCAGTTATCATGCAGTGCATCACACGAGATGACCATCCCGGCAGGATGAACAGATTGCGAAACCTTTGTCCCGATGATACCATCATAATAGCGGAACAGGTCGGGGTACTGCTTCATTGCCGTCTCCGGGTTGTCCTTGTAGCCCTGCTTAATAGAAGCGAGAATTGCTGGGCGATAAGGATTCTTCGCGTCGCAAGAAGCCGACTTTTTGAAATGACCTTTCTCATCGAACTTCTCTGGAGAATTCTGACGCTCCCACTTGATAGCAAGACCGCCGCCGCAGTCGTCAATAAAACTCAGGTCGGCAATTGTACCGTAGGATGAGACGCGAGCGCAATGCTTTTCGCCGAACTTGTTGATGATGTACTCGAAGATTTTCGGGCGGTCTGCTTCGATGCAGTCTACGTCGATGTCACCCAACTCAACACGATTCTCATTGCAAAATCTGGAAAACACCGTGTGATACTCAACGGGATTAAGGTCGATGATTTCAGAAACGTAAGCTACTCTGGAACCGCCGACCGAACCACGGCATGGGCCAATCGGGATATTGTTGCTTCGGCACCATGAGATGATGTCTGACATGGAGAGCATAAACCCAGACATGTTCGTCTTGTGAAAGGCTTCCAATTCTTCCACGATGTCGCGCCGAAATTCCTCTTCTTGCGAACGAGGAATAATCCCTTTATCCAGCTTATCGTCAAGCATTTGCCATACGATTTCGCGGAGCTTCTGTTCGTCGGCTTCCGGCGTTCCATAGAGGATGGGGTACTTCGGGGTCTTGTCCAGCTTGAAATCAACGACCGAATCCGCCATCCGGTTTGTGTTCTCGATAGCTTCCATGTACGCCCAACGAGGAATGGCATTTTGTTTTTCGTATGCAGCGACAAGTTCATCGTATGCTTTCCACGTCAGATCGAAAGAATCTTCCCCTTCGTAGTGCTGCCCTTTATACTCCATCAGGATGTCGCGGCACTCAGCGTAATAGGCGTTTAAGCTGTGTGTGTCCGTCCCTGCAATCAGTGGCTTCCCGGTGCGTTTGGAGAGGTTGAACAGATAGCGGTTATATTCTGCCTGCCCCGGCACATTATGATGCTGTATCTCGTAGTAGTCATACGCATTCGCCAGCACCATATATTGTGGATGCCCGTGCGGGAGCTTGTTGAGAGGGGACTGGATACAAGCGCTGATTTTGATGACGTTCGGGCTGATAGATAGAAATTCATCGAAGGTGATGCGATTGTTGTAGTACATATGGTCTGTTCTGGTGGACAACTCAATCAGACGGTTAATTTCCACAACGCCCTCAAAGTTCTTTGCCAGCAGAACCGTATGGTAATTATCGCGCACTTTGGGTTCGAGACGTTCCGTCAAGTAAATCTCGACCCCATAGATGAATTTCAATCCGTACTTTTCGCAAGCCATCTTTTTCTCAACCCAACCGGATGGTTTACCGTGCTCCGTTGATGCGATAGCTGTCATGCCTTGCGAGGCGGCGAGCTTGACATAATCTGTAAACTTCGTACAGCTATCCAGAAGGGAGTAATCGGAGTGCAGATGGTATACGGTATAGGTCATTGTGTAACCTCCGATTGTAATTATTCGTAGAAGCTATAACAGCACCACGGGCAACCTGTTATCAATTTCTTTCCAGCCACTTCAACGCTATATCCACGGTCTGGTTTGTAGATGTTTCGGCGGCATCTATAACAGCATCCGTTGCGAGGCGCGAAGTAGGGCAGATGGTGTTCGTCGGCATACTACCGTTGCTTTTCTGCCGCCTATACGGGGTCAAAGATTTCTTCAACTTCTTTTATCACAGAATCTCATCCATCCTCTCGACGATTACGTCGCAGATACCATATTTCAGGCAGTCTTCCGCGCTGATGTCCCAGTCATTATTGCGCTTTTTTTTGAGCATTGACGCAGGAATCTTCGTATGGTCGAGGATGAACGAACGCATCCTCGACAGCTCCTTCTGATAGCTGTCTGCTTGGTCGAGAATCTTCACGGCATCACCCTTAATAGAGCCACTGCCCTCATGAATCAGTACATGAGCGGACGGCATCATGAAACGCTTGTGTCCGGCGATAAAAATGATGCCTGCCGCGCTTGCCGCAAGCCCCATGTTGACGACATAAACAGGAGTTACAGATGTCTTGATGGCATCAATCAACGCCCACATCATATCCGCATCGCCGCCGTAGTTCTCGATATAAATCCAGATAGGCTCCCGTTCCTCAATGGGAATATTTGCCTGCTGGTCTTCCATATTGAAAAGCATAATCAACCGAATAAAGTCGAGTACGGTTTCGTCCACCGAAATATCGAACCAGAGCTTTCGATTCTGGAGCATCTTGTAATAATTCAGAATTTCAGGTTCAGGAAATGGCCCATTAGAGGGCAAACCTTTTAGGAGGCTGCCCAAGTCAATCGAAGTATTCTGTGTTTCAGACATTTTATTCACCTCTTTATTATTCTTTCCACGGTTCGTCTGCGACCTGCGCAATGAGCGAACGATGGCATGTATTCAGGGAACAGAAAGCGAAACGCGGATTACCCGTGCTATGGAAGTGCTTCATGCAGGGCAGAAAGCCGGAAGCATGTTGCGGAATATCCACCTGAAGTTGATGACCAATTACAATCACCTTTGATCCTTCACAGATTCGGGTCAACGTTTTGCGAAGTTCAGATACTGTAAAGTTCTGGGCTTCGTCAACGATGACAATTTTCTTGCCGTGTCCGCCGATATTACTGCCGCGCAGGAATGTGCCTGTCTCTGCGGTCACAAAAGCATATCCTTCCTTGTCACTCTCAGGCGTAATACCTTTGATTGCCTTATCAGGATATTCATTCGCGATTTCAAGCGCCTGATAAAGTCCTGTCATATAGGGAAGATTTTTGGTAAACATATCGCCGGGGATATAGCCTTGACGCGATTCAGCATTTGCCGCGACAATATAGTTGATGCCATCGCACAAGCCGTAGTGGTACATCAGCACGGCAGTTGCAACGGCAATCGTTGTTTTGCCTGTGCCAGCGCGAGCATCAACAAACACAGCATCAATATCAGGATTGTAGATAGCATTGCGAAACGTAATTTGTTCAGGGTCAAGCTGAAGCCCAAAGAACACATGGTCATCCAGTGTTTCGGGAACATCAGCATAGTCAATCATTCGCTTCTTCTTCGGAGGCATTTTTATTCTCCTTTAATGTGGAATTTTTAGGTAAGATAGAACAGCATCAAGTCCCAAACCATTTTCATCAGGAGGCCGCATACAGAACTCATACTGTTTGGGATGAGATTCTTTCATCCGCTGGAATCGGTTCGGCTGTTTCTCCACTTGAGCGCCGAACATACAAAACATACAGCCGGTGCGCTTTAAGCATGTCAGCTCCAGTTTGCCATTGCTGTCTTCTATGATGTCGCCATAGATAGACGCGATGGGCAAGTTGCGCGACTTGATGTATTGAAGGATGTCTTGCTCTGTCCAGATGGACAGGGGAGTGGAATGCGGGCGACGGCTATAAAAGGCGTTGCATCCTGTGCGCAGCCATGCTTCCGTCCGGCGTTGTGATTCGCAAGCCAACGTTCCAATATATGGATAACGCCCTGTTTGCCGCTCATATAGTATCACCGGGCGCTCCTTCATAATGCCGCAGCACTTTTCGGAAATCAGGAACGGTGCGTCAAGCAGGGATGCGTAGCGAGAAAAACGAGACGCGATGAATTGACTATTCGTGCCGTCAACTGTCTTCCCTTTTAATTTGTTCGTCGCCCACGGTGCTCCACGTCGCGCCGCCTCAATCAGACCAGCAACATCTTTTGAGATCACAGGATAACCATACGTCAAAAGAACTTCTTTGAAAGACTTCTCCGGCGTTAAACGAACGATGTCTGGTTTTGATAGCGCATGTTTCCGCACCTCTGGATACTCCAACCCGGTATCCACAAACACGCGAGGAACGTCCGGGTACATCTCATGCACAAGATGGTCAAGCACATCACTGTCTTTTCCGCCGGAAACAGAGACGAACATATCACCTTTGAAACGCTTGTAGGCATCCTGAATACGAGACATAGACATGGTTACTTTTGCCTCCAATGGCAGTGCTTGAAACTGTCGAAGGTCATCTGTTGTGTATACATACGAGGGCAAAAATCAACACCTCCCGCCCCTTTTACTTATATATAAGTGCTGTTTTTATGGCTCCTTTGTCGGCTTGATGAAGATTCTCTGCGTATTTTTTGAGGAGAAACAACATCTTTTTCTCACCGAAATCGCGGCACATAATAGAAACAGTTTCAGGGCAAATGCCGTAGGCTGCACATTCAGCAGAAATACGCTTCGCCCATGCGGGTTGAAAATGGGAAGCCCTATTATTCCGATTTTTATTCAACATTTTTGCCGCCTCCTATATAGGTGTGTCAAATACGACGATGTGCGTCGCGGTTATTGTGTTCGTATAGAATTTCGTCGATACTGAACCGTTCTGCATTCAATCTCGCAGCAACGAGAATGACAATAAGAACAAGGATCAGCAGAATCAGCACGCTCTCTGGACAAAACATAAGCCGTTCCCTTCTTTGTTGTTTGTAAGCTCGACGGAAGAAACAACTTCATCACCCCACACATCCCAGCCTTCGTGCTTCTCTCTTGCGAAAAGCTCTATGCGGGGTGCATAGCTGACTTTTTCAATCATTTTACGCATTTCTTCCGGCTTTGCACTGTGGATCCCTTTGGGCGAATAGAAACCAGTCACACCTTGCTGACGTTTCCCATCAATGATTTTATACGGGGGGGGCGATTTTCGACCGAGCGAAGATGCAATGCTCCGTCATCCCCCGAAAGTATTGCCCCAATCCCATTTTATCTTTGAGCCATGTAACCGTGGTGACGTACTCAAAACCCCAAGCCTCGACTACTTCCAACGCATCCGGTAAAAAGTTGTTGGTCGTCCACAAATACAGGTGGCATCCGTCAGGGTCGGCGAGGTCGCGGACGGGAAGCGCCTTGATGTCGGCTGTGCGCATCAAAGAGTAATGCCTGTCCGCGCCACGCTTGATTTTTCCTCCGCCCTTTTCCATCCACGGAGGGTCGGCGTAAATCGTCTTGTACTTCTTCGTCATTGCTTGGCATCTCCTTCGCTTAAGGTTACTCCAAACAAATGTCTCGATAGCGATAAGCTACTCTGTTTTCGGCGTAGTACACATTGTAGTCGTTCTGCTCGATGTAATACCAACGCTTCTTGTGACCTGCTTTCAAGAAATCGTGCAGGAAGTATTTTGTCTCGTAGTGGTCATCGACCAACTGCCGGAAGGATAGTTCGTCAATGTCGTCACTGTTTTCAACATAGTCGGCGATTGCCGTGACATCTTCCTCTGTCATGTCGGAAGTCACTACGAAAACTGCACGGGTAAATTGCTGGGAGTAACGACGATAGATTTTGCTTAGATCATCAATCGAATGACAATGGAACACAATCCGATGAAAATACCCTGCAAACCACGGGAAGTCGTCAAAGTAAGACGTGTGCAGTTCCGTATAGCAATAATGTAGCTGACAAATAGCAAGCGCCTGCCCCCACCAATCGGTATGTTCCCTCCAATTGAATAAGGGATCGCCGCCTCCCGAAAAGGAAACGCAATTGCATCGGTTATTTTCAATCGCGTTGGCAAGGCAATCAAGTCCAGTTAAGGTGGTCTTTGGAATTTTGAGATTATTATTTTTTACAATACAATATGGACATGTATAATGACACCCAAAGTTGGTTATCACACTGAGAAATTTATACATTGTCAGTCTCCTCTTTCAGCCACCAGCGCATGACTTCTTCGCCGTTCTGCCACGTCGTCGGAAGCCCTTCTGCCTTGCGCTGCTCGATCATGCGGTCAAACGCCCGGATGTACAGCGCCCGAAATTTTGGATAGCGCGAGAATTGCGCCTTTTGTCCAGCAGCGCCAGCCATCGGACAACCGATGCAGCCAATTCTCGTGTAGCCCTCATCGTACAGGCAGCAGTGCGGCACTTTCACGATGTCATTGAGAAACTCCCACACATCTTCATCTGTCCAATCAACGATAGGATTCAAGAGCATTTTCTGCGTCCGATAACAAAACTCCGCAAGTCGGCGGTTTGCATCATTATCCTCGTTAAGGATAAGCCCCCCCGACTTATTTACATTGTACGACGCTCCAAGCGCGTCAGCTCTTGCCTGCGTTGTTTTGGGCTTGCCCTTAATGTTGACAATTCCCTGATTCGCTTTTCGGTTTGCTGACTCCGCCCAGCGAACGCCAGTTACGACCATCCGACCGTCACCGTTTGTTTCCTTGAGCTTTTCGCAACAAAAACGCGCGATTCTCGTCGGCGGCATCCGCTTCTGCGGAATCAGTGTCCACATACTGATGCGCTTGCCGTCCTCATCGTGCGGCACATCGAAAATTACATCGGAATAATACTCACGGATGAAGTAAATAAGCTCCGGCGGATCAACGCTCGTGACGTGGTAGTGCGCGTCAAACTTTACCCCAGCCATCTTCGCCAAATGGTAGATGCACTGACTATCCTTGCCGCCGGAGAAGGCAAGAAAGTACCCCTCCTACGGTTCAAAGGATTTCAACCGCTGGATGGCAATATCCAGCTTTGTGCGGATTGTACCGTCAGCACCGATAATTTGTTCCATTAACATTTTCTTCTCTCCTCCGCGTCCGTAGGGTTGAATGACCTGCGGACGTCAAAAAAAAATCATGGGTAAACCACTTCTTTGTACTGCTCCCTCTGAAAATCCATAAAATCTTTTGCCGTTGCGTATATGATTGCGTTATTTGTCCACCGCTGCAATCTGCGAGTAATGGTTGGTGCAGAAGGTTTGTTATATATCATAACGAAAGGCCAGCATTCGCACTCTTGGATAACCCTGATTCGCTCCATGTCCTGTTCGTGCGTCGTGTTGAAATTCGTGAGACAATATACCTTACAATTCCGCCAATTCCATTTGCCCTTGATTCTCTTGCAGGCTTCTACATACAGTTTCAGTCCTCGTTCTACGGGTTTCATTGCTTCCATGCTGTCCATCGCAAAATGCGGCGTTTTCAGGTTCATCCGGGCAAGCAATTCAGCCTTTTCCGGAGTGAGCAACCGGGCATCCAAGCCCTGATTGAAGTCAACCTTTGCGCCTGTTTTGACAAGCTGTTCCAGCAATTCAGGTGCATCATTGCTTGCAAGGATGTTAGAGTCTGATAGGCATATGTTCCCTTGCCCGTTCCAGAACTGCGTTAGATCAGCAACCTTATGCGCACATCGCCCTTCCTTCGGAGCTACATGGCAGAACGAACAGCCTCTTGGACAACCTCGCGTCAGAAATCCGTATGCTGTCTGCTTTTTTAGCGGCTGTCCGTAACCCGTATATTCGGGATAGAGACTATAATCCGGGTAAAAACTTTCAATTTCAGGCGGAAGGGGGTGGTCTTTCTCCTTGTGATATACTTCTTTGTCCCCTTCAAGCCAGATAGCATAACCCGTTCCGCCCCGTATCACTTTGATAGCATTGATTGGCGTAGGCAAATCAGGACTATACGCATCGCTGAATACTTTTGCCATATATACGACATCGTAGATTTCCGCGTTTTCGTTCCACCATTCCACCTCATCCCCGCGGGCTTTGTGCCACCCTGACAATTTCATCAGGCAGAGATTGGGGAAATGATGACCGTCCACGTCTATCAATCCAATTTTCATTTTTCCTCCGGCACTTCCGGCAGCGGAAACCAGTATCGCGCATAGTCATCAGCGTGCCATATAGTGCTGCGCGGGTCGTATCGCTCGTACGCGAAGAGATACTTGCCGGGCGCGCGCTCGTATCGGCACAGCACCAAGACCAGCGTGCCTTCCTCCGGCAGACGCTCGGATACCGGAATCCACTTATCGTTCATCAACATTCCTCCTCCATTTTCCCCGCCCATTGCTCCGCCATAGCTTTTGCAATGCCGGGAAAAGTTTTGCTCCGCTCCTTTGCATCCTCTCCGCGCTTTGCCGCGCCGTATGTACTGCGGTTTTTTCGCCCTGTTCCCGACGGCACATACGGTGCGATTGGCTCAACTACGTCAGTCGGATGCAGCGGCGGAAGCCCTTTGAGCCACAGGCGCGTTTTCTTGGTATATGGATGTCCAAACATATACGGCTGGATTTCCTGCGTATGCGGCGGCATCTCGTACACCTTACTTGATACTGGATTTTCGACCGCGATTCGCGGAATGTCTGCATTGTAAAAGCGCATAAAGAACGCCTTGGCTTCCAGTCCCTTTTGGTATCGTGCCATATCCAGCTCACCTTTGCGCGGATATAAACGGCAAGCTCCCGCGTTGCTCAAATAGGTGCATGGCGGATGCGCAATCAGCATATCCCACGCGCCTACATCATGCGCTTGTCCGTCCATCGTGACGATTCGCCCCCCCAGAAGCGCATCCAGCGCGTCTCCGTGAATGTGCCATTCTGGATGTCCTCCAGATGGCTCTTGCACGTCGCATGAGTACGCTTCATGCCCCAGCTTGCGCATTTCAATCGTCACGGCTTGCGATTCTTCACACGCTACGAGGATTTTCATCAGCGTTTTTCCTCCCACGGCGTATTCGCCATCTCTTCCGGCGTCGGCTTTCGCACCCAGCAGCGCCACGTTTCGCCGTAGGTGCAATCGGCGTACCATGTGCGTCCGCCATCGAAATATATGCGATGGCTTTTAGGTTCCCAGTACGTTACCATTCGCGCACGGACGCAAGGCTCGTCGTCTCCGTTGTTATCTTCAATCCATACGAGCGTTCCTGTGCTTACCGCAAGCTCTGCAAGGGACAGCACACGGTTTTTGTGCTCATTCATCTTCCTTCGTCCTCCCACGGCGTTTTCAGCATCGGTCACACCTCTTTTCCCAATCCCTGTTTTACTTGTTGCAAAATCTGGCTTTTCGCAGCGCTCAAACTTAATCACCCACACCCAGCAGTGCATATACATGTCGAGTTCGGGAAGCACTTCCGTTACCCGCAGAAAGATGCGAGCTGCTTCCTTCGGCATGTGGTTTGATGGTTCCCAAGGAGAAATCTCCCATGGGTCATCATATTCCGTTCCTGTCGGTCTCTTGTTCCCGTTCGGATCGGTTGCTCGATATGCGTAAACAGTTGCTCCATGCGGCAAATAGTACGCACACCATGTTTCCCGAACCCACAGGATGTCACCGACAGCATATGGGGCTTTTATCGTTTGATAGGCATCGAACAATCCTCCACCCGGTAGCGCACCGCCATAGAGAAAATCCCATTGTTCGTAGTTCTCATCTCCAGAAGGCTCTGCGCGATAAGCGCGAAGCCCATCAAGACCTTTGACAATTCTTCGCTCCTGCGTTTTTCTCCCCTTGAGAATCGCTTGTACCCTTGCTGTGTTGAACGAAATAGGCTTAATGCTCATTGTGTTTCACCTCCCACGGCGTGTCCTGCATTTCCTCCGGCGTCGGCTCTTTCTCCCAGCACCGCCACTTTACGCCGTAAGTGGCGGGATAGACAAAAAACGAACCAATTCCGAGATTGTAGTAAGGAATGACTTGCCACAAATTTCCGCCCATCTTGAACGTCGCGAGAATCGAGCTGTTATCGCGACGTTCCAGCCACACACGCGCCGTCTTTTGGTTCTGCGTGATTGCTTCGGCAAACGTCAGAACGCGATTTCGCGGCTTAGTCGTCATCGTCCTTTTCTCCCTCCCACGGCGTTGCTGCTCGCTCTTCATCTGTCGGATTGCACAGCCAGCAGCGCCACGTCTTGCCGTAGTCCTTCCACTTCGGTTCTTGCCTCTCCATGATGTGCGCCACATTTCCCCACGGAACTGCTGCATCCGCTATCCATGCAATCTTCTTTTTGTTGAGCCACATGAGTTCACAGCAAATCGGTTTTTTCATGTTGAAGTAGGCATCTTTCACTTCATCCAGCGTCAGCACTCGGTTAGGCTCTTCATACAGCCTCATAGCCTTTTCATAGGCTTCTTCTAATGCCTTTTCGACACTTTCCGTGCTTGTCTGACAGCCTCTTGCACTCGGAGACATTGCATTGCAGTGTTTACAATAAAAACGCACATCGCAATAACTCATTGGATAGTCAAATTGATGTTGCATCTCCCATCCGCAGTACGGGCATTTCGGCATCGGCTTTTTCTCACTCATTCCGTCCCTCTCACGGTGTGTTCGCCGCTCATCGCGTCCATCCTACCTGTCCTCTCCACGGTTCGCTTTCCATTTCCTGCACCGTTGGCGGATATAGCCAGCCCCGCCATGTGATTCCGTAGGTTTTCTGATTCGGGCGATTATGCTTAATGCCCATCACATCCGGCTTCCTTCTCGCCCTGCATAGACGAAGCGTTTCCTCATCTTTTATCACTTCTTCGGCAGGGACTAAGACGTTCGCCATCCATGCAATTTCGTGCAATTCGCCTCTGATTTCGCAAGGGATAGCTTGCCCGATGCTATTAAAAAGCGTCAGATCGTCCCACGTCAGAACTTGGTTTCTTTTCCTGTCATACTCTTCTGGTGCAGTCTTCATCGCAGCATCCCATGCTTGCCATTCTGCTCCTTCCTTGTCGGTACTCCACACAGGCGGTGTTTGCGCTCCACAATTTGAGCATACAAACACCGCTCCAAATATGCCGTCGCCAAATCGCGTTGATGGACGAACAACGCTTTGCATTATCGCTCTGCAGTAGGGACAAATCACAGGGCTCATCCCTTTATTCATCGTCGTCACCATCCTTCTTTTCCGGCAGCCACTTCGCAGCCTCGCGTTCATCCTCCGTCGGCTTCCGCAGCCAGCAGCGGAAACCACGCAGATATTCATCCAGCGGATAATCCCAAACGTCCCAGCTTTTTGTATACACCTTGATTTTCTTTTCTGTTTTCCCTTTGTCGTTGATTACCTCTTCCACAGCCACAAGACATTCCTCAATATCGCACGCCTCACCATGCCACTCAACAAAACATTCTTTTGAGCAAATATTGTACAGCGACAAAATCTTGTTCGGCTCTTCGTCCCGTTTTAATGCTGCTTTGTAGGCTTCTTCTGCCGTTCTACCTGTTGGGCTTTTGCTTTCACACTCTGCATTTGTACATTTGTACCAAAACCGCAGCACACAATTCCCGTCCGTTTCGAGCAAGTCAAAGATTCCAGTTTTAAGAAGCATCTTTGACCCACAATACGGACAAGATACGGGAAACTTCTCGTTACTCATTGTCGCTTTCCTCCTTTGGCGCGTCCGGGTATGGCATCCAGTGCGTGATGCTCACAGGCTTGTAGTCGTATGTTTCGTCCAAAAACTCCTTTGTGTCTGGACGAAAATACAACGATGGATAGTTCCACCCACTTTCTATATCAAATCCGATGACGTGCGTTCTATTTAGCGGCAGCACATTATCCACGGAAAACCACTCCGGCGCACGGCGATTCCACTTTTCCACCGCTTCTTCCGCCGTTGCCGCTTGAACATCTGCTTGCGTGCACACGCAAAAAACACTAAATACTTTCGACAAAACCCCGATGACTTTTTCTCCGTCGCGACACTCCCATTCCGGGGAACAGTACGTTTTCGCCTTGCGCCCGCAGAACGGACACGGTTTCAGTTTTGACTTCAGTTCGGAAATATTCGCACTCATTGTTTCCACCTCTTTATTTACTCGCGCCGCAGTTTGTCTTCATTGATGCTCCAGCAATGCCCTGCTTGACCTCTACCTTCAGCATCATGACCCCAAATGTCATCATCAAATTCCACGGCATAACTAAATGGAGCAAAGTCATTATTCCGTTTGAGAATTTTGCCATGCTTATTGTAGACAAGAGGATTGCCCACAACATAGTCACAAACGACTCTATCTCCGATGCGGAACTTATCAGAATCATTTGCCTTTGGCTCTCTGGAAAACAGTCGATTGAAAGCGACTGTTGCACCGACCTTGAAGTTGAACTTGTCTGCCGGATTGTAGCGTGCGGTTGCGCTCTTAATTTCTTTCCCATTGATAATCATCCGCGCAGTTGTCGTCTTACCGTCGCAGTCAATGGTAACGCGATACGGGGAAGAGTGGACGGCTTCGCCAAAATCAACATCTTCAAAGTCCACGACGCGCGTTCCAAACTTTTTGTACCAACTTACTTCATCCCAATAAAGAGTAGGCATAATCGCGCTGCATTTGATGGCAACTTCTTTTCCTTTGAGTACAGCACGTTTAATGGCTTCAAGTTCATTCCCTTCAGAAAATCCTATCCACCAAAAAAGCCCTTTCTTATCGCACACCTTCAGAAAGGTTTCAAGATTTTCCTTCTTCAGACGAACAGCGATGTCTTTCTCGATAAAATCCTTCATGGTATACTTCATAACAATTCCTCCTGTTAAATCATAGGCCAGCGGTTATTGTTGTCTGCCAATGCAATCATTATGATAAATGCCCCGATAAACAGAGCAAGCATTACACCATCAAGCATCATCAGCATTCACCACTTTCTGTGCTTCGAGAATGTAGTCGTCACCCTGCTGAGCATAAGACCTATATGGTTTGTCCGATACACCAAATCGTGCGCCAAATTTCTGCATTGCAAGCATTGGTTGCTCTTCGTATTTCTTTCCTTCAAAAGAAACGGCAGCGCCGCATTTTGAATAATTGCTGCAATAAAAAGCAACTCCATCAAGCAGCATATACGGCCGAGCGGCAGACCCACAAATCGGGCAAATATATTTCAACTTTTTCGCGCCTCCTTATTAGAACGGCATGGTTGTTTCTGCGTACTTCACACCATATTCAGGACGAGAGCAGGCAAGGACGGCAGGTTTTTCAATGCCTGTTTTGTCCCAGCTAAATTCGTTGTTGTCGCCAGCATCTACTTGATAGATTCTGCGGCTATCTGCGCAATAGGCACACTCAATTACTTTCAAGACACCTTCTTCACGGTTCTTCAGCACTCGCAGGTTCGGACGTTCTGAGGAAATACCGTTGTCAGCAAGGTTCAGAATCTGTGAATTGCCCGCAATGTCATCCCCTCTAAGCTGTTCTCCTGCTTTTGTCTTGCGAGGATGAGCAATCAGGATAACGTGGACATTAAAACGTTCCGCGAACCGTTTTACAGCGTTGATAAACTTGCCCTGTGCTCGAAATTCTTCTTCGGAGTCGGAGACGGAAGTCATCATGTTGTCAATTAGAAACAGAGAGCACCCATATCGCCTTGCAACACCCGTAAAAACATTGATGATGGCATCCGCTTGAGATGTATCGAAGAACTCTTTGTTATCATAGAGAAAAAATTTGCCGTCATACCATTGACGAATACGCTGATGCACCTCCCACGGAACGAATGGCACTTCTTTTCCTTTAACTGGGTCGAATTTCAGCCCAATATAGTCGCTTCCTGCTGCCTGAAAGTGAATCCAGTTTTGAAAACGTTCCTTATTTAACTCCCCAGAGTACGCACAGACGCTTTTCCCTTGCTCGATGGCGTTCAGCAGGATCAACCCTGCCAATGTTGACTTACCATGACCTGTTTTACCAGTCATAATGGTTATTTCTCCGGGAGCAAGCCCCCCAATACAGTCATCCAGTGCGGGAATCATCGTCTTGATTCGAGGAATTGCCGTTGTATCGACAGGAGAAACTTTTGCGAGGTTAATTACCCCCTTAATAGGGATTTCTTCTGCCGTTTCTGCCGCCGCTATGACTTCCAAAGCACCGTAAAAGTACAGAATTTCGTTCGCATCCTTGCAAACCTTCCCATCTGGGCGTGTTGGATAATTGCTGACGATTTTACAGCGGCTTTCATCAAGTCTGCGTGACACTTCATGCACCATTTTTTGCCCCGGAGCATCATTATCGCCAAAAAGGACGATGGTTTTGAAGCGTTCAAGCCAATCGTAGCAATTTTCAATCCATGTCGTATCTTCACAGCCGCTCGGAACGGATACAACGTTGCTGATACCCGCTTCATAGAGGCTCATGGCATCAATCAGCCCCTCTGTGATGTAAAGCGGCTCGCTAAACACGCAATCATCCATATGAAAGAGAACCGCTTTTGTGTTTGGCTCACGCCATTCCTTTGGACGTTTTGCTTCCTGCGGGTTCGGCTTGTAAGGAGGGCGGAATTTCACGAAAACATTGATTCCGCCTTCAAAAAACGGAAAAACAATGTTTCCTTTGCTGTCAGCGCCCACCTTAAACGCATCAACCGTCTCGCGACTGATTTTTCGCCGCTCAAAGTAGCGATAAATCTCGTCTGTTGCAGGAAGCATCTCTACTTTTGGAAGCGAAAAGTCCTTTCCTTGTCCAGAGTTGCTCGATGAATGCTTTACAGCGGCCATTGCAGTCCCAAACTTCTCCGCAAGCATCGGAAGCGTACCATGTGCTCGACAAGAGCCGCGCATACAGACATAGCAGCCCTTGTCAATTGATAGTGCGAAGGTGTTTTTGTCGCCATGTTCTCCGCCGTGACAAAAAGGGCACAATTCTGGAACAATTTCTCGACCAAGCGGTTTCTCTCGTATTTTATACGGTGAAAGGTATTTATCAGCAAATGTGATGATTTCGGATTCGTTATTTACCGCCATCGCCACTCCCTCCTTAGTCCAAATACGGGAGCGATGTTCTGATGTCTGTTGGAATGTTACCATTCCAAACAAAAGAGTTTTTTAGCACATATTCGTTATAGCTTGCCGCCGTTTTATTGGCACGCATCTTCGCCTGTTCAGCCCATGACAGCTTTTCTGCATTTTCGCTGTCTTTGTACTGCTGGTAAATCAGGCTGTCACTTGTGTAACTTGTCATCATTGCGCGGCAGGTGTCTTCAACCTGCTTACGAGTGCTATACGCCGTCGCATCATCAGCCTTTTGGACGGCAAAAAACCATGAGTTCCACATGGCGCGTCCGGCAGGGAAGCAGGAGAAGAAAACCGTGCAGAATAGTAGAACGACTATCAACAGACACAGCAAACCAACAACGACCTTATTCATCCGCCACACCTCCTTCGTACCGAACAACCGGGCTATCAACGATGAAGGGAATGTCGGAGTAAAGGTACTCGCCCGTCCATTCTATGTATTTTCCATCCGGGGTGAAGAAGAAAATGCCATCATCATTCTCGCCGTAGCTGCCATCCACGTCAGCCAGCCACTTGTTATACGCCCGGTGTTCGCCGCCTGAATACTCATAGTATTCGCTGTCAGGGGACAGAAAGCTATTCAGGCTCGTTACCTTTCCGTCTACCACGAAATTGCCGACAACCGTGTTTCCGGCAAAGAGCACGATATAGCCCAGCGGTTTTTCAACCGCACACATGAGCGCGTTTGCCTTTTCGCGCTGACCATTAACCCAGTAAGCACGCCGAATCAGGTTATACCGCTCCAGCGAGTAGCTGATGTCCTTTGGTGTAGGCTGGTTATCCGTCAGGGAATTTGCCACCGCTATCTGAGCCTGAACATCCGCTTTCGTACCACCTACGGCAGGAGTGTCTGAACAACCCGTCAGCACCAGTAACGCCAGTGCGATAACCACAATCAAACTAACCACGCGAACCGTCTTTTTCATACGTTTTTCCTCCCTGCAATGATTGCCAATAAGTTCTCAAGCTGCACGCCGAGCTTAACAAGTTCGGCTTTGACTGTTTCTGACATTTTACCTCCTTGTGTCCCGGCTATCATCACTGATTAACCCCTTGACTTTTCGTAGCCGGTCTTATAAAGAATGGAGCCGAACACAAGTGGCTGTATTCGGCTGTTGCTTCTGCATATCAGGCAGAACCTTGCATGTACTTGGTAAACGCTTTCCCAATGCGATTTTTCGCGCGATAAACACCAGACTTTGAGAATCCACAGGCGGACTCCACAGATTTCCAGTCCCCGCCACCAACGATTGTCTCAACCGCGAGTTTATCTTTGTCGTCTAACAGCGCAGCGAATCGCGCGACATTAACGTCATTCAAGACCCTGCCATATGCAGAGTCGTCCTCTTCCGCTACCATCGCAATTGCAGGTTCGACGTCAAAAGCATTACCATACTTCTGCATCATCTGCGTATAACGGTCACGCCTTTGCGGAACTCTCACAGCCAACTGACTTTGCGTATAAGAACACATAACCCCTTTTAGTTCAATGCCTTTTACGCGGAAATCCTCTACGCTGCACCTGCTCTTTCGAAACTTTTCGATGCAATAGATGTAGCACTCCTGCTCTAAATCCTCGACGGACACGCGAGAAGAAATCATCTTACAGTGACCGTTGTAAAAGTTCCTTGCACAGTTTTTAATCCTGATTTCGATGCTGCGGATTAACTGATCCTCCATCTTAAACGCTCCTTATGGAGCAGTCGGTGAAGGCGATAGCGTGTCGCAGATGACTGCGGTGATAGTGTGTGTGACGACTGCAATCAATGTCGGTGAATTAGTGTGACAGGTGACAGAAATTAGAAGGGCAAATCATCATTTGCGATCTGAGTAAAACCGTTGCTCTGCGGAGAAGAGGTAGTGGTGCACTGCGGCGCGGCATTACTATACGCCTGTCCGTTGGGAGCAGAGTTTGCATTATCACGACGAGGCATCATACCTTCAATGTTATCTGCGCGGATCTGCACGGATACGCCGTCCGTCTTGTCCTTCTTAACGTAGTGTCGAATAGTAACAGGGCCAGACACGCACACCTTGTCTCCCTTATGGAACCATGCAGACGCTCGTTCGGCAAGGCTGCGCCATGCAGTTACGTCAAAAAAGTTAGTCATATACTCACCATCTGCATTCTTCGACACAGAGCGTTCGGCGATACTAAACGACAGGCACGCATAGCCATTGACATTTTTAAGCTCAGGGTCTGCGGTCAGCCGCCCAACAACAGTGATGCTATTCACGATTTCTTTTCCTCCTGCTGGTTCTCATTTTCATCTACGACGTCGCCATCCATTTCGATAACAGTCGCAGGGACAGCGTACATTTCGTCGGAAATATCTTCCTTGATGCTGTCATCCTGCACAACAGCGCGGACAAATTCTGTCTTCAGCGGCGCGTACTTCAGAACACGCTTCAGAACAGTCTTTTTCGCCATTCCCTCGAAGTCAGACTTCCACGGAGAAAAGCTGCTGTTGTAAGCCTTGCTGTACTTTGCAGCGTGCTTGCGTACATCATCCATGCTCATGACTTCAAAACCGAAGCCGCCGCTTTTGGTCTTAAACACAGCATAGACCTTGACAGGTTCGCCCCGGTCTTTTTCGGCGGGTTTATGGGTGAGCTTCGGGTTGAGGCCATATTCACATTCAAACGTGTCATTCGCATACACGACATGTGCCTGTATAGATTCGACTTCTCCGGAGCGGTAAGCGAGGTCAATCAATCCCTTGTAGCCCAACTGAAACTGCGCTTCCAGAACGCCCTTATTAAGATAGGGGAGGACATACGCCTGACCGAGCGGCGTATTAACTTCCATACCCAACTGAGCGCTGGTCATCATTGCCGCAAGGAAACTGCGAGGTGTACAGTCTGCAAGTTTCGGATTTACAGAAATCGCAGAGAGAACAATTCGGGTAAATCGCTCCGGCGTAATGACGGAGGGCTACGCCTTCTTGATTTCCGGAGCCATCTTCTCAATGTACGCCTGCATTGTCATCTTTTCGGGGGCTTTCTTCGCCTACTGATTCTGAATCTTTGCTTCCATTACATATCATCCTTTCTTTCTGCAACCTTAAAGGTTCTAAAACTGCTCTCCTTATAGTATTGGGAGAGGTCGATGTGTGGGTTGTCCTTCACAAAGGCTTTGACGTCAAAGCTCTTGCGCGTCTGCGGTCGCCACGTTACATAGTAGTTTGCCGATTCGCCTCGCTCTGCGCTTGCCATTGTGAGTTTGATACGATTTGCCGCTTCGTCGCGCAGGGTTTCCAGTTCCTTGATTCTCTGTCCCAAAGATATGTAGGTATCAAGGGCAGAGGAAACATTGGACAAGTCAGCATCCGCGTCGGATGTGCCTGTATAGATGGCGGCAATTGTATCTGTTGTGGATTTCAAGCCATCAATAGGCGGCGGCTGTTTGGTTTCGACGTAAGACCAAAATTCTTTTTCCGCGTCCATCAGTGCCTTGATTTCATCCTCATCACGTTCGAGCGTGAAGATTCGGAAGTCGTGATTGCCAATCAGCACGGCAAGATACCAGCGTTCCTTCCCTGTGACTGCCATGTAGTGAACCATCTGGCAGTAGTAATTCGCCGGATATTCCCCGTTCTTAAACTTCTTGAGGTTCAGTTCGTTGGTGGTTTTAATTTCCTATCCTGCGTTTTCGCCAACGATCGCCCGGTCGATATTAGCAATCGCCCACGGATAGTCGGAATTAAAGTAGGACTGCTGGTCGTTGCGTATCTTCTTGCCTGTTTCCTGCGCAAACTTCTTTGCAACAAAATCCTCCAAATAAGTTCCGACTTCTGTTGCCAGATTGCCAGCAAACCCCGGTACTTTCCCTGTCTTCTCTGCCCACAAGCAGTAAGGGGAAGTGTAGTCATTCAGACCGACAACAGCCGCTGCATCAGATCCACCGATATAATGACTTCGCAATTCCGCCCATTCATCGTGGTTAGCGGTAGACTGTTTTGTAATTTTACCCACCAAAAAGCACCTCACTTATAGACACCTATCGAAACATAGGGCATCCCTCCTTAAATTATCAGCGTACATCTTTTAAGTGCGATTGAAGTGGCACTATTCCCGCCTGCTTGGAAATAAATTTGCAGTTGTCAGCCGCGCTTTTTAGACAAAACAAAAGACGACTGAAAGATTCTATCCTTTCAGCCGCCTCTATATAGGAGTTGTTACGGATTCAATGCTTTGACTGGACACCAGTCAATCGCTTCCACACATGCCCGACGTTCTTCCAAGCTGGAGTGGTCGTAGCGGTTTGTGATGCGAATAGACTTATGATTCGCAAGGTCACGCGCCACGGCTACACCACCAATCTTTTCAACTTCGGAAACATATGTGTGACGAAGAACATGCGAGCCTGTGCAGCAGCCCAGTTTGTCCTGCAAAGGACGAAGCATGGCATATACAGCGCTTCTCGTCATCGGTCGTCCGCTTTTGGAGGCAAACAGCGGTGCTTCATAATCATCCGCATCACGGCGAGTTTTCAAATACTCTTCCAGATACGGATAAAACGCGCTTGCCACCTCAACGTCCTTCCATGCGCCGCCCTTTCTGCGACAATGGATTAGACCGACCTGCTTGCGCCGCACACAGCCAATCGTCAACGAGCAAAGTTCCTCGACACGGATGCCGGAGTAAACAAACAAGGCAACAATCGCCTGATTACGCTCCTTGAACCCTGTTTCTCCCGCCTCTTCCAGAAGCCCTGTCACCTCGCTATGAGACAACAGTTTCTCTTTCGGGCGTTCCCACTCCGGGAGTGCTTCCGCTGTCGGTACTTTTGCTGTGTGAAGCAGATGCGAAAGGTCAACCGCGATATAGCCGATTGCATACGCCCAGCGCAAGAAAGGATTGATAAACGCGACGTAATTGTTTGCGGTCGATGGCTTCTTGTCTTGCATAAACGTGTTGTACCACGTTTGCAAAACCTCCCCATTCAAACGCTCAATCAGGTCAGCATTAACAATGACACCGTAATTCGACGTAAGGTCGTCGAAGAATGTACTCAGCCGCTGCTTACAGAGAAAGTTTGTGTTCTCCGTCACATCGAATCTTCTCGACTCCAAATAGAAATCAACCATCGGATAGTGCCGAATTTGCTTCAGCAGGGTGGTGGCTGTGATAATTGTGGTCATGTGAGTCACCCTTTCTATGTATTTTATTTTGCCGCCTTATGATAAGGGCGGGCGCGTCCACAGATTTTCTGGCGAAGTCTGCGCCGCTCTAAGATTTCCTGCCATTCCTTCAAGATACCCTGAAGGTACGGCGTGTTCTCATACTGCCACGCAGTTGTACCATCAGCAGTCCGGTAAGAGCGAACAAAGAAAACATCGTGAGCGAACAGAAATTGTTCAAAATCTCTACTCATTGTGGTGTACAGTTCCGCGACCTGCTGCATAGAATCTTCCTTTCTTACTCGGATGTTTTTGCCCAATCGCAACCGCAAACCTTTTCGTTCTTGGTTGCCTGTATTATAGCAAGAGATTCCTCAAATGTCAAGAGGAATGCGAACATTTGTTCAATATTTCCTCATTTGGAATCTGGCTGGATACCACGGTCAAGGAGGGTATAAATGCCGCGCTCCTTTAAGAAGTCGTACAGAAATTTGCGCCCCTTCTGCGTCCACTTAAGCGTATTTGAGATGATGCTGCCGTCTCCAATGATAGTTGTCTTCTTGAAAGCGTACCCTTTGTTCTGGTACTTCGCATAGAGTTCGTAGCAAGCCGGTTCGGTTTTGCCACCGTTCCACCACTGGATACCAAGTTCATGGAGCATGTCATTGAAATCCTTCGCCGACATGCCGTACTCCTTCGAGATAGATGTGACGTTAATCAGCGTCTTGTTGTCGTAAATCTTGTCGTAATGCTGTGCCTTCGGGAGAAGCACCGCATTCTGCGCCGCAAGCGCCTTTGATTTGGCACGCTCCTCTTTGAGTGCGGTCAGCGCGCCGATGAGCATGTCGGGGTCATTCAGCACTTCTTCCACCGCATAGACACCATGCTTACGGATGGAGGGCAAGACCTCATCAAACACCCAGCGCTCAAACTTTTCTGCACCCGGCAGCTTGCTCGACACAATCAGACGGTAGACATCACCTTCGGGAATGTATTTTCTGGCTCTGAATGACGCCTTATTATCCGGGTCGCGATTCGCGACCCCTGTAATTAGGGTGCTATGCTTACAATACTTTATCAGTGCATCATGCAAATTACTATATCCCAGAGCTTGTGCTACATCGTTTGCGCAGAACAGAACCTTGTCATCCTTAACAATGGTTCGCACGTTCCCGAACTCCGGGCTTGAGAAGATTCGTTCGGCGGCAGACGGCAAATTTGCCACCCCCTCATTGTCGGGAAAATCTTCCGCATTTTCGGCGCCAATAGATGCGTTTTCAGGTGGGACAAAGGGCGACTGTTCTTCTTCGGGTTCATCAGGGTCAACCTCAGGAAGAAATTCTTCCGACAGGAAACGGTTGAAGTCTGCGTCTTTCGACTTCAGGTTTGTCAGCATCTCCATAATGCCAGCTTTATTGACGACGTTCATGGGATAGTAACGCTGATTCGCGAAGAGGGGAACGTTGCGCTTGTTTTCGGCGCTCACTTTGTACATACACACAGTCGGGTTGCTGATTTTCATGCCGCGAATGATGTCCGCGACAATGTACCACGTCCTGCCGGTGATGGTTGTGGTGCGGATGATGCCGTACTTTGTGTCGTGAGGGACGACCAGATGTTCGTTGTTAGCCATTGATTTCGCTCCTTTATATGTATTGTCAAGCCAGCAGAAGGTTCTGCATTTTCGGCTCAGACGTCAGGTAGAAGTCGGCATGTGCCATGACTTGCTCATAGGCTTCCCGTCCTTGGAAACTATCAATCACGGCGCGTTCCTCTGTGTCCATATCAGCATAAGTCTTCTTGCCGTAGGTCGGAGGCAGCCAATTCTTATGCTGTGCGGCGAAGATGTTAAACTTTTCCAACAATTTCTCATCCTTAAAGACGAGATGCGCAGTTCCCTTCTTGTAGAAGGTGACAGTGAAGTATTTTGTGTCGATGTTGCGCGTGTTCTGCGTATACTCCGCTTCCTTAAAGCGAAGCGCCGCATTGCAATTTTCGGTGCGTCCGCCGTCCAAATAGTCGAACACCTTTTCAATATCCGTAAAAAGGCTCTCCACATTATAGGCTCGGAACTCCTTCGACCACGCATCGTAGGCTCGGAAGAAGGGAATAATTACCTTCTTGCCAACAGCAAAGCAGTCATTGGTCTTCCAGCCGTCGTAATAGTGTCGGTTCGGGCTGTCCTCATTCCATGTACGCGCCGTCCATTCATCAAACAGGTCAATGATGGTATCAGTCACGCCTTTGCTGATTTTCTGCACCATTTTCTGCATCAGCGTGAAGATATTGTAGGCAGAGAAATCGTAATCAGCGAAGCGATTGATGTCTTCCTGCAATTCTGACAACAGATTGCTCGTCAAGCCGCTGCTGAAGATGGGATTATGGAAAAGCATCTGCCAATACTTGATTCGGGTTGCGCGAACATAGTCGTTGATGGACAAATCACTCTTCCCTCTCAAAGTCATCTTCAAAAGTGGCTTCGCATATGCGCCATTGTCGCTCAACATATGGGGGACAAGCGCCTGATACTCTTCGATGAGCTTGATGCCACAGGAAATCTCGTACTGGCAGCGGTTCGCCATCTCATCGACGACATGATAGCGAGCAACTTCTGTTTCTGTTGCGCCTTCAGGGACAGCAGTCGGACGCTGGACTTCGGAAGCCTTCATTTCATCGAAAATCGTCGAATCTTTCTGAATTTTCGGGATAGACAGCGCCACAAGTGCCACTTCGACGCTGGTTTCTCGCTCCGCATCCTCAAATTCGCCGGAAAGAAACTGAATTTTTGCGCCGCCTTTATGAAGTGTGTCCAGCAGACGCTTTCGCTCGTTGGTATAGGGGTTGCGGATGGTTTCGGCGTTCAGCAAGCAACGAATTTCGCCGCCATTCTGCATCAACTCAATCGCATGAAGCAGATGCGCCGCTCCTTGATCAAAAGGAGGGTTCATAACGATGAGATTGTAGCGCTTGTAAGTCCAGTAGTTGAGAAAATCGTCATGAACGACGCGAAATCCGCGCTCTTCAAGTTGATGACGAAGGTACGGGTCGATTTCGATGCAATCAAAATCAACCACCTCCATCAACCACTCAACATTTTCTGGATTTTGCCGCCCTATATAGGAGTCTCTATACATTTTGCGTGCTACGGCAAGCGCAATATCGCCCTTGCCAGCGGATGGTTCAAGCGCACATCCAACTGTATCCCAGTCGATGCCATCCAGCAACTTTTCAATCAGCGCAGGAGGCGTTGGATAAAAATTCTTCCTTGCTTCATCGGTTTCAAGACGGGAAATCATGTCCATATGTGCGCCTCCTTACTCTTCCGCCTGCATAAGCGATGTAACAGCCTCGTCAATCAGGGTTAAGGCATCATCCAGATTGTCAATGGCTTCCTGCATACGGTCGCCGCGCTCGCCATCTTGGATAGATTCGGGGAGATTGTCGTAGGCGTCCTGTTCTTCGGACTGGATGCTTTCGACATCGGACTTTAGGGCTTGCAGACTGTCGGCGATTTTCGTGATGCTGATGCGACGTGCTTTATTCATGTGCTTATTCCTCAACTTTCTTGGGCATTTGCCAAATGATTTGCGGAGACTTAAACCAACCGTCTTGGTAAAACAAAGTGCCGTTATAGTAGCGCAGGGAATAACCCGGACGGAATGTCCACGCGTTCAGCAGGAATGCGACTTCATCATGGTACTCCGCAGGAATCCTATCGAGCATTGATAATGTATCCACGGCAATATCCCGCAGAAAAAGACATTCTTTTTCCTTGATACGGCACGCAATCATGTACCGCGCTTCAACAAGTGCCTCTTCACGCGTCTTGAACACCTTCTGCTCGCAAACAGAGGAGCCGTCAATTCCCATGTTCCACTGCGGAACAGAACGCACAAGCCGATAAGAAGTCTTGTTTACTTCAACATCAACTCTCACCTCTGCGTCACGCTTTGGAATGAGCCAACCACGCTTCATGCACGCCATCAGGGTTTCTGATTCAGAAGCGTTCTGTTCGTGCTGTGCTTTCACAAACGTATTGAACGCATCGTACTCTTCTTGACAAAACTGCTTGCGTTTTCCGTACAACTTATCGTAGTCACGATAGGATTCAACAACCCCTTTTGGAACCTTTTTCCACGACTCGTCCGAATGAAACGCACACGCTCGAACACCATCGTAAAGGGTAAAGTCCCACAAAGTGTACTTTTCACCTCGCCAATTGCCGTGCTCATCTTGATATGTGAACAGCGCAAAATGTGCAAGCGGCGTGAATGTCTGGAATGTCTGACTGACATGAGCATCTTCTATCTCATAGATAGCAGCCGGATAAAAACCAAAGAAAGCATCCATCAAGCAAGACCTCCTTTGCGAATAAAATACGGGCAGATAAATCCATCTGAACCAGTGCCTTCATCCGCCCAGTAAATAAGCTCACGCAAACCTTTGCAGGTGAAGTACGCATTAGGAAATAGGCGGACAACAGAAATCAGGAAAATTTTCTGGCAAAAAGAATTTTGGGTCACTGCAATAGAACGGCGCATCGCAGCATCAAATGAAGAAAAACCATTAAAGGTACAGTTATCTGGAATCAAATCACCCATGCAGCAAATATCAGATCGCGCGTCGGACGCCTGTTTGATTTTCTTCTGCGTGATGTTCCGAAGCGCAATCAAGTATTCATTATCTTCCGCTTTGCGGCGGGAGATTAACTGTTCGGGTTCTGTCCACCGAGGGCAGGGGTGATTATTGATCAGATTGTCTGTCTTGCCGCGCAGAAAAGTGACCATGTAGTTCGTAATAATAACCGTTGCGCCCTCAATGTATCGTACTTTGTACCCATCTTGCTTCTTCATCTCCTTGTCGAAAGCAAGAACCCGTTCTTCAAGCGACTTTGCCATGCCATTTTGCCTCCTTCATATCTTCTTCGGACGGAATGTGATTCCAGAATCGCCATTCTGTTCCGTATGTGTTTTCTCCAAACAAAAAAGATTTGTTATCTGTCATGTGAATGTTCCGCGCAGCTACAAACATACCATTTATAGACTGCACAACAATCACTGCGTAGATTTTGCCGCCATTGGTTTCTGCGTAGCCGCAGATGCCATCGACATGGGAGCGTTCGGTGTGCGAATACCTGTAATAGGACTTCAATTCTTCGAGGGAAAATGGGTGAGCGCGTCCAATCAGCCCTTGTTGGCACATGAACTCTATCATCTGTGCAAAAGCCTTGCCAACTTTTCCTTGAATCGCTTGCAACTTGTCAATCATATCGCTCCATTCGTCGCATCCCTCTGCTGCAAGTCTACAAACCTCTTCCAACGCTTCTTTATTCATAATATTTGCGCCTTTCTATATAATGAGCCAGATCTTTACTTAATCGAGGCGTTTACCTTGGCTTGTTCGCCAGCGATTCGCGCCTCCTCATAATAACGTCGCGAGCGGATTGCCGCATTGCAGACAATTGTTTCCGCCCACTGAGTATAAGTGCTGTTTTCATGCGGTTCACTTCCTTTCCGCAATAAAAAGAGCCTGCATAATATTTACAGACTCCTTTGCCGTATCGAGTTAGCACTTGTCAAGCAAATTACCGACGACTTTTTTCACAGCAGCTTGCAGGAGGTAATACCAACTATCGTCGTCATCCTTGCGCTTTGCGTAATCGTTCGCGATCTGCTGGACAATGCTTTCGTCCTTGAGAGCCTCGACGATGATGCCACATTCTTTATCAGTTGCGTCGGGAAACAGGTCGCGCATCGACTGTTCGTCGGCTATACTTACAATATCATCGACATCAAAGTTCCTCTGCTGTACAAAATACGCTTTATGCAATTCTTTCAGTGTGAGTTCGTAGGCCTTACCTTCACGGACGATGGAAAAAGTTTTGCGCTCCATATTACATGCCTCCCAATACTTCTGTTATCTCAACGATTAACCGCAATGCAATCAACCCAATCAAAATCTCCATATTGATTCTCCTTTTTCAGTTCCAACTTGCTGGAATGGCACACGAAGTAGGTTAAACATTGAGCATCCTTCTGCCGCAACTGCGACAGCCACAACGTTTGCGACGGATTATCCACCCATGTGCCATTGAGTGTTACAAGTGCATCCGGAAGACGGAACTTTTTATCTCGCTCGTCACACAAGTCATAGCATTTGCGATTTGGGACACGCCAATCCCATCGCGCATTTATGTTCTCCATCTTACCGATGCCGCCGGAATCGCTCAATACAAACCCCTGCTCCCTCAGATAGGCATCAAAGCTGCCATATCTGTAATGGTCAGCAACAAAGCAGTCCCACATAGAAGATGTGCGAATTGTCGGAAGTGAGACGAAGGAGAAATAGTTTTCGTTCAGCTCGTCGTAGGGTGCAAGGGAATTTTCTGCCTCGTAGCTGTTGCGATTAACAACCGCAACCAGCAGCATCTTCATCAGCATCTGTGCCATCTTCTTCCTTTTTCTGTTCGCTGACTTTTAGGCGCTTCAACTGCTCAAGGCAGACTTGTGCAAGAGACTCATATGCGGCCTTCAAAATTTCGTAAACCTGAGCATGAGTAAACCCTTGTTGCGCGGGGCTATACACCACCATCTCGTAATCATCAATCACATCTTGAAGAGTGTTTCTTGAATGTCTCAGCCCAAAGTCGTCATCTTCTTCAAGATGTTCTCGCATACTATTGATGTCGTTAATAGGGAAATTTCTACACGGCATAATAATAGCTTCACCGCGTGGACTCTTTGCTAAAATCCCATTTAGAGGGTTTTGCTTGTCTCCGTAAAACAATGTCCCTGAGCCAAGAACCATCATAGCATCCAACAAAAGTTGCGCAGAAACAGAAACTCCGGGATAATCATAATCAAAGCGCGGCATTTTAAGAGACGAAGCGTCGATATATCCTTTCATCGCTTTTGCATCCGGGAATGGAATTAAGTCAGTCATGCCCTCCCTTTCCGCAAAGATTTTCTTGATAGCTGTAATTATGAACGGAAAATCGTCGTCGTCATTAACAATGCTCTCTTTCATTCGGAACGCCATACACGAGCCGCAAATATATTGCCATCCCTTCTCATCGTGAAAGACTCGTGCTCCCTTGATGTTCGAGTCTTCGCGTTTCAGTAAGTTTTCAATTGTCTTGACCGCCTTCTTGTTAGTCATCATGTAAGCCATGTTAATCATCCTCCGTTTCCATTTCGACGTAAACGTATTGAATAGTAACCATTCTATCATTATCACAGAAGAAGCGTTTAATTCGCCGTCTAATAATCTCACGGTCATCCTCGTCCAGCGTATCAGAATAACCGTTCAGCGGAATTGCCATAGCCTCTTCGCCGCCCGCATAATCAATCAGGATGAAGTTGGAGCAGTATTCGGAAATCTTCATGCGCTTGGCAAAGTACCAATTGTACAGAAGGTCATCATCATTCGGGACTTCCACATAATCATTTCCCACAATACCGGCTGCAAAATCCACTTGCTGCCCAACTTTAAGCGTCATCAGGTAAGCGGTAAACTCATCAGCATCCATCCGCTTGTAAAACTTTCCCATATTCGCGCCTCCTTAATTAAAATTTCCGCATTCGGAAATCTTCTCAATCTGCTTGTAAGCATAATCCTCAAACACGTTCATCATTGCTTCTTCCACTTTCTCCATATCCATCGCTTCAATAACCTTGTTGATATTGGTGGGCGTTATTGCAATGCCTTGACGTTCCAGCATGTTCGCAATATCTTCTCTGTCATACCAGACGTCTACCACCGTTCCCGAAGATGTAGAAGAATACCCCAAATCACCGTCCCATTTGACATTGATAGGTCTTTGCGATGTCAAAGGGCAGTATTCATCCGCGCCGTTGTGGAAGTAATGATACCAGAGGTCATCATCTTCTTCCCCGATACCATGCAGGCGGAACTGCATATCCGGGAAGACCTTCGACAAGGCAATCATATCATCCGTATGATCGTACCACTTCGCGACATCCTTCGAGCCGAAAGCCGCCGCATTATCACAATAAGTGCCGTCATAGAAGACGCAATCCATTGTCTCATTTTCATGAATGTACTTCTGCAAACGAGAGAACTCTTCTTCATTCTGAATATGCAGGACTTCAAGACTATACATCGTGTAATAACCCATAACTACTCCTCCTTAATATCAATGCTTATGAAACACAACGTCGCGACCATTCAGTGCCCAACATTTGCCGCAGGATTCACAGTTACCAGCACAGGCGATTGCGTCGCATGGGATGCGGTTTTCTTTGCCATCATCCATCCATGCAATAGGAAGCACGCCAATCACATCGGGTGGAATCGGTACGCCTGTCCACGCAGACCAGACAAGCGAAAAGTTCTTCGGCAGCTTGTGTAGATAAGGGCGGATGATTTCTATCTGCTTCGTGAATGCAAGAAATCGCGTCCCCGGATTTGCCGCAATTACACGCAGCCACATTTCAAAGTAGTCGATAGAGAAGAAATCGCCGCTAACATGAAGGCGAAACACACGGGGCGCATTCAACCCACCGAAATAACACATAAAATATTGTTCCACAAACTGCAAGTTTTCTTTGCAAAGTTGCAAATTCCGCATATAGGCAGCGTGCACATTCGGACGAATGCGTTCAATCTTACGGGCGTAGCAGCCATCTTTGTAGCATGTCCGGCAAGCCTCAGGGGAGCAGGTCACACCTGCTGGCAATGAAAAAGACGGGACAACGCCCATCTTGGAATTGCCATCTGAAATTTTAATCATGCGTGAATCCTCCGATATTCTTCAACGATTCCTTCACATACAACCGGTGGCATTGTAGCCTTCGTCTTCTTTCCAGCGTAGCGTACTCTGACCTTACCGTCCTCGTAGATAATAATTTTGCGGTCTTCTTCCTCTTTGATAAGCCAGCCTTTGGTGCGCAAAGGGATCTTGTAATCAACCTCTGCGGCAATTGCAAATAGATAGGTGAACTCTTCTTTTTCAAGAGTACCGCCGTGCAGAACCTTTTCGCGAACGGCTTCCATTTCGCGCTCTTTTCTCGCACGCTCTTCTTCCTCTTCCTTTTTGCGCCGTTCTGCTTCTCGCTGTGCTTCTTCCTCCTGCTCTTTCTGAATGCGAACATACTGACTTTCCAAATACTGTTCAATTTTCACCCTGCTTGAAGGGCAAAGCTCAATATAGGTCAGTGCATCCGCCTTCTTCAGGAAGCGACCACGACGCATGGTATCATCAAGCAGCTTGACAAGCCAATTAGCATCCATCGGCGGATGCTTGGATAACTTTTCCAAAATTTCCGCATTAGACATTTCATAAGTTGGAACTCTTGCACAAGGGAAGCACAGTCCTTTCTCATTCAGCAACGTGTAGACCGTCAGGGTTTCATGGTCGATAAACAAGGTGTCCGACATTTTCTCCCAGTCAAGCGAACGCTTCTTGCAAGGCGTGTTCCCGTCCTTCTTATAGCCGTAGTAATACATGCGTTATTCCTCCTTCTCTTCGTCAACGTTGTCCTCAACCAGAAGCTCCCAATCTTTACTGGGGTTAATAATAATATCCGGGTCTAACTCCTCCAAAATCTCGTTCCGTATATCTTCTTTAAGCGCTTCATTAGCAGAAGCGTCAGTCTTCACTTTATCGGCAACAGTATCATCGACAGACTTGTAAAAATGATACGACTGTCTAACTGTGACACAATAGCAAACAAGTTTTGACATCAAATCAACCCTTTCTTCTTGCGAAGAACGTGACATTCCTCTGCATACTTGCGCATTGCAAGTTGTCTATTATAAAAACAGTACATTCGGCGACCGATAATCCCATGAATCACCCAGACACCTTTGGAATTTTGCGTTATGGAGGCGATTTTCTTCATGGCCGCACCTCCTGTTCGTCAAACTTGCGCATCCATTCATCTGCAATTCGTTCTGCATCATCCCAATTATCTGCGTTGCGATGAGGAAACTCGTCGAAATCTATTTCTAAAATACATTCTGCAAGGACTTGATTCTCATAACAACCATACATTGTTCTGAATGATTCGATGTCACGATAACCATACGGGGAAAGATATTTTTCAAAGAAATCTCTGCTATCAACATCATAACAATCGAGGTCAATAACTCCAAAAGCGACCTGATTAAGGCAGGGAAGGATCTGACAAGCGGCAAATGTATGAGGATTGATCTGCTTTACATGTTGATAGACATCATCATCCGTAAGTATCCATCTGCTCATGCCAACACCTCCTGTGAACCTACGCCTGTCCCGAATTGTTCCATCAGTGCAGGAACGACGTGGCAGAAGAATGCTGCCTCAAAATCCCAATCAGGATTGTCCGCGTTAGGAATATCCACATCGTGTTCAAAGCGGACAGCTAATGTATAACACTTCTTGAACAGCTCTTCGTTGTCAGGGCAGGCGATAAGCCCCTCTTCGATGAGCGTTTGCGCAACACGCCCGACCTCAAACATGATTTGCTCGAACCGCATATAACGTTCTCCCTTCTTGATTTCAATCTTCATGTTTGTCCTCCTTGTTCTCGTCTTTGATGTTGAAAATCAGCTTGACTGCCTTTGCGGCGGCAGAAGCAGCATCAACAATCAGGCGCTTGTCTTTGCAAATTGCTTTGAGCCAGTTCTGCAAGTAAGCTGCGCTGTTTGTTTCGGTTTCCTCGTTCGTCAAACCAAGCATGTTCATGCAGATTGCCGCGCCCATTTCTGCAACAAGTTCTTCTTTGCCATAATCCGCATTACCAAACGCCGCCGCTTTGCTAATGCGGTTCAGGCGGCTCTTATGACCAGTGCTGTGGACATGCTCATGGGCAAGCGTCGAGTAATACTCACCGGTAGAACGGAACTGCGCCATTAGCGGCAGACGAATCTCGTCCTTATCAGGGAAGTAATAAGCCCGGTCTCCGCCATTGTGGAAGGCGATGCCGTACTTGGTGCGGTAATCAGAAAAAATTTTCTCCGCATTAGAGATTTGAGTCGCGCCATTCGGCATTTGCACATCATCAGGAGGAGCAATGCGCGGCTTGATGGGCTTATCAGGGTCGTTGGGTTCAACCTGTGAGATATGAAACACTGTGTTGTACTTCAAGATGGGCACAGTCTTCATCAGCGGTTTCCCATTCTTACCCATCATCGGATTGCCATCGTTGTCCTTGATGGGATAGCTCTGGATTTTCCACCACACACTAATGGAACCCTTCTCGCCCTTCTTGACGTGTGCCCCTGCCTCCTGCCACTGTTTGAAGCTGGCGTACTCACCCGGTTCGCCGAGAAGCATCTGGTTCAGCAGGGAATAAGGCTCCTTATTCGCTCGCTTGTAGGCGACGTTCGTCCCTCCGAGGCAAACCCACGGCTTCTTCCACGGGATTTCGCCCTTCTCCATACGGGCAATGATTCGGTCGGTAACAATCTGATACACATCAATGGTCATAATGGTTCCTCCTTTATTGTTGTAGGTGCGGTTTAGGCATTCATGTGTTCGCATGGATTATAATTCCACACTTCGATACGGCTCATGGATTGCGAGTTCTGTATCAGTCGGAAGCGTCTTGCGGAGTTCATCAAGCTGCCGCATTTCGGCTTGCAGCGTTTCCAACTTCTTCTCAAACCTCACAATCTTCATATTGTAGGCTCGAATCTTGCGGCACTTCTCATCGTACTCTTTCATTCCTTCTCGGCGATATGCAGTGCGAATCTTGTTGATTTCGCCAGCCTTCTTGTAAGAAGCAGCCGTGATGTTCTGCGGCTGATAGCCGATGATCTTAAGCACGGTTTGATAGGCATACCCAGTCAGCTTCGCAATCTCCGCATTGGAGAAGCCTTTGGCGCGAAGCATCTGCATGTGCTGGCTGCGGTCGCCCACATCCTTAAAGTGATGTAGAGAAAGAGTCTTCATGTTCTTGTAGCCAACCTTCCGGCTGTACTCCTGCACTTTCTTCATCAGCTCCGGGCGAAGTCCGCATTTTGGATTGCCTTTCAGAGATGCGCTGACGGTAAAAGTCGAAACACCGAGGTCTTTTGCAATCTGAGCTTGCGTAACACGTTCCATATCTGTTCATTCTCCTTCGTCTTATTTCTTAAATTCGATTTGATGGGTAAATTAAAAGCCGGGCGTTTATGCTCGGCTCAATGGTTGCCTATTCGGTTACAATTACCGCACATGGAAATCGTGCAGGGTTTCACTTTCGCCGTACCTATATTCGTAATCGGCATGTGCTTGCGCTTCGTCTCGCGCATCGTAGGCTTCTTTATATGTCATAAACTTCCCGATGACCTCTTCTTCCCAGCTTATTTCGTCTGGAAGCTGGTACTCATCAACGAGGTCAAGCTCCTGCGGAGCATCCGAGCAGCTTGTCACGTCATAAACGAGGTCGCCCTCTGCGTAGGCATAACTATCGTCGTCATCTTGGGCGATATGCACATCGTACTCGCCGAGAAACCAGCCGCTTCTATACAGGATTTTCCCGTAATACCCCGGCGTCACATAGAATCCAGAGTGCTTGCCATAAAAGAGCTTGTCTGCTTGCTCGCGATTCTCTGTGACAAGAAGTACATCAGGATCTTCCTCTATTTTGTCGAAGTATGGTTCCGTTTCCTCCATCTTGATAAATTCATCCGGAGTCTCGTGGAAGGGACTCTTCACTTCCACATCGTACTGCCCGACAACGTATACTTTGGCACTGGTCGTGTTCGCTTTTGTAAGGTAGTCCTTGATAGCAGTGTCAAGCGTGCTCATGGTTCCTCCCCTTACACAATCCAATCCATAGAACTTTTCGGCTCACTGTCAGTGTCGCGGCGCGGCTTAGACTCTGGGATGCCTAAATACTCGCGCACCACTTCTGTGACGGACTGAACATAAAAGCAATTTGTCAAGTCGACTTCCTTGTCAGAACATCCACGAAACTTGTCAAGGTATTCAACCACATCCTGCTTTTCCTTTTCGTCGGAAATGTCTTCAAGCAGCATCTGTTCCATGACCGCATAAAAATCGCTTGGTAAATTAATCGGCAATTGCGTCAGGTAATACATCTGACGGAGAGACAGCGAGTGATAGCGAAAATATGTCTTGTCCTCGCGGTTTTCATCCCATCGACGGAACAATTTCCATCGTTCTTCGTCAGTGATAAAAAGCGTCTGAGTAGCATAAGTGTCGATGTAGTACGACATTGTTTCTATTCCTCCCTCGCGTTAATTTGATAGAAAGTCAATAATGTCTCTTGCCTCGTCGGCATGAAGCACAGTCCAGATTGCTTTACCATCAACTGGAATTCTGTTCGTTGCCTTTTCTATCCATTCCTCGACAGGCAACCCTTCTTTTGCCGCCATTTCTTCACATTGTTTTCGCCCTTCAAATTGCTCGTCAGATAAGCATCTGCTGATATACCGCAGACGCTCGGCGGCAGACGGTTTCGCGAGTAATTTGTTTCGCAAGTCATTCGCATATTTGACTTGCTTCTCTGATTTCCCCGTGATTTCCGGGAGATGCAGTTCCTCGATGATGTCTGCTGCCTTTGCCGCGTCTTCTTCCCGCTGTAACTTCCGCCAGCAATCAGGGCAGATAGTGCAGTTCTCTTCTGCCCATGCTTGCCACTTGTCGGCCTCTGTACGGTTGTACTTAAAGGCGATTTTCTCAAATGTTTCGCCGCACTTCTCACACTTACAATTCGCGATTGCTCGTGCCATAAAGCTCACTCCTCCTTCAACTATCCTTGCCCTTCGGACGCTTCTTTCAGCAATAAATTGATTCTTTTTAAGCAACGTAGCAGGTGTATTTTTTCCACTTCAAGACTTTTGACATACTCATCCAGATATGTCCAGCCTTTTCCGAACTCATCTGTTGTTAGTACCGCCTCCGCGTGAGTCTTTATCAAAGAGTCTGGCTCCTTCTCTACGCCAACGATTCGCATACCCTCGTCGAAGGCAGCAGAGAGTTGCTTAAGTTTATCCTTTGCCTCAAAGTAATCGTCAGCCCAGAAGACGGGGCAGGAATAATGTCTCTTTACACCATGTACATCTTCCGTTTCGGATGATTTCACTTCTATGCGAAAATCCTCATAGAAGTGAAAGTCCGGCGTACTAATATGGACATCCAGCTTTTGTGCTGCCTGCCAAGCGACTTCCCAAATCCAGTCAGAATCATCGGGGCGCTTTGCAAGCTCCTTATCCATCCCTGCGGCATGGCAAAGTGCTCGCATATCATCAAGACAGTTTGCGTAATCTTCTGTACTGTTGATTTTGTCGGCGATTTTCTGGTATTCGCTCATTGTCATCACCTTATTCTTCTGCGTCAATATGTACGACGCCATCAAGGTTTTTCTGGAAATCACCAGATTCTGCCCAGTCAAACATTTCTTGAAGCGTGGTAAAGCTCCAAGAAACCTCGTCATCATTTGTTGCTTGAGCATGAGCGCTTGCCATGAAACGGGTCGTTCGTCACATACAAGAACACCAGTTAGGTTCTCTGATTTTCAAAATAAACATTGCATAAACGTTGTTCGTCACATGCAACCACACCAGTTAGGTGGTTCATCCAATCGCCCTTTGCAATCCATGCGTCAAGCTCTTCGGGGTTGACAGCCCATATGGCTTTCGGCGGGAACCAGCCGGCGCTATCGTCGTCCTGCCCCCACATGATTTTTGGGTCGTCCGTCGTGCATTGCGCCTTCAGGGTAAATATGCCTCCGAGACACGCGTATTCTTTCCCAAACCAATAACCGTATTCGCCATGAATGTTCTCGATGGTCGTGTATGTACGCCCCCCAACTTCGATTTTGATGCCTTTGGTGTTCGGGATTTCCTTCTCCTGTGCCATTTTTCGTGCTCCTTTCTTGATTTGAATCCTTGCGGTATCCCGCGACCGACTTTTCTGCCGTTTTCGGCTGGTTTTGCTTCCAACAATCGTCGGGAGGGAGTTTGTTCGTACTATTGCGACTGACGCTTACACTCAACTTCAAGTTCTGGATATACCTCTGCGATTTTCGCAAGGGTTTCGGTTTTTAGGCGATGGTACAGCTCTTCCTTGCCGACAAACCCGAAAAGGGCAATCAATTTGTCGTCATACTCACAGAGATTATGGCGAATGAAATTCACCATCCAGCGTTCCAATGTTTTAGTGTCAGGCATCGGCATATCATAGTTCCCGTGTTCGAGATTCCTCAACTCCTTATCGTCCAGTGTTTTTCGTTCCAGCACGGCCATGTTCCAACGTCTAACTTTGATGTTCTTGATGAGTTCATCCGTGAGAAGTTCTGCTTTCTGCCTCTTCGTTCCTACGGCTTTTGCGGATGCCTGCTTCCGAGCGGCAGATTTTGCAACCATTGCTTTGAACTCCTCCGTCTCCATGATTGCCTTTACATCGTCTTCCTTCCACAGTTTCATCGGGGATGATGATGCGTAACGCGGATTACGCTTAAGGATTGGTTCGGGCAGAAGTTTGTCAATCATGGACTTCGTAAAGCCCATAGACAGGACGGTGGTTTGAGAAATGAGTTTCTCCTTTTCCATCACATTCACCTTACTTTTCTGCCTTATATCCCGTCTCATATCCCTCCGCTTCCAGACGCTCTGCGACTGCAAGACGGAGATATTCGATTGCAGGGATGCCAGCATCCGCAGAGGCTTTTTCTAATGCCGCAGGGATTCCGGAATCTTTGCGTAAACGGATACGGGTCTCAGGGGATTTATCCTGATACTCCTTCTGCCATGCCTTGCCCTCTTCACTGTTTTCCCATTTTCGAGTGCGTCCATTAGCCATGATTTCTTCCTCCTTGACAATTTCCTGCTAATATTTTACCATATCGGCAGGGGAGTGTCAAGGGCTTGGAATCACAAGTCCCCATTGGAAGCCAGTGCAAACAGGCACAGGAGCGCAAGCACTCCGGGAATAATAAATTCCATTATTTGTTCACCTCGCCTTCAACGTTAATCTGAGCTTTTGCCAACTCGATTGCCAGCATGTACGTCTTTTCGTGTTTTGTCCCGGCATGGACTTCCTTGACTCTTGCAGCAAAGTCGTCAATCGTGCCGTTGAAGCATCCGCAGGAAACGTATATTCCGCCGTCCGTGCCGCGATAAAAGGTAGTTGTATCGTTACGGCTTCCGATTGCGCCGATGGTGATGCAATCAGACGACTTCATTATACGCGCCTTTCCCGTCACCAACGCATTTCCCCTCACCCACGAATTTCCTGTCACGCGCGCCGAATTCATCACAATCGCTGCGCCCGTCACACGAGCCGAATCCGTCACCAGCGCCGAATCCATCACCATCGCCACATCCATCACCAACGCATTTCCCGCGACCCAAGCTGCGCCGTTGTGTGAAAGATTTTCCTCTGTTTCGAGCCATCCTCCAAAGTCACCAGCCTTCACATCGTGCTCCGGAATATCAATCAGCGCACGGATGCGATGCAGCGTTACACCGTCGACTTCTTTTGTTTCGCCCGTCAGTTTGTACTTTTTCATTTTGTCATGCCTCCTCACCATACTTATACCAGCGGAAGACGTATAAGCCGTCTTCTTTCGCAATGGTCAGCTTGTAAATTCCGCCGATATAATCCTCGGAGGCATAAACACGAGACTCAATCATACGCTTGCTATCCAAGCCACATCTGCGGATGCCGACCTGACATAGCTCTACCTCTTCTCCTTCTTCAACATCCAGACAGGACAGCTTTTTACACACATCCACCACATCGTACAGGATGTCTTCTTGATACATCTCCTGTACCTTCATAGCCCTCTCGAATACATACTCCCAGATTACGCCAACGTTACGAGCGTAATCAGCGTAAAGGTTTTGGAGCTGGGAAATTTCTCTCGTGGCTGCCATTGTCCACTTCTGTTTCGTTGCCTCTTCCATGTTTGTTCTTTTTCCTTTCTGCCCTGTCTCATCAGTGTGCGTGGGGCGGTTCGCACATACGGGAGCACAACCGCTCCCGTTTCGACTTGCCTCCTTTATCGGTGAATTTCCGCATAGATATTCACAACAACTAACAAGATTAAGAAGAAGACTACCTGCCCGATCATCTCAAATGCTTCCATCAGGCTTCCACCTCCTGAACGAATTGCAGAACGTTGCGCTGGATATTCCATGGCTGCTTTGCGCACCAGTCCATCAGGCGCTTTTTCTGCTTGGTGTTGATAGCGTCGTACCTGCCGTAATACGGCTTGCCTTCAACATCGTAGCGCTTTTCAAATGCCACAACATCCCAGTTTTTGCCGTAATGGTTGATTGTGCAGAATACCTCTCGTTCCATTGTAATTTGTCCTCCTGATTTAATTTTTCTTTGACCTTTTTTAGAAAGGCAATTCCTCCGTGCACAAGTCCTTGTATGTGTACACTTCCTTGTCAATCGTGACCGTCAGTTTGTCCATGTCGTGTTGCACCATATGCCCGGAGAGAATGAGAGCTTGTTCTGCGCCATGCACAGCGCCAAGATTTTCCGGGTCAGTGTGGAAGTCGTTCATCCATGCGTTCATCATACACAGAATGTATGACGCGATTCCACGCAACGCCTTTTGCTCAATCATCTCACCGTTCCTCCTTGAACCAGCGGACGAACATCCGCTTATAAATATCCATGTCGTCCTCTTCTTGCCCGCTGATGACCAAGATGTCCGAGAGATAAGCGCCACCAACGCAAAATGCGTTCCAATATTGCGCGGTGAACTCAATCCAAACATCCAAATTCCCAGAGCCCTCGAAATAACGGTCTTTGACTCTGGCATTCAGCGAAATTTCCGCATTTGCCCGAATGATTTCCGGGTTTCCGCCCGAACGCTTCATGTCGGCAACCAGATTTGCGGCACTCTTGGCATAGTAGCTTGCTTCCTCGTCGCCGTCCATCTCGCGAATCAGCCGCCGGACGTTCGGAGCATCCGCAATGCAGATGTGCCGCTTCATTTCATCAGTGAACTCAACCTTCATGGTTCCGTTCCTCCTCATTTTTGGAAAATTTCCGCATAAGAAAAAGGCTATCCGCAAAAGATAGCCTTTCCATGCCTTGTTATTTTATTCTGCTTCCCCTTTGTACCAGTCCCGGATGACTTCTACACAGTCGCCCCGGTTAGTCCACGGGACAGTTCGTGTCGCCAACAGCTTTGGCTTCTCATCGTGGTCTAATACCTTGATGAGAAGCACCCCCTGCGTGTAGAGTTCTCCTTTCTCCACAAAGAGATCATACTCTTCTTTTGACAAGGCAACAACAGGATGGGCGTAAGGCCACAACATAGCTTTCTCCATTTCTGGTTTGTGAGGTTTTCCTTCCCCTCAATCATTCTGCTTTGGGCGACAGGAAGCCGTCCTTGGTGAGTTTGCGGGTTAGAGCGTTGCGGACGTATACAGCCCGTTTCTCTCCTGTTTTCTTTATGGCTTGTTCGAGACACCCGTTCATTTTGCTATCAGATTTTATTCTGAACGAGAACACCTGATAAGTGCTTTTATCATACGCCATTTGTTTTTCTGAAACTGCCATTCTCATCCCTCCCAGATGATTCTACCATAGGGGAGGGGAGAAGTCAAGGCAAAATTTCCGCATCTATACGCCCTGCAAATTGCGCATAGAACGTCGGGCACTCCGCCTTCAGCTTGCACTTTGCTTCTTCTGCAAAGCGCTTTGCCTCCTCGTATTTGCGCAAGTCCTCCCGGAAACGGGCATACTCTTGCAAATACGCAGACACACGCGCCTCCTGCTTAGGAGACAGCTTGACCTTTTCGGCTTCTCTCGTGCACGGGGAGTAGCCAAATTTGCGGACGCCACGCTTAAACTCCGCGACGTCCACCCAGATTTCCATGCTGCACTTGCCGTCCATACACAGGACATACTGCAACATGACGTTATCACCGGGGAAACGAACGCCCTCAATTTCCTTCCCCATTTTTCCTCCTCCTTATTTTTCCGCATTAGCGGTAGTCATAGAGCCTCATTGCAAAATTTCCGCATTGGAGAATTTGCAAAAATTCCGCATTGGCTCCTGCGAACGTCCGCATTACAGAAATTCCGCAAAATTTCCGCATAACACGGGCGCTCATAGGAACCAGCCGAAAATCTCCGCATTAGTGAAATTTCAAAAATTTCCGCATTGGAGACTTTCGGTATGAAATTTCCGCATTACCCCTTGAAGCCGAGGCGTGCGCCTACAGCTTCAAGGAAATCAATCTCCCCCCAATAGAAGTCGTCATAATTGACTCCTGCCAGCACACCAAGCGTGCGGTAGAAGCCTTCTGGCAAGGCCCACCAGCACGTCGCTTTGTCTGCAACAGCAAACATCTGCGACGTGCTGAGGCAGACCATATCGCCATACACCTCATTGCAGAACTCACCCATGTAAACGCCGCGCGCCAGCTCATCAGAAGAGCAGAGCGCACGGAAACTGTTCTGGTCAATGCCCGCCTTAAGAATATAGGCGGGCAGATAATACTTTGCCATAAAAACTCCTCCTTGCAATTTTCCGCCTATTGCGCTATAATAGCGTTAGGCTTTATCGGACGTCCGACGCGAACCGGGCGACCGAGAAAGCCTGCCCGGTGAAGGGCAGACGGGTGTCAGAGAACGACCTGCGGCAGGTAGCTGCCCGATGCGCGGTCGTAGTGCATCAGGGTCAGGTCAATGCCCCAATACACGCAGCCGCTGATAACCGCCGCCACGCAGGCCGTTAGCCCCGTGACATAGACGACGAGAGGGCGATTCCCCTCCCAGAATTCGTCGTCATTGTCGTCGATGCTGACCGCATTGTACCTCGGCCTATGCGAGATATGCGACCCCACGCGGGTATCAAGGAACGCATCGACCGTCCGCGACATGGCGCGAAAGTCCGTGGGATCCACCACCTGCGGGAAAATGAAGTCGCTGACAGGCATGTCGTGCCGTCCAGCACAAAGGCCGACAACGACGGCATTTTCCGGGATTGTATAAGCCTTTTCAATAGTCATAGTGATACCTTTCTCCCCTTTGCGCTGGGGATTGCGTGGTTACTGGGCATAGTCTGCCCGTGTGAAGGTACACTCATAGCGTGAAAATTTCCCGCATTTAAGTGTGCCCTCAGACGGGAAGGCAAAACCTTCCCAGAAATTGCGTCACCGATTGCATGGTACACTCGTGCCGTTTGAGGTGGGGCATTTATAGCCCAAGCCAAGAAGCCTTCTGTCCGTCCTTTGGCATGAACGAGGGACAGCATAGCTGTCCGCTTTGTGCTTCTTTGGCAGACGTCGCCCGCATTCTTCAAGTCTGCCGATTAGGGTAGACTTGTCCCTTTGCGGGCGGGTATAAACCAATACCACGATCGGTGCTTTGGCTGCACTGCAATACAGCCCCACGAATGTAGTTGTCACGTCTGAGGCGTACAGGGGTAAACTATCCCCGTATGACACTCATGCCCAGATTCCGGCAGGGTACATTGTCCCTGCGAAGTCAAAAAAACATTCGCGCAACGTGCGTGATTCGCCACTCAGCGATACAGTACGCCCGTAAAGGGATGCAGACGATTGCAGGGCATAGCATGGACGGCAGGCCGCGCCCATGTTCGGCAGACCAATTCTTGGAACGCCGAACGTTTTTGGGTACAGCAAACACACGCCACGCGCAACCCGGAACGCCTGAATAGACGCGCTGGTGAACGCTGGTTATGGCACACGTCCGTACAATTTGCCCACGGGATAGACCCGTGGGCTGGGGTTACTTGTCCCACTTGGGGACAACCTGCGCAATCGGCTCGTCAAGAACGATTGACGTCAGGGCAGGCATGAGAACCTTCATGAAAGTTTTTTCGTTATTTACAAACTTGCTTTCCTTGTTTCTCACGCTGGACAGCTTGCAAAGAATAGAGTTGATATGAATAGACTTGACAAGCAGACCAGCACCGGGGAAAAGCTGGTCAACCAGCGCCTGCAAAGCAGACTTGACCTTAGTCTTAGAAAAGGCTTCCTCTTCCTCCTCTTTCAGTTCCTGCCGACGGATATACCCGACGGCTTGGCGCATTGCCTCAGTGAGGCGTGACTTTTGGACTTCGTCCATCTTGTCAAAAATGACAGCATGGGCGGGGATCACGGCGAAGTCGTCTTTTCCCTTGACCAAGCCGGTTTGGGGATCCTTAAAAACGCGAACGTCAAACTGATACCAGTCGCAGGCAATCAGATCGCGGGTACTATGAGCGCGGATCTCGTGCATGACGACCTCGTTCGCCTTGTTAACGACGGCTTTCAGCGCTTGCAGGTTCTCAGGCGAAAAAACAGTGCTTGCCTTGTCAAACGCTGCGGAAATACCCGCATGGATCGCAAGATACCGTTCGACACCGAGAATTTCAGGAACACGCTTCTTTTCAATAGCCATAATAAAATACCTCTTTCCTTTTTTTTGTTCGCGAATCGTGCAACCAGCCTTGCTTGCTACAATCAATTATAGTTGTAGACGTTCCCGTCTGGGAATTCTACAGATACAGTCTCCCCGCTGTAGGTGTAGACTTTCAGCTGATCGGGCTTGACGTTTTGGGATAAACCCAAAAGCAGACCAGCGACGAAAACCAGTACAAGCAGACTAATAGCGCGAACCTTTTTCATACAATCAACCACCTTTCGTTGTTAAGCAAGGCTGGTTGCACGATTCGCAATTTTACAGTTTGCCCGTGGGCAAATTGTACGGACGTGCTTAGTATATACTGCTGCCGTTGTGCGTCTCACGACGTGGTAAAGGCATTATGTCAAGGTACGCATGGCACCGTTGCACGTCTCACGACGTTAATCAGCACAATGCTGCTATCATTGCTTGTAATCAATCACATGATATACAAGTGGCATATCATCACAGGTATGCTATCAATGATAGGCGGCATATCGTAGGCCAGCCGCTAACCTATCTGATCGGGCTGGGGCTTGTGCCCTTGCCCTTGCAAGCCCTGCGACTTGCTACACTCAGAGTATATCACACCCTGCGACTTTTTGCAAGCCCTTTTCCGGATTTTTTTGCGATTTTTTCAGGACTTTATTTTATAACGTATGTTATTCATCAATAACCCGGAAACGTTCGTCCTTGGAGGCGAACGATCCGCGCTGGGGATCACCGAAAACAAGCGGAAAAGGCGAACAGCTTGAAAAAGGAATTTTCGAGTTAGACCATTTTCTATCAAATGGGAAATATTAGGAAAGCGAACCGGCTGCAATCCGGCATATAATAGTAGGGATCACGCCACACTGTCCAGCGCCATATGATTGCATGGCGCTGGATGAAGCAACCCAATATTTCCCAACAAGTAAGGTTCACCATTTTCTTCCATTTGAACCTTTCAAATATAGAAAATCGAACATGGAAGAAAAAGGAATCTCACGCGCGCGCGTATAATCTAATGTAGCTTTACCTTTTGGGTTAAAATATCACGCGTTATTTACTGGTAAAATAGTGTAAATCACTTGTAACGGGCTGCAAGTCTGGGGATCATATCAATATAAGGGTTGATCTGCAAGCGCTTATAAGGCTATTTTCAATCGTTTTCGTATGTATATCCGTAAACCGTTGATTTTCCTGCATTTACAGACGACCAACAACTGAATGCGGTCAATTCATCGAAAATTTTCGTAAAACAACGAAAACGAAATAATTCTATCAAATGGAAGAAAAAGGCGAACCGATGCAGTAGGATCACCATTGCATAGCAAAGCAGTAGACTTTAGCGTGATAAAGCATACACAATCAATAGGTTTTAAGTTAAAATTGCGAATAAAATCATAACTGTTTTTGTTTAGATGGATGAAACATAAAATGCAGTAATAGTAAACAAGAATGGATATAAAATCATAAACAACTAAAAGCAGTCAATAACCGGAACGGATGAACGGGGGAAGGGGTGGAGATGGAAAAGAATAGAAAAGAATAATTATGCAAAATGTAAACGCTTTCATGCAAAAGCGGAAAATGTCAATGAATGGTAAATGCCAGTATCTGGATATATAGAAACATGCCTATAAACGCGAATTGTACAAAATGGGCATTTACGTCTAATTCAAATTCACCAGCGACGATTGCACTATACCAGTCATCTGTACTTCTCCCAGAACCAAAATGAACACAGCACAGTTCTCGTAGGTTATTTTCCAGCCATGCTTAAAACGGATTTTTAACCGTCAGATTATCTGCCAGATGAATCATTGCACAGTCTATTGAATGCCTGTTGTTTGCTGTGGAATTGGTGACTGTTTGATTTGATATGGGGGTATGAGGGATGTATTAAACCGTGGAAAAGTGCTATGGCTATTGGACGCAATAGTCATGGGGCTTAGCCTGTGTCTATTAAAGACCTATGTCTTATTTATCCTTGGTACAGCATAACTTATGTTCGGTGGATTATATATTTCTCTATTAACTTATATATATAATGAAAGATGGGTTTTTAAGACAAATAATATTTAATTCTACATATTGTATAATATTATATATTTATATTGTGCAATATATACAAAAAGAGATATAGTGTATAAGGGAACTATCTCTCTTAAAAATAGAAGTTGTGATAGAGCTTTATCTAATAGAACTCTATCTACTAAGTCTTATGCTATATTATAAGCTAAAGCTATTAGAACCCTATTACCATTATACACTATATCTATAATAAAGTTTATATATATTATCTATTGTATAAAATAGCCTAAGCTGTATTATGTGCTTAGGCTATTTTATATATAGAACTCTTATACACTAAAGCTATAATAAAGTATTGTTTAAGATATATATTATCTAATAAAGCATTAGTTTCTAAAGAGACTTAAGTTCTTAACCTCTAACTGATATAGTTTCTAATATATAGGACTGATTTCGATGAATGATAGGTGCGGTATTTCGCGGGGATTCTCGGATGTTCCCAACTATCCAGAAATCAAGTACAACAATTCAACATACGGTAGGGTATACGTTGAAACTGAAAAGAGGATGGGAGAAGTACCGTGGTGGAAGGCAAGGCAGGGCTTTGAGATGCGCGGCTTTACGTTCTGAGCGAATGGGTTTTACGCTGATGGGGATGGCGGGTGGGATACTGATGAGTAGGAGCACGGTTAGTGGTGTGTCTGGAACAACGTTGTAGAGACGTGCTGGAGAACGCTCTGAGCGCTTCTGGACGTGCGGTAGTGGTTTTACCATCCAGAAGCTGGAGCGCCTCAGAAAGGCGTTTCTGTCGATATATGACCGTGTGGCGGGAGAAGAGGTCTGAACGGCAGAAGATAGAGACGGTGAAGTGACTGCGGTACAGGGCAGTTGGGACAACGATGGCCGTTTGAAGAATTTCGATAAGTGACGGTCGATGTTGCCTGTGTTGGAACCAACAAATTCAGGTTGTCTGAGATTCTTAATAACTTTACAAGGAGTTTGATTACTCTGAGGCGTTCTGGCTTCGGAGGTGGAATTATCCCACTTTACCGCTGGAAGCGCTCAGAACATCAAAAACTCTGCGGTGTTACTGCATTTTCAGACAAACGCAATAGTGGGCTTGTCTCTGCGTGATTATGAAGCGGTTTCTTCTTGCGACAAATCGAAAGCTGTCTATAAAAGATGAAGCCTAACGATGACTCCGCGATTCACAGAGTCACCATTAGAGCACGGTCATATTCAAGTTTTTCAATCAGCCGTCGTAAAGAAAAGAAAGTATCAAAGAAAAGAAAATCAAAGAAAAGAAAGATAGAGATTATCTTATAAGCTATATCTTTATTATATTATAGGGGGGGTGGGTCAGGTAATTTCTTCCAAAAACATGGACAAAAAAGAAGGGGTCGGCATTTTACCGACTCCTCGATGGAGATTACTTCTGCTCTTCCGGCTGACGCGGTTCACCGCAATTGAGGCAGAAGAGATGGTTCGGTTCGTTGGTGCACCCACAGTGTTGGCAGACCCACGGTTCCGATATGTTAAAAACAGCACTGCCGTATGTCGCGGCTCTTCTTACTTTTGCCCTCCGTTTACTTGTGCTTGCCGCACTGAGCGCAGAGCATGTCGGTTTCGTTGTTCACATGCCCGCAGTGCTTGCAAGTCCACGGCCAGCTTTCGCCGCCGTCGTCAGAGGCTTTTGTCTCTTCTTCGGGCGACGAGGCATTAGAATGTGGAACAGCCTCGACGATAGGGAACTCATGGACAGGTGTCCCGTTTGCAATGGCGATAAGAATGCGGTTTGTTTTCTTCTGCTCTTGAAGAAGCAACTTCTGTTGCGCCTGTGCTGTGAGGTCAGGAAGCGCGGCGACGAGAATTAGTCCTAATGGGCCTGTCAGAAAACAGAGAATACCGTAGAGAGAACCATCGTAGCCCTTTGCAACGGCAGCGACGTTTGCGTTGACGGCAAGAACAACATCGAGAACGATGGCGGCAAGGATGATGATAAGCGTGATTTCCATCTGTGTTTCCTCCTGATGTGTATTTTATTGCTTGTGTTCACCGCATTGTGAACAGTAGTCGAGTATGTTGGCATTCATCCGCTTGCATTTCGGGCAAACCCAATACTTACTGCCGTCGAATGGACGATATTCTTCGGGCGGCGTGTCCTCGGCTGTTTCAGCGGTAGGAGCATCGGAAGCAGGGAGGCTGTCAGTGCCGATGAGTTTTTCGAGAAGTTCATTTGTCTTCTTCTGAAGCTCGTTTGCCTTTTGCTGCTCCAGAAGGATCTTCTCCGAAGTACGCTGAAGTTCCTGATTGGGGAGTGCAATGACAAGAAGAAGCCCAAGTCCGCCGGAGAAGAAGCAAAGCCACCCATAGAGGGAAGTGTCGTAGCCTTTATCGTTGGCAACCACACTGGCTTGTACGGCGAGAATGATGTCCACTATGACGGCAAGGATGATTATCAACGTGGCTATGTCCATCTGTATTCCTCCTGAGATGTTGGTGTGTTTATTTAACCCGATGCAGGGTCGTGACGATTTCCTCGTTCCCGCAAACGAACACGGGCGGTATCCATTTCAGGATGAGCTTCCGGTCGGTGCTGTCCCGTGCGCCTGTCCAGAAGTGATGCCAGTGGGCGCGGCGGATATGCGCGACGGGGGAGGCGTGAGAGCGACCTTCCTGCGTATTGGTACGCGCATTGTGTTCCTTGACTTCTGTGTTTCCTTTTCGGATGACTGCTCCGATGCGCTGCCCGACGACGGTGTAGGACAGTTTACGGGGAGGCTTGTCCGCAATGTAGTTGGGCTTCGCGGAAGCCTTACGCGGCTTTCGGTCGTAATCAGGTTCTTCTGCACAAAGGTATAGAAGAACGTTGATGATATGGGAGACGGTGTTGCGTATGCTATCCAGACCGTAGTCCTCGATATTGACGTCTTCGGGAGTGTTTCGTTTCGCGGATTCCTCAAGCGCCAGAAGTGAGTTATCAAATGTATCGAGAAGAGGGCATGGGGTTGACTTGGCATAAACACCATCTTCACTGATGAAGAGAAGACGAAGCTCGCGCCATTTGTTAGCGTTGTCGTACTCAATCCACGCGAAGAATCCACTGTAATCATTTTCGGAAATCAGAAACGGCATATCAACAAAGACGCATGGAACTGGCAGACGAAGCAGAATGTCTGATGGGAGAGTCCCCTCGAACGGCTGCTTAATAAGCGTCTGGAACAGGTCTTCATCGAAAGAAAAGATTTGCTTTTCTCGCCGCCAGATATATGCGGCAGTCAATGGCGCAAGGTCTTTCACGGTGTCTATCGTCAGCCGTTCCTGTCCGTACTCTTCACAAAGCACGGAATATACTGCCGCCATTGGCAAGGCACACCAGTCAGGCCACTCGCCGTCTGCTTCGAGTTCAGAACGATGGGATTCTATCAGTGAGATGCGCTTGATGGCAGTGGGGTGACGAGACAATGTGTTGATGACAAACTGTTCTGCGTAGTGCATTGTGATTCCTCCTTGTGTCTTATAAGAAGTATACATTGCGGAGGGCACACTGTCAAGAGTTTGCAGGATGACGGCATACAAATTGTGCAAAAAGTTCTAAAAAATTTCGAGAAAGCCGGAACTGCGACGTGAGTAAGCGCACTTATAACAACCAGAAGTTCGCTTCGCAAAAATTTGAAGGGAGAATGCACATGAGTCAATTCGAGAACGACATCCGCGAAATGATTTCTGAACTTTGCGACGGCATTCAGTCATTGCTGGACAGCTTGCCGGGAAATGAAGCTCAACACAAACCCAGTCAGTCGGAGAAAACAACCTGCCCAAATTCTGCGACGGCAGCACCGATTTCTTCACCTGCCCAAACTATGCGAAAAAATAGAGATGCGCGAATCTATGTCCCTGCATCCGAGACAGAGAAGGACACTTTGAGCCTGTCTCGGCCGATAACATATTCGGAGTTTGTGTCACTTGCGCAGGCGTATATCGAGCAGAAGTATGGCGCGAAAATTTCAAGCGCTCACGGAGAATGCAGTGACGGCATGTTCTCTGTGTCGTTTCTTGACGCGCCTCAGGAGGAATCGGACGCCCATGCCAAAGTGATGTACATTGTAACATATGATCTGCATGGAACGATGCGAATTGCAGCCTATGCGCAGAAGAACCGGACGGAAGTTAGTTTTCTTTCGCAGTAATTGAAACGGAGGACAAGAGAGTGAAGAACGAGAATGTGGTGGCGGATGTGACCGCCGCGAAGAATCATTACGACAGTGCGCTGCGAAGCGGAAACGGCGTAGCGACGATGAAGCAGCGGCTCATGAACGTGCTGTTCAACAACGTGAATGACGTTTTGGAGGCGTTCAAGTTTGAAACAGAACTTACTGAAGAGCGGCTCAAGAATGAGCGATTGCAGAAGGATATGGAAGCCTTGCAGAACGCACTGGAAGAGGCTGACAAGGAGAATGAGACGCTTCGAGCCGTAGGCAAGAAGGGCAAGGAGAAATCCGGTGGTACAACTTGAAGATTGACACCATCGACTTATCCTATGCGCCGTTGAATGACGTGCAGGTGTTACGGGCGCTGATTGCGTCTCCGTATACTTACCACGGCATAGGGGTGCATGAAGACATGGAAGAACTCATCTGCATGTATGCAGACCTTGACCGCCTGATTCGTGAAACGCCACTGACGAAATCCGAAAGAGCTGTATTGGAAATGCAACGCAGCGGATACGACTCGAAGGAGATTGCGGTGGAGAGAAAAGTGTCGGTACAAACATGTGACAAACTGTTTTCCCGCGCTGTGGAAAAACTCGCGGAGCAAGCAAAGCAGAATTGGAAGATAAAGAACAGGAGAGTAGAAAATGGCTAATGTGAACGGTATCTTTGAAACGGCAAATCGAAAGCTCGAACAGTTCCTCTATGCACACAAGATTGTTGCGTGCGGTCAGCACAAGAGCGATGATGCAATGAACGTGTGGGAGTATCAGCGCACGCCGGAGCTGGAACGTGTCGTGGCGGAATACAAGGCGCTGTACACAGTTCCGGCACAGGAGGCATAAGATGAACGAGCCTGCGTGGATGGAGCTTGGCTATGTAAGTTCCATTGAATTTGAAACAGACGCACTGAATAAAGCCACGTTGGATATGCTGTGTGGAAAGACAACAACTGACGCGGTTTGCAAAAGGGAAGACAGCACTATCACCATGACCTGTCGTCATAAGCAGCTTGTTCTTCCGAACAGCAAGGTTGTTGTTGAGTATACGGTTCCTCATCCGGAGCGCATCGACCGCTTTGGAAATGTGACGGTCGTGACATGGGACGACGGGAAGAAGACGTCGGTCAAGCTACCGGAAGGTGCAACGTATGACGACCCGTATCAGGCATATCTGGCGGCACTCGGCAAGCGGCTCTACGGATCGAACGCGAAGCTGCACCGCGAAGTGGATACGCACCAGAGCGCGTACCTGCAAGCACAGAAGGACGCGGAGATTGAGAAGAAGCAGCGGGAGAATCGGCAACGCGAAGAGCGCAATCACCGTCGCAAGGTTCGAGCGATGGCAAAGCAGATGCGGCTGGAAGAGGAAGCAGCATTTTACAACAAAATAAAGAAGGACGAAGAAAAATTCCGCAAGATGATTGAAGAGAAAGCAAAGGGTGAACCTGTTTGCGATAAGTGCTGTAAAGGGGAATAAATATGAGCGTTTGGCTGGAAGTTGGACATGGGTATAAGGTGTTTGGGGAAGAACCGGAATCTTATGTCGATTCCCGCTTCCTTGCCCAAATACAGAAAGTTTGTGGATGCCCGGAAGTGAAAGTGGCTTCACTTCCGGGTGAAATCCCCGGTTGCCTAAAGGTAGGGCTTGTGTTCGGTGAGAAAACAGCGGATGCACAGCGGGCGATTGACCTGTGGAGTTCGTGCGGCTCAGACGTCAGCTATGCGTATATGCGCCCTGACGCGCAGGCTGTACACTTTTGCGAACGGGTGAAGAGTATGATGCAGACGTGTGACTGGGTATATGTGCTTGTGCCGGAGACATATCTGCTGCGGGATTTTGAAGAGTAATCATGATGGGGAACAGGTGGTGAGATGATGGCGGTACGCTGTAAAATACGACAGCCGAACGGGAAAACGTTCTACGCGCTATCACCAAGTATTCGAGGGAAGGACAACTACGATGCAGTAATTCAGCGTCGGTAGAAGGTCGCGGAAAGTCTTATTACCAAATGGAAAGACCAGTGCGAAGATAACTGGATTAGCGATAAGGACAGCAAGACATCAGGAGAATCGCGTGTCAAGTATTTCTTGTCAGGCGTTGCCTACTATCTGCTGTTTGGCTTGTGCGATGGAATGGAATCCTACTACAAGCACAGACAGATACCACAGCGCGAACTCCCTCTTTCAGCGGTAACGGAAGCAGCGGTTGCAAAAGGAAAGAAATGCTTTTGCGAGAAACAGCCCTATGCGAAAGCACGGAAGCTGTCTCCCGCCGAAAAGTATCAAGAGCTGATAGACGAAGGCCATGTGAAGAAAACAACGCGTGCGGTCGTGAACACAGAGAATGTGTTTGTCTACGATGGAGTGCGGTGTCGGATTTCGTCAGAGCTTTGCCCACAGTACAGCCCGACGGAGACAAAAGAGGGGCTGATGTACGGGATGGATTACATCAACTGCATCCTGATGGATGATAACGAGATTGCCTTTTACGACGCAAACATGGACTATATTCCCGACGAAGCAATTGAAACGATTGTGCCGATATGAGATTTGCGAATGTGGCCGAGTCTGGTTTATGGCGGCGCACCTGAAATGCGCTGACGGGCAACCGTCCATAGGTTCGAATCCTATCGTTCGCGTTGTCGCCTACGACGGCGGAAAATAAATAGTCGGTTATGATTGCTGGCGCAGCTTCACAGGAAACTGGGGAGACATCAAGTGCAGCCAGCATGAAGCGGAGTGCGCAACGCTCTGACGGGTGAACGAGGTAAGCGCATACCGATGACTTCCCCGCGTTTTTAAGACAGAGGAAATATCAATGGATTTTGGCAAAGCGAAAAAGAAAATGTGGTATGTCTGGGTGGACGATGAACGTCCTGTCCCGGAGATGGACAGAGATAAGTACGCGGTAATTATCTGTCGTACTTACGCGGCGGCGATTGACGCAATTCGCCTTCTTACGGAAACGAATGAAGCATTCATCATCGACCTTGACCATGATCTTGGAGAAAAGAAAACGGGGTACGACATCGCGAAGTACATTGTGGAGCATGACGTGCGCAAGGTGAATGTGTTTGTCCATACAATGAACCCAGCGGGGAGGCACAATATTGTGCAGTTAATGGAGCATTACGGATATACATCCTGATAAACAGGGAGAAGGAGAAGCAAATGACAAGAGCGCATATCAAACTGGAGACAACACCGCAGGTGGCGGTGTTCACAGCACAGATGGGAAATCTGCCGGGAGATGAAGCGTATGTGGTGAAAAATGCAACAGGGAACTTCCGGGTAGACGCGAAGTCCCTGCTGGGAATGATGTATGCGGCATCGACATTCAGCAATGAAATGTATCTGGTGAACGAAACGAACGACGGGAACTTCCCTGTGTTTGTAGATTCCTATCGGGCGCTTTGAAAAAGAACGGGACTTGGCACGACGTCCCCTGTCGTGTGGTAATGTTTGCAAGTCATGGCGGAGTGGGAGCCGCCGCAGGGGTCTGCCCGACAAAAGTCTTTATGGGGGATAAAAAGCTGGCGTGACGCCAACTGGACAGACCCAATTGTGGAAGTCAAGCGTGTCCACCCTCTGGGCGCACCGTAACAGCCGGATAAAGATTGCTTTTGAGGAGGAACAGCACGATGATTGTTTCGGGATTGGCTTCGTTTGAAGACTTGTTGCTGAGCATGAAGGACAAGTATGAGAAGCTAAACAAAGAGTGCGAAGCGCTGCGCGAAACGCTGAATGCTTACAACGAAGAGGATGAGGTTCGCAAACGTGACGAGCGGATTCGAGAACTGCAAGAGCGTTCTCTGTATATCTTCTCAGAAGAAGAGAGCAGAAATGACAAAGAATTTCGGAAGGCACATTGGCACTCTTGCGAGAACAGCGGCGTTTTTGATTATCGGATTGCTGGGACTGGGGTTGAGAATTGCATTGCTGTGATTTGCCCTTTTTGCGGGAAGAGTAAAGACCTCGTGGTGGACGCAGGGAATTGGTAAGGTACACGGCGGCGGTGTGGTTATCGGTGAGATAAAGGTGTGTATTTTCAAAACCGAGCCGCCGCATCAATATTGCGGAGTGTATGGTAAAGGAAGCCGGGTTGACTCATACTCAACAGATGCAGGTTCGAGTCCTGCCTCCGCACAAGTTTTTTTTGGCTGGTTTCGGGTCAATAAGATAAGCGCAGCGATGCGTATAAAGCATATTGGGGAGAAGCTGATTATCTTCCTGTGTGCGGCTGCCTTCGGACAGCTTGACGGAAAACCAATATCGGATATATTCTGCCTTCTTCGCGGAGCCGATCGGTGAGCGAATGGCGGGACAGGCATTTGGGAGTGAGTGCTATATCGCAGAAATGCGTGATGTCCGAGTTGATACATGGTGTGAGCGTCGCAAGCGCAAGCGCTGTGCATATCTCAAAGAAAGCATCGAACTGCGAAAGCATGGTGCGCTTTGAGAAGAGGGGCGATAGCAAGCCTTGCAGGACGGCGGTGACTGGGGCGTATCCAAAAGATACGCATGGTCAGACGCATACCCTGCCGTTCAGAAAAATCAGCATCAAAGCGAGCATACTTTTGATATTTAAGAAGAAAGCAAAAGTGTGTGCGACCATAAGGAAACAAGCGACTTATTGTCCTGAATAAGATGGACACGCATGAAGCTCGCAAGGCGACATGTGAGAAAGTACAAGTATGTGCAACCGTAAGAGCCCGCAAGCTCTGCATCCCGCAAGGAGCGATGTGCTGAAAGGAAATCTATAACGCCTTATGGTAAGAGTTTGCTGGCTTTCGCAAAACCAGTGTCGCTGCCGCTTACAGTTTAATCGGCTGTGTGTCCACCAGCTTCCAACGGCTGGAGATAGCGGTGTGCAGGAGCAAGGACTCATCCCTGCATGAAATGTTTGTCGCATTGGGTTCGCGCTAAACTTCCGCCGACCTTGCAGAAGAGCAAGGGTATGCGGCTTGTGTTGCGACTGATAAATAGCAAAGTAAGCGCGAGTTATGCGGGATTGGTGTAAATGGCAGCACGAGTGACTTCCAATCATTTAGTGCCGGTTCAACTCCGGTATCTCGCTCCACATCGCTTATAAGCTGCGGGGTCGCTCCCCTCCGACAGCCGGACGGAATGAACGAACCGATAGAAAGTGACACGACGGAAAGCCACGCCGCGAAGTCCTATGGGTGAGAGGGCGCCTTGGGCAGAGGCAACGGACATAGAAGAGCCGAAAAATCTGCCCACCATTCTTCTGGAAGTGAATATACGAATGGCAAAGGAAATCCGCCGAAAGCCAGCCCCAGAACCGCCGAAATGGTTTTGGTGGGCAAATGACGCTTGCCGTGGCTGTAATCGCAAGCGGCACGGATGCCGTGGATGCAAGCGTTTGAAAGAAATGCGGGCAGAAGAGCGGGAACGCCGGGAATGTAAAGAAAAATCACGGCTTCACAGCGAAGCGTTTCAAGAAGAAACGTAACAACTTTGTAACAAATCTGCGCAGCGTTGTCTGCGCCTTTGTATGGGGATGGTGCAATGGCAGCATGGATGTCTCCAAAACATCGGACGGAGGTTCAACCCCTTCTCCCCATGATAGAGCAAGGATGCTGATGATTCTTGCGGAACTTGTAAACGGTGTATGATAAAAAAAGAGGCTCTTCCTCTTTGCAGAGAAAGAGCCTGCGGTCATCGGAATAACCGCATTAGCAGGTCTACAATGTCAAGACATGTTGAAATTAAGTCTACGACTTTGCCAAACTGCTTCAGAAGCTATTCCAATGTCGGGCTTACCGCAATGTATCCCTTGTCGATTAGCAGCTACAAGAGCCACTTCCCAACACGGGTGGCGGTAAGCACATGAGATATAGTTGTCATGAGCGTTCCCTCCTTTCCCGATTGTCGGATGAGTGCGTCATCCGCATCTATATCATACACCTTTTTGGGAAGCGTTGCAAGTACCTTATGCAGATTCATTCAGAGCTTTGCTCGCTGTCCATCACATCGGGCGTGATGGGCATATACACGCTTGGCGCAATGGTTAGCGTATCCGGCTTATATCCGGACGGTTCTGGGTTCGAGTCCCAGAGCGTGTACATGGGGCTGTGGTGTAATGGCAACACAGCGGCTTTGCAAGCCGTTATTCCGGGTTCGAGCCCCGGCAGTTCCATGTTTTTCTTGAAAAGACGATGTGGCGGAATGGCAGACGCGACGGACTCAAAACCCGTTGGCAGTGATGCTGTAAGAGTTCGACTCCCTTCATCGTCATAAAAAATTTTAGCAACCCGAACCAATATCCACTTTAATCGCACCTATAACAAGCGGAACCCAAAACAAAAACAAAGGAGTGCTACACAATGGGAAACATGCTTCGTACCTTTACCGATGAACGCTTTGGTTCTGTCCGTACTGTCCTTCGAGATGGCGAACCGTGGTTCGTGGCGGCGGATGTGTGCCGCGCGCTGGAATTGAGCAATCCGACGGTTTCCGTTGGGCGACTGGACGATGATGAACGGGCTAAGTTGAACTTAGGTCGTCAGGGTGAAGGAACCATCGTCAGCGAGCCCGGTCTGTACGCCCTCGTCCTCGGTTCTCGCAAACAGGAAGCGAAAGCCTTCAAGCGCTGGATTACGCATGAGGTCATACCTGCTATCCGCAAGCATGGTGGATACCTGACCCCGGAAGCAATTGAAAAGGCAATCACGTCTCCCGACTTCCTTATTCGATTGGCGACAACGCTCAAAGAGGAACAGGAGAAGAACAGGGAACTGGCACAGGAGAATGCACAGCTTACAAAAAGAATAGAGGAAATGACGCCTGATGTGGAGCTGGCACAAGCGGCACTGCAATCAGGGGAGGCCGACGCAATTGGGAATGTCGCTGATATGTACGGAACAACGGCGCAGACGCTTAACAAGATCCTGTGGTATAGCGGGATTCAAAAGAAGGGGCAGAATGGCAAAGCACGGTGGGAACTCACTGCAAAGTATGCTGAAAAAGGTTATACGGATACATATGCCGTGTCTGTTTCACCGTGGAAAAGAGCATGGCAGATGAACTGGACGTTCCGTGGAATTCAGTTCATTTATACATTCTTCAAAGAAAATTTCGGTCTGTACCCGATGAAATACTGGCACTTCGACGGGACTGATGTGAAGCCGAGCGCCGTCTTGAAAGAACTCAAAAAGAATTGGAAACCTGAAAACGAAGAAGGAGTGGCTGCGGTATGACAACGTATGAAAAGATTAAGAACTGTGGGACTGCCCGGTGGGTATGTCCCGTGTGCGGTGGTCATCGTGACGCGAAGGGCAAAATGTGCGAGAACTGTCGGAAGAAATTCCGGGAAGAGAACATCGGACAACCGGGGTGCCGGAAGGTAAAACGCCCGTCTCGTGAAACGCTGAAGAAGCTCATCCGCACGGAATCGTTTGTGGGGATTGGCAGAATGTACGGTGTATCGGATAACGCTATCCGAAAGTGGTGCAAGGCAGAAGGTCTCCCTGTTGGCAACCGTGAAATTGGTGGTTATTCTCAGCGCGAATGGGATGCGCTATAAGAAATGCGGACGACGCGCATGACGGTCGTGGCGGCTCGGAAAGACGAGCAATCTCATGCCGGGGCGCAAGGAATAGCGGGCGCAACGCAAGCTCGACTCCTGCCACTTGCCCAAATAAACAACAAATATTCTGGGAGTGAAAATTATGAAAGAACCAGTTTATGTCCGTATATATCCTTATAGCTTCGATAAAGAATGCTGTTTAACAATTCCAGTGGAGCTTGACAATATAACATTAAAGCAAGCTATGAAAGAGATCGACAGAAGATACCCTGACCATGACATAAAAGAGATTTATCGCGGCGACCATCTGATAGCGAGAAAACGTTATTACGGTGATTGGAAAATCAAAGACAAGTAATGGCAACTTATTATAGTTCTGTTTCTACATGGAACAGAATTATGCCTTTGTAGCTCAACAGGCAGAGCGGCTGATTTGTAATCAGCAGGTTGTGGGTTCGAGTCCCACCGGAGGCTGCGCCCCGCAAGGAAGAGGGTAGAAAGCGGGTTAAAAGTTTTATCACCAAACAGCAAAGTCCAACGAGGTGAAAGTCCTAAATGTTCTTTGCCAGAGTCCACAGCCCCTGATGGTAGGAGCGCGGATGAACCTTCCAAACCGACAAGATACAATAGGGTACTGACATATGCGGTGCGTCTTTCTTGCTGGTATGCGGAGGTAAAAGCCATCTGAAAATCCGCTGGCCAGAGCCTTGACTGTAAAGATAGGTGCGTAAACGGGCAAGCCGTCAGATGCGTTGTGGCATCGGTCTGTGCCTTGGTTTAGGGCGTGGACGGAGCAAAATACTAAACCATCAGTCAAATGTATTCGCACGGTGCTGACGTGAGGTATGTAGATGGAGGGGATGAAGCCTTCGAGTGATTCCCCTGTGAAGTCAGGCACGAAGCGTTAGAACAACATCTCCCGCAAGTTGAAAATTAGTATGAAGGGTCTAATGTGCGAATGCTATTTTGAGAAGCGGACAAGGCTTTGGCAGATGAGTTGATTCCGATGTGAGAGACGCAAGTCGATAAGACCAATAAAGAATTGGCAACAAGCTGGTGGGATGCGAGTGGCTTCTCAAATTTAAGTAGAAGTATCGAGATGAGGTAAAAGAAATGAAGTATGCGGTTTATTATGGTAATCTCTCTTACGTTGCTCGACTTCCTGCGGCGGAAGTTCTCTCAAGTCTGGCGAAGGATAAACCTTTTACTATTGTTGGTATTCGAGATGATGCACCTGACGTGATTACTGGTGATTTTCTTGGCTTTATCCTCGATTGGTATGAAAATGGCACAGTTCCTCTTCACGAGTATTCTACCTATGAAGAACGAGCACGGTTCATTGCTTTCGGGGAAGAACATCCGGCATTTAAGTATGCGGTTCATGCATTTGACGCTATCCATTGCGGTATGCTTCCGGATTGTTATCGCGATTTTGTGGTAAAGACTGAGGATGAAGGGTATGCGAAAGCTCTTGGCTTTCAGGCGGCGAAAGATGTAATTGAGCATTTTAGCGATTCATGCGAGAGCATGTTAGATGAAGCGCGTGCGCGAACTGATACTATGGAACAGGCTAATAGTTTGTACGCGGCGATGGTTGCACGAGATTCGCGAGTGGTAGTTCGCAAGATTTCTCCTACTGCGCCTGATACCATAGAAGGTTCTTTCTTTGACTTCTGCGACAAATGGGAGGTTCGGTAAGTGGATTGGCTCGCCGTGTGTTGGATTCTTATCTTGATTCTCGATTTTAAGACTTTTTTCGATGATATGAAACAGCCCAAAGACGCTCCCTGTACTTATGCGCAGATAGCCATCAGAAATTGCAAGATTTGCCTTGATAATATTATGATTATTTTTCTCTTGCTTACAGAGTAAAAATGACATAGTATACAGAAAAGTCTTAGTGACCCAATTGGTTTCTCTCATTTATCGGGGTGTGGCGCAGATGGAAGCGCAACGGACTTTTAATCCGTGGGTCGTGAGTTCGAGTCTCACCGCTCCGATATGTGTCGGCGTAGCAGAATTGGCATATGCGGCGGACTCTAAATCCGCGCTCTTGCGGGTTCGACTCCCGCAGCCGACACTTCTTTTTTATAATGACAAGTACAATGGAGGCGTTATGAGAAAAGGCTTTGATGCACTCAGCACAGAAGAAAAGATTCGACTTGTACAGGAGATACGTCAGAAAAAGATCGGGTTGCTGGACAAGGATTGGATAACGCTGTGCGAAGAGTACGAACTTGATATGAGTGCGGAAACACTACGGAAAGCTGGCGTTGGTGTACAGATGGCGGAAGAGGCGGGTATGCTGTCCTCTTCTTCTTATCAGGAAGCGATTGCAGGGAAATATGATGCAGACAAAATAGAGCGCCAGAAAATACGAGACGTCGGGAACAAACTGAATGCGCTGACGAGAAGCGAAGCAAGAAGCCAACTTCTGCGTGAAACCGTGTATACCGCAATTAGGCAGGTTACAAAAGAAAACCCGATAAAAATTCCACCCTGCAATATACCGATGCTTCGCGCTGAAAAACACAAGGAGCTTGTGGTCTGCCTTGGTGATTTCCACTACGGGGCAGACATCAATATACAGGGCTTACATGGGGAGACCATGAACCTCTACAACTCGGAAGAGTTTGAAACAAGGATGAACTTACTGAAGGATGAGATTATTCAGATTGCAGAGCGAGAACACGTTTCACTTGTGAATCTGTTTCTTGTCGGCGACTTGATAGATGGGATGCTTCGGCAGAGCCAATTGATGCGGTTAGAATTTGGACTGGTAGAATCTGTCGTTCGCTTGTCGGAGTTCCTCGCGCAGTGGATAAATGAATTATCGAATTATGGATGCGTGAAAGTTATCGGATGTACTGGTAATCATTCGGAAATTCGACCGCTTGGCTCAAAGGCGCGGGAGTTCATGGATGAGAATTTGGAAAAGATAATCTTTTGGTATCTCCATGACCGATTGGAAAATAATCAGCGAGTTGAAGTAGACGCCAAATGCGACAAAATGAAACTGGCGAAAGTCTGCGGCTATTCGTTTGTTCTGCTTCATGGGGATGCGGCGAAGTCAATTCAGGATGTAGCAAGGTCTTCCATCAATGTGTATGGGGAACCTATTGACTTCTTTGTGTGCGGTCACTTGCACAGTGAGCAAGAGATTCCCGCTGGCGTTACGCCAGACGGCAACTCGGTGATTATTCGTACTCCGTCTTTGTGCGGGCTGGATAAGTACGCATTGAGTAAGGGCTACGGCGGACGAGCGGGCGCGACGGCTATCCTGATGGAAGAGGGGTACGGCCGTCGGTGCATGTACCCAATTCAGCTTCAATGATGGCAAGAGGTGAGCGTTTTATGCTTGCCTCTTTTTCATAAATTATTTTTTGGTTTTGTCTTAAAAACAGCACCTTCATTTTATATTTATATATGTAGAGGGAGTGAGCAGAAGATGGTGAAAGCAACGGCAAACTTCAAGCTGTGTGTCAAGTGCAACCGCTCTTTACCGCTAAGCGAGTTCTACTCAAACCGCAAATGGGCAGCACAGGCGAATCATGATGCGTGGTGTCGCGACTGCTGCAACCGTTACTGCACGGATGTGGAATCCTTGAAGCAGTATTGCTATGAGAACAATCGAAAGTGGGAAGACCGATTCTGGGAATCAGCTTATAAAAAAGCGCAGTACGCATTGAGTACCAACAAGACATACATCAGTACAAAGACGAAAGCAGAGACGAAGAAGTCTATTATAGACGCTGCTACATGTCGGCAATTTTTTTCCATGATGAATGTTAAGGGTATTTACGAGTACACGGAAAACATGAACAACAAAAACGTGCTTGCCAAACGGGAAGATGAAGAACAATTGCAGAAGGCGAAATATGACCCGGTTTGGCGAGGCACGTTCACACCGAACGAAATTGCGGCGTAGAACGCCACATACGCGGAATATGAAAAGGACTTCGACCTGAGCAACGTTTCTATGCGGGACTATGCGCGCAAAGTTACAAAGGCATCACTGAATGCGGACATTGCCGAAAACAAAATGCGGCATGGGGAAATATCAGTCAGCGAGTACAAAGAAGTGCAGAAGATTTTTGACGACCTCTCAAAATCTTCCAACTTCGCGGCGTGTGCAAGAAAAGCCGGAACTTCAACTGGCTTGTCTTCACTGGGCGAAATTATTTACGCACTGGAAATCAACCATGAACTGGATATAAATCCGTTTGAGTTTCCGCCGGATGATATTGACAAGGTGTACAACGATTACGCCCATCTGGCTGCTGCCGTGGGGTCACAGTTGTAATGGCTACGGAAAGTCAAATCAGCAATGTTAGAGAGGTCAAGAATACTGAGGCGTGGACAAAACTCATCTGGTACTGGCGCACACATTAGGATGCGTTTATTGTCGATTATCTAAAAGTGCCGCTGAAAGATACACAGCGGGTAGAAGCAAGGGCCATTGGTAACGCGACCACGCTCTATCTAACGCAGTCGCGCGGCTACGGCAAAACGTGGGTCTGCGCAATCTGCGCGGTGGCGATTGCTATTCTATGGCCAAACAGTCCTATCGCGGTTGTTTCAGCTACGGCAGAACAAGCGACATTGATTGCGAAAAAAATTGAAAACGAATTTGCGATGAACCCAAATATCCGCCGGGAATTGGATTGGGGCAGTAACAAGAATCCTATCAATGTCAACCGGAGTAAGGGTGTTATCCGCTTTGCAAACCAGTCTTTCATTGAGACGTACTCACTGGGCGTGTTCTTGGGCACTCGCGCAAAGGTTATTATTGTGGACGAAGCCCCGGAAGTGAAGGAAGCGACGCTGACGAAAGTCGTCAAGCCTGTTCGCAACACGTCTCGCTCGCATTGTGTATCAATTGGAGGGATTAAGGACTACCCGTCGAAGATGGTCAGCATCACATCTGCGTGTTTGAAGTCCAACTATTTTTACAGTGCATTTTGCGACGCGGTAAAAAAGATGGGCGCAGGAGATAGAAGCTATTTTGCCTGCGCATTGAATTACGAGTCCGCTGCGCGTGTCGGAATTACGAACATAGATTTCTTCCTACAAGAGCGAGAGACGATGCCGGACATCAATTTCCAAATGGAGTACGGCACAATTTTTGTCGGAGCAGAAAGCGGGTCAATTTTTCCGTATGAGCTGACGGAGCGGTGCAGAACATTGACGGAAGTTGAAATCGCACAGCCTGCAAAGAGTACATCACAATATGTGATTTCACTCGACCTTGCAACATCGTCAGCTAAAAATGCTGACAATGCAGTGGTATGTGTTTTGAAGCTCATTGAGCGCGAAGATGGCACATACTTGAAGAAGCTGGTGTACATGCGCTCCTTCCACGGGAAGCGGTTGGATGCGCTGGCGGTTGAGATTCGGAAACTGCTTGTGAGATTCCCTAATACGGTCAAGGTCGTGTTCGACTATCGCGGACTTGGCGACGCATTCCCACAGTTCTTATCACAGCCGTGGACAGACCCAGAGACGAACCGTGAATATCCGCCGCTGGTGATTGATACGGAACGGTCAATCATTCGCGATGCTATCCCTCTACTTCGTCCGTGCACGGCGAACAATCAAATCAACCAGCAGCTTGTAACGCAGACGACGGTGAACTTCGAGCGCGAGCTGATACAGATTCCGGTCAACAGCCGATATGTTTTGGGAAACACAATTGTTGACCCAACGAAAGACAACGGCGCAGACGACGACGCAGATGATAAGGGGAAGAACAAGCCGGGGCGTGTGCTGACGACACAGGAAAAATCAATTTTTGTGGAAACAGATGCTTTGCAAATTGAAATGGGCAACGTGGTATCCAAGACGACAGCGGCTGGCTCTGTCGTATATGACACGGCAAAAGCGACGCAGCACAAGGATAGATGGTCGTCCCTGTCAATGGGATTATGGTACATCGCCGAACTGGAAGAAAAGCGGAAGAGCAGGATTGCAAGACGCAGCAGCACGGCATGTATCGGTGTTATATCAAGATTTTAAGAGGTGAAAGGAAATGGGTTTGTTTGGATAGCAATGGCAATTCCCGTTAAAACGGCAAGCAAAGCCATTGCCTGAAATACAGAAACAGACAGAGGAAGAGAAAGAAATAGCGATTGCTCCGGCAGAAAACGCCATCACAAACTTTACCGACCGAAAGATAACATTCGGCGGCAATTTGGGCGCTTATAATTATCAGAGCATCCTGCAAAACAAGCAGGTACATATCGGGCAACTGTACGCACTATCTGATTATTACTGCGACGCAGACCCTATATATCGTGGTATCATCAAAGAAGTATATACACCATTTAGTATCTGCGATGATTTCAGGCTGGTTGGCGCGGATGAGCGAGTGAAGAAAAAGTTTCTGGCGTATTACGAACGCATCGGATTTCAAAACTTTATGGAAGATGTATTTCTGGAATTTTATAAGTATGCGAACGTGGTGATGTACCTAATGCCGGATGACAGACTTGTCGTCCTGCCGATACATCTTTGCCGGATTTCCAACATCACGGTCAACGGTGAACCTGTTGTAGAGTTTAACTGCGAGGCAGTTCGCAATGATTTCTTGTCAAGGATGAAGCTCTCTATCAAGGACTTCATTGACGATGAAGATGTAGCTGTGCGGCTACACGGGTATCCTCCGGAAGTTGCGGAAGGTGTTATGCAGGCAAGCCTTCCGTGGGTGCAGCTCAATCCGGACAATACATTCGTAATGCAGGACATCAAGGAAGGATGGCTTCGTTATTCCATTCCGATGATTGCTGCCTGCTTAAAGGCGCTGGAAAAGAAGGAGCGCATTTCTAATTATGAAGATTCGTTGATTGACTTGGCTGCGCGTTCTTTCGTGCATGTACGCTACGGAGATAATACGCAGGAAGTGCTTCCCGACCGTGGTGCGTTAGGGCAGGTTGCAAGCCTATTCTCATCAGCGATGAAAGGCTCGGCACTGGCAGTGACAAACAACTGGTGCAAAGCCGAGGTGATTCAACCAAAGACGGACGACGTGTTTGAATATGACAAGTACAAGGGTGTTAATTCAGACATTTTATCCGCTGGCGGAATCTCCGGCATTATTGTTTCTGGACACGCAGAGGATGGTTCGACATTCGCGTCGGCACAGGTTTCCATGCAGACAGCAGCGCTGCGTATCAAGAAAGCAAAAAATACTTTCTGCAACATCATGAACAAAATCAATCGCAGGGTGAATGTGCGCATGGGCAATACGGTGGCGCACAGTGCGGAGGAGAAAATCCCGCGCTTCACGTTCCCACCTACGGACTTGTCCGGTTCAAAAGCGTTTCAGGAAACATGCCTGAAACTCTGGAACGAAGGCGTGCTGTCGCACGAGACGCTGATGCAGGCCTACGGTTTGGACATGAAGCAGGAAGCGGAACGCAAGAAGAAAGAAGAAATATCTGGAATCCACCAGATTCTCGCACCGTCCGACAAGGACGACTGCAAGACGCAAAAACCGGAAACAAAAGGAGACGTTGGCCGTCCGGAATTGGATGATACGGAACGTCATTCTGATCCGTCAAAGGCACTGACGGGGAAACAGCCAAAGCCCTCAAATGAAAAAGGGTCTTTGCCAATTTGAAATCGAACGAGTTGGATTCGCGAAAGCGAACCGACATCGTTTGGTGATAAAACTTTGAAGTGAGTGCGACCTCCTACGCACAGGCGGAGAAGTAGAAACGAGGTAGGCGTATGGCAAACAGCAAGCTGATGATACTGGCTTCCGATGTTGCCATGCCACAGCAGGAACACAGTGACATCTTTCTACTGATAGAGATGCGCATCCTTTCGACTCGCCCCAACGGAAACAACGAGGGTGTGACGGAAGCATTTATCGACGAGATTGTAACTCACCCGGATAAATACGCGTGTCTCCCCTTGTATGCGGATGTTACGAACTTGCTGCGGGGAGCGTACCAGCACCTTGGCCACATGTATGACTGCGACACCAATTCCTTTGGGACGAAGCAAATCGGCAGCATCACGAACCTTCACAGGGTGAATGATGAGTACGGCGTATCGCTGATTGGGCAGGCGAGAATCCCGAAGCGGGAAGAAGATGTGTGCAACGCACTGATGGAATTGTATAGCAGGGGGATACTGAAATTCTCTTTCGAGATTCAGTACGCAAGCGACGCAGCAGTAGAGGAAAATGGCGTCCTTTATGTAGACGCGAATGAAATGAATGCTCTAACAGGTGTTGCGGTTGTTTCTATCCCGGCTTACGATGAGTCGGTCGCGCTAAAACTTGTGGCACAGCAGCATGGTACGCCCTATGAAGGAAAAGCATCGGAAGCAAAAAATGAAGGAGTTGAAAATGGTATGACATTGGAAGAGGCAATGGCTTCTCTTTCCGCGAAGGATGAACAGATCGCGGCGTTGACAGCTCGCGCGGAGAAAGCGGAGAAGGAGCTGGATGAAGAGAAGGCGGCGAAGGAAGCCCAAAATGACGCTCACGGAAAAGACGTGGATGCGCTGGAAGCAGAACTCGCCCAGAAAGATAGTGCCTGCGCGGAACTGAATGCGAAGATCGAAGCATTCAAGGCGGTTGAAAAAGAGAACGAATCTCTCCGCGCGGAACTTACGCAGTTGAAGCACGAAAAGGCTGAAGCCGAAACGAAACAGAAACAGGAAAAGGCGAAGAGCTTTGCGGAACTTCAGGGACTTGACCTGAAGGATGAAACGGTTGCAAAGGCGGTTGATGCGGCAGATTATCAGATGCTCGCAGAACTGTGTGTTGCGAAGCGGGAACCGCAGAACCCGAAATTTTCTATCGCAAGTTTGGCTGGCGACGGTTTTGAAATGCTTGGCGAGTATGGCGACCTTGTGTAAAAACAGAATGGAGGAATGAAAACATGGCAGGATACATGACTCGGTTTAATGGACGTGTGTACGATTTTGAACACGTCTCCAAAGAAGAAACACTCCCGAATGGTGTGTTTGTTGAAATTGATACGGACGGCGGCGTAAAGCTGACCGCAGCAGCGAAGGACACAAAGATGAAAGTTGTGGAGAAGACAACTTTGTGGGGAACACCCGCTGTGATTCTGGATGTTGACTCGGTTGGCGAAGACGCTGTTTACTTTGTCGAAAACGAGTGGGAAGTTTATGAAGACGCGGGCGAGTACAACACAGCGGAATACGCGGTGAAGAAGGGACATTACGTCCGCATGAAGCGTCCGCTGGTCGGCGAACGTCTGATTATGACAGTGGATTCTACATAGTATGAAGGTCTGGCTGTTGGAGATGCTGTGACCCCTGCGGCAAATGGCACGATTGCCAAGGCTGCCTAATGAAGAGCAAGAGGTGAGTAATAATGGAATAGGTTAATATCAAAAAGGATTCTCCTATCGTGAAGGTTCTTGTCGCACAGGCTCGCGGCGAGAAGGTGGACTCCGACGTTTCTTCCCGCTGCGCAAAGTAGATTGCGGAGCTGGCGAAGGATATGAATCCGCACAACCGTTACCAGATTGCACAGTTGATTGGCTTTGCGGTGAACGAAATCGTTCGTCCGAAGACAAACTGGCTGGAACAGGTTGCTGACGTGAAGAACGTCGGTTACGGAGAAAAGGCGCAGTTTAAGACGCGCCTTGAGGGTGTGCGCGCGTATATCGGTGCGAAGGGCGGCACTCCTGCACGCAGCAAGGTTGCGAACAAGACCGTGACGCTGGACACTGTTGCGGTGTCTGCACGTCCGTCTGTCAACCGCGTGGAACTCCAGAACGGTCAGGTGGATATGGGTGCACTGATTAACGACGCGGCATACCAGATGGAACTGGCGATATACCAGTACATTCAGTCCACGCTGAATGCAGCGCTTGCGGCTGCTCCGTTTGTTTCCCCGTACTACGGAACGGGTTCTGGCATTGTGAAAGCGACGCTCGACCCGATGATTCGCCACTGGGTGCGTATGTCCGGTGGTGCTGCCCCGACGCTGATCGGCGATGTGGATATGACGCAGCAGCTTGCCGAACTGACGGGCTTCACTGCTTCGACCACTTCTAAGCAGTATGCGGACTCCATTATGGAGGAATACAACAACACGGGTATGATTGGCGCGTATATTGGCTGCAAAGTGGTCAATCTGGTCAACCCGCTGATTGACGGCACAGACGCTCCCGTGTTTGATACCAACAAGCTGTTTATTCTTCCGGGCGGCATCAGCGCGGAAATGCGTCCGCTGAAGGTTGTCTTTGAAGGTGACGTGTCTACCTGCGAAAATCAGGATATTGACGACGGCTCTTATGATGTCCGCCTCGACCGTTATGTCGGCGCTGGCATTGTGGTTGGCGACCGTCCGTATATGGGCGTCTATCAGGCAACCTAATCAATACTTTGGGGAGAGGGAATGGAGAAATCCTTTCCTTCTCCCCGATTGAAGAATTTTAAGGGAAGAGGGAAACAAAATGGCAGACAAGAATCTTCGGTTGAAGAACGTACAGCAATTTGATATTGGTGTGAAAACGCCGGACAAACCGATGGGTGTAAATATCCAGCGCGGTTCATTTCTTCCGGTATCAGAAGATGATGTGAACTACATTGCAAGCGTGAGCAATTTGATTCAGCGTGGGTTGCTGATAGTAGAGAATACTGCCGGTGCGGAAAAAGATATTGCAAAAGAGGTTGTAGCTTCTTTGGGCATCGACGAGAAAGAAAACCCAAACTTTGCGACGGACGAGGAAATCCGAAAGTGTTTGTCCGCGTCTCAGAAGAAGATGGCAGATTGGCTGGACAGCATTGAAGAACCTGTGCTGCTCGACCGCATCTATACCATCGCAATGGGAATGGAAAATCTCAATATTAACAAACTGAAATTGCTGAAAAATAAAATGCCGAACCGAGAATTTATCGGCGACTGAGGTGACTGCCGATGACGGACATTATGAAACTGGCAGAAGCACTCTTTACACGCATTGAATGGCAGAGCGTGAATGACCCGGTGACGATTGAAGACATGACAGGCTATATTGTGGAAGCAATTAAAACACTGTATGTGATGACCGGGCGGGCGATGCTGTTCTCTGATGATTTGATTATAAAGACAGAGGGGGCATATGTCTTCAAGGAGACGCTTCCTTTGGACGAACAGGAATATGTTCTGGTAACGGCACAGGTTGATTTTCTGCGCAAAGTACAGACCAGCGTAGACAATCTGACAAGCTACACGACGGATGCTTAGAGTGTGTCGCATGGTGACAAGCCTTACGCGAACTTGAAAAACACCATCGCGGAGCTTGAATCGAAACGCCGTACTATTTGGTACAAGATGACACGATACCATCTTTTGTAACAGGGAGATGGGAACGATGAAGAATTAGAAAGTGGAAGTCGTATATCGCGACCGTGAGCTGAATCCAACAGCGGAAAGAACGTATGCCCTGCGCGACTATACAGATGCGTTTCGGATGGATTTGCTGAAAATTCTCTCTGATGTAGAAGACCTTGTGTATATTGCGAACAACGGGCGGAGCAAGGGAGAGTGGAATGACGCGGTATGGCTTGCGTACCAAAAAATCCGGCACAAGATACTGGACAAGGCAGGCGCGATAGCCCGCTTGCCAGATGACATATGGGATGGTGATGATGATGGCGACACCGAAATGGATTACAAGTGACAAGTAGACAGAGATGAAGAACGCGTTTAACCCGATTCCGGCGACGAGCAAGAGAAGCGGACGCGACTTTCGACCACCGCCCACGTTGGAAGATGATTTCCGGCGGCTGCTGAATCACGACATTCCGCACACGAACTACACGTTCGAGTTGATTCATGACTGGTATGATTCTTTGCAGGAGGGGTATGAACCGATATTCGTCCGTGCGCAGCAAACGCCTATTGAATGGAAGTCAAAGATTGGAAACTCAGATATGAGTACAAACTTCAAGACGACCTACGACGAGTAGATTTATAAAGGCGATATTGCAGTGCGGGAAGATGGAACGATTTACCTGATGACGTGGAATGTCACGCGACATCCGAACAATCAGGCGACGCAGATTTTGGAGTGCAACGACTTCCTGACGTTTGTGCGAGAACATAAACCGAAAACGGATAAGTTCGGGTTTGTGATAGAGGAAGACACGAATGTGGAACTGGACGAGAACGGCATGGAGATTATTGTAAAAGACATGCCGTGCTCACACAGCGAATATGCAGGGCGTCCAGATTACGCAACTGCACAGAACGGAGTTGGCATCGTCCCTGACCATTTAATTACATGTGTCACACAGTGGAACGACGTGACGCAGAAAATTAAGATTGGCGACCAGTGCAAAATAGGGGGCTATATGTATCGTGTTGTTAGCGCTTACACGGCAGAGGTTAGCATGGACAAAACATACGGCGTGTACTCTATGCACATGCGGCGTGTTGCGGGTGGTGGAACTGCTGATGGTTAAGTCAGTGCAGTTTAACGCGCAGAAGTTTCAGGAAGCCTACACGGGTGCGATTGCCGCCGTAATGAAGAGGATGGTCTTGCCTCTATTTATCAATCTATTACAGATAGAATACAAAATGGCATCCCCGACGAAAAAGAAATGGGGCGAGGACGTCGCAAGTAAAATTGTAAAAGGGCGCATTGATATAAATGGTTTGACAGTAACCGGCTATGTGAAGTAGAGGTCAAACGTCGGGAATTATACATACGTCCGAGCAATGGTGTTGGATGGCGGCAATAATCATAATGGCCCATAGTATACCGAACCCGGTCGTGTATCGTGGAATGTAGACCTGACAAAACAGCACAAGCAGAATCATACGCTTCGAGGACGGGCAGTGGTTTGGGTTCACAACACGAATTATCCAAATGCCAAGAAGGTCATTAAAGATAAGAAGACAGGAAAAGAGAGAACCGTGACAATCTCAGAATTCTACCCTCTTTATAAGAGAACTAATCTTCCGGCTGATTTTAACCGGGACGGACAGCATGTGATAGAAAATGCGCAAACCCGGCTTATGAAAGACCACAGCACAGATATTAAAAACGAACTGAAAGCAGAGCTGCAAAAGCGGCTTGGAAATGTGATAACAATCAAGTGAGGTGAATGTTGTGCGAGTTGAAAAGACGAAGACGTGGAAGGACAATTGGAACGACATTCTCCGCTACAAAATTTTTCAAGATGAAGCATTGAAACAATTGATGCTGATTCCGGATGGAACGGGAATTTTACATTTCGTGGATAAATATTTCCTTGAAAATGTTACGGGTGATGAAATCCTGACAGATGAAAAAGTCCGTGTCGTCTACTATGACAGCGATGGCGGGGACAGTGACAACAAAGACGTCAAACTCCGATACAAAGAGTTTGACATTTTTGTCCGCGAGGATGTGCTGCACAATGCTGACCCGAAGGATATGCTTCGCAACCGTTACGATATGATAGCCGAACGGCTTCGTTTCCTTCTGACGGGAGAAACCTACCTATATGGGATGCGCTTTAGTTACAAGAACGCATACAACTTGTGGACAAAGACAATCGGGTACAGACGGTATCACGTCGTTTTTACCTATTATATTACGGTGTAACGAGGGCGTTGCTGTGTAGGAGGCGGCAATGACCTTGGAACATACAAAACAAAATGGAGGAATGAACATGGCGATTTTTTTGAAAAATTAGGAAGGTTATATAATTGATAACCCGAATGTGGACTTTGAGCGCTGTGATGGCAAAGTGTTTTCCTACGACGAAGTGAACACGGCTTCTATCAACTATACACAGGAAAACGTTTCCATTACTGGCGGACAGAGCAGCTCGCCACTGGCAATCATTGACACGACAAAGGGAATTGAGGTGACATTTGAGTCGTCTCAGTTCTCGATGGATATGTTCGCGATGGCGAATGCGGAGAACATCAAGGACAGCGATGCGAATTACGACGTGTTGGAGACGAAGCGGTTTGACGTGAAGGACAACGGCGGCAAGCTCCAGATTGAGATTCCGTACAAGATTACGGACAAGTCCGTTAAGATTCGCGGCTTGGAACTGATGGATGGCGCTACAACTCCGACAACCGGAAAGTTCACACTGAAGGTTGAAGAGGCGAAGGCTACGATTGAACTGGCAAGTGACGATGTGACTGCTGGCGACAGCATTCGCGTGTCCTATCGCAGAGTTGTGAATCAGGGTTCACACACACTGAGTGTGTCTACTACTTCAACGACTGCAAAGGGCGCGTTGACATGGCATCTGCCTGTGTATTCCAGCGGTACGGACTGCACGGAATCCTCAATCAAGGGCATGGTGCACATTATCATCTTCCGTTGCCGCGTGACCGCACTGCCTGGATTCAGTACCAGCTACAAGTCAGCGTCTACCAACAGCGCGACATTCACGGCGATCGACCCCAAACGCGCCGATGGCAAGTTCTGGGACATGACATTCGAGCCGATGGGTTAATAACAAAAAGGGAGGGATTTGATTTTTATTCATCCCTCCCTTTTTGTCTTTATTGAAGGAGAAAGGTGAAAAGATATGGCGGTAAGAAAGAAAGTAATTCCTGATACAGAGCAGGAACAGAAGGAAATACCGGAAGCGACGGCGCTTGACAAGCCGAAACCGACGGGCGAAATAAAGAAGAAAGAAAAGCCAAACGCCGGGAATCCGGAGAACACGGTAAAAATCGGCGGGCAATAGATAGAGATCAAACCGACGAAACTTGTATATCAGCGAAACAGAACTGCGATCTTTTATCGGATATTGGATTCGTACCCGCTGCCGGATATTTTGGCGATGGAAGCAGGGCAATTCGGAGACGACCGCGATGGAGATAAAGCGGTAATGGACTGGCTGATTGCGGTGACGGATAATCCGGAACTGATAGAAGAACATTATGACGAAATTGATACTGGCATGGTGGAGCAGATGCTTACGATTTTTAAGCGCATCAATCATATCACGGAGAAAGAAGATAAATTAAAAAACATGACAGTGGCAAGGAAGGGGATGGAATAAGCCTCGACCGAGCCGTTGCAATTATGGCTGCGCATCTGGGCATTGTGGACGAAGAAGAAATTAACCAAATGAGCTACATCTTTTTTGAGGATGTGCTTCGGGAACTGGGGTATCGACTGAATTATGAGGCGGTTGTGAATTATGCGGGAAACAGCTTTTGCGAAAAAAGCTGGAAGATGATACAGGATAGCAACCCATTTAATGTAGATGTGGAGAAGGAAACCCGCGCGGGAGAAAGTGCGCTGGCAAATTTCTTCGCGAACGCGGAAATTAAGATTAAGAAAAAGGAGTAAAGGATAATGGCAGAACGGTTTATGGTTACGGCGGACATGATTAAGTTTGATGAGGCGAAAACGGTTACAGGCAAGGACGGCAAGTCGATTGAAGTGAAGACGGAGATTCCGTATGAAGAGAAGGAACAGATGGCGAAAGAGTATGTCGCTTATACGACGGTACTTGACGAAGAAAACTATGTCGTCTACGAAAGCTACCAGACAGAGCTGATTGAGCTTTTACTGACTTGCAAGTATTACACCAACATTGACACAGAGGAAATGCAGGACGAACGAAGCTGGAAAATACTGTATGATTACTTGGCGGCAAATAAAATGCTGGAAGAACTGCGTCGTGTCGTGCAGGAGGATTTCTACCGTGTGATTGGGATTGGCAGTTATATTTCGGATTCTTTGAAGAAGACGTTCGAGGCAAAGCACTCTCTTTCGGTGCGTCTGCTGAAGACCTTTGGGTCTATTCTGACGGATGAGGATATGACAGAGACGTTGGCGAAGAGCGAAGAAGTCAACAGCGTGATGCTGGATTTGATTGGTGCGTACAAAGAGAAGAGCGCCAACAAGACGATGCGGACGGGCAATGGTACAGTTGTGAACTTCTCGAAGAAAAAGAAGTGACGAATGAATGAGATAAAGGAAGTGAGCGGGCATGAGCGAGCTTAATCTTGGCAGCATTACGATTGGCACAGCCGGACTGGATAGGGTTACTACGGAAGTAAAGAAAGCGGTTGAACAGATTGAGTAGCTGACAAAAGCCACGAAGAAAGCAGGCGAGGCAGGGCAGAACCTCAGCAAACTGAACGGTGTCAAGCTGACTTCTATCGAAGAACAATAGAAGTCGCTGAATACAACGGCGACGAGCGTGTAGACTGCCATGCAGTCCGGGTTTGAGAAACTTGGCAACATAAAGACAACCGGGTTCACATCAGCAGCGGCAAACGTTGGGAATGCCGCGAAGAAGATGGCGGAGCAGGTAAAAGAAGCAACGAACAAGACAAAAGCCGCGATGACGACAACGGTGACGGATACAAGCGGGAAACAGCAAATTACTGGCATTAAAGAGGTTGTATCAGCTTACAAGGAAATGTATGACCTGATGACGAAGATAGTAAGCGCAAAAGGGTCTGCAACGGCACAAAAAGAAGGATGGAATAACCGGCTTCAAGGCGTGGTAGCAAACATAGAAGATTATCGAAAAGAAAACGCTGCGCTGGCAGAAGTTGCCGCGTCTTATGATAAAGTTGTAAACGCAAGACATCGTTACGAGGACGCAGTAGCAAAGAAAACTGATACTGCCAATGACGCCGCAGCGCTTCAACAGCAGAAACTGGCAACGGAAGCGTTCACTCACCAACAGCAACAGGCAATCGCAGCGCTTCAACAGTGGCAAAACTTAAACCGTCAGATGACAGGGATGGACAGGTCGAGCCAGAATTTTCAGGAACTTTCCAGACAGGCGGAAGCCGCGCGAGGAAAGTTTCTGTCCTTCTCTGATGCGGTACGCACATCCCAGAAAGTCGTAGATGAGTATAACAAACAAGTCACGAAGACGCAGGGAAATACCGGTGTTACGACTTCGGCTGCGACACAGGAAGCGTATAATAACGCGCTTCGTGAAAATCTTCGTGTTTCAAAGGAAATAATCTCCCTCGAAGGGAAGAAGAGCAGCAGCGGTTCTGCCGAGGTGCAGGCAAGAATTGCTTCACTGAAACAGCAGCAGGCAAATGCGCAGGCGCAAATCACGTCGCTGGAAGGGCAAGGCGTATCCAACGAAAAGCTGAAAGCGCAATGCGAAGATGAAATATCAGCGGCAAAAGCACGGCAGGCGGCACAACAGGCGGCAGTTAATCAGGCGGAGACACAAGCACTCAACCGTTTGATGTCAATGGTGAAGATGTATGTCGTTATGCGTGGACTTCGGACATTGTGGCGAAATGCGACAACATATGCGCAGGAGTATTATGACAAGCTGAACGAAATCCAAATTGTCACGCAGAAGAGTGACGCGCAGATGCAAAACATCAGCAACACTTTCAAGAACATGGCGAAGGGTCTGAAGATTTCTTCGACCGACATTGCGACGGCAGCAACAACCTTCTATCGTCAAGGCTTGGATGAGGAAGAGACGAAATCGCGCACAAAGTGGGCATCCATGTACGCAAAAATTACGGCACAGTCTTTTGATGAAGCGGCAACACAGGTCACGGCATCCGTCAACTCAATGGGCATTTCTGCGCAGGAAGTCGTAGACGTGTTTACTTATCTGGGCGACAACTCCGCCTCCAGCGGCGCTGAAATCGGCGAAGCTATGCAGAAAGCTGCTGCGGCTGCTGCGGAATTTGGGCTGGACTTCCGCACGCTCGGCGCGTATATCGCAACCGTTTCTGAAACAACGCGACAGGAAGCAAAGACAATCGGTACGGCGTTTAACTCCATCTTTGCCCGCTGGCACAATATTAAAAAGACAGGCTACGATATGGACGACAACGGCAATGTGACAGGCACGAACGACATTGAGAGAGCACTGAAAAATATTGGCATGAGCTTGTTTGACGCTGGTGAATGGCGTGATATGGGTGTTGTGATTGATGAACTGGCTGGCAAGTGGAACGGATTGGACTCCATTACGAAGTCTTATATCGCGACAACAATTGCTGGCACAAAACAGCAGAACGTGTTCTTGGCGTTGATGCGCGATATGTCCAAAGGCGTCGAGCATGGAAGCCGTATGTACGAACTGTACAACGGAACATTGACGGCGAGCGGCACAGTTGCAGCGAAGTACGAAACCTATCTGCGCTCGGTGACGGCAGCGCAGGAAGGGATGAACGTCTCTTTGGAACGGCTGTATGCGTCTATCGTCAACAGCGACGACTTGAAGAATTTCTACAACCTGATGTCCGGATTGGCGGATGCGGCTGCGAGCGGTATGGAAGCGTTCGGCGGTGTTGCTCTGAAAATTATCGCGATTGCGGCGGCAGCGGCTTCTTTGGTGTTCGTGATTTCGCAGATTGTCTCGCTGGTGAAGGACATCAAGAAAGCGCTTATTGCAGAAAAGGCGATTTCTGCTGTTCTTGGTGTGCTGTCCGGCGGCAAGCTGATGCTGGCGGTCACGGCGATTGCGGCTGTTGTTGCGGGTGTTGTGACGCTTGTTGGCGCGATTCGCAACGCAACGGATGAATCCGCCAAACTGCAAAAGCGAATGGAAGAAATCTCGCAGGAGAAGAGCGACCTCAAAACTGACTACGCGTCACTGAAGAGCTTGCGGGATGAGTACAGTGAATTGGCATCAACGGCAAACAGAACAAAAGAACAGCAAGACCGCCTTAAAGCTATCTGGAAGCAGTTGAAGTCTTTCTCGCCTACACTGGCGTTGGCTTTGGCGCAGGTGTCGGGCGGTTACGAGAATCAAACGGGTGTCGTCGCGGCACTGAACGGAGAACTGGAACGACTGCTTGGGAACTATCAGAAGTTATCACAGGAGGAAGCGAGACAGAAGGCAAAGGAGATTGCCGAGGACTTTAAGACGGGATATGCGAACGCAAAGGGATTTGATAATGTATTTGAACAGAGGGAATCTCTTAATGTCGCGTTTAATAGTCAATACGGGATTGACAAGTTGCTAAATTCATACGGATCATACAAGAATGGTAAAAAAGCACAAGCTGCGTTATCATTATTTTATGATTATGATAATAAGAGATTCAATGATACACTGTACGAGTATTTTTCACAAGACGGGAAAGAACTTGATAGTATAATCGCGGCCAAAGGCGGTAATATGCTGGAGGTTGCGGCAGAAGCTGCAAAATACGTCGAAACAGAGTTCAAGAGAGTCGGTATGAGCGACACCCTGTATAATACTATTATGGACGAATACAATGCGTTCATAAAGAGAACAGGCGAGTCGATTAGTCTTACTGATTTCATTATGAAGGTATTCTCTGCTGATGATGCCGGTTTGTCGCTGGATACATATGTCAAACAATATGTGGACGGGTTCTACGAAACGTTGTTCACAGCACTTGCATCGCCAGATTATTACACGGGAACTGCGGCAGGGCAAGAAGGATATAAAGGGACGTTTAAGGAAACACTTAAACAGACACTGATAAACATGGGGTTTAGTGGGAATACGATTGAGTCCCTGATAGAAGATCTGTTGTTAAATGGCGACTCTCTTGATATATCTAAGGTTATGGCAAACATGGCCTTGAGAATGAGCGGTGTAACAGCTCAAATTGAAAAACAGCCGTGGTACGAATCGTGGAACAGTGCTATGCAATACGTTATCAAGTCATACAACCCTGACGACACAACGGCGTTTGATGAAAACTATAAGAAACTGGCAGTCGCTTATCATGGATACATGACACAATACGGAGATGGCTTCACTACATACTACAAAAATATGCCTACCAAGACATCGCTAATCGAACAAGCAGAAGGGATGGAGACACTTTCCGAATCTTATGGCGAAGCTGGTGACGAAGCAGAGTCCCTCGCGGGGAAAATCAAAGACGCAATTGACAAGCAGGTCGAAGCGAACAAACTTGCGGAGCTGAAGAGCAACGGATTCAAATCATGGATTGATGAACTGAACGGCATCTTCGATAATGAAAAATTTGCCAATGACCCGATGGCAATGGGGAACGATATTATTTCGTGGCTGTCCGAGGATAAGACAGAGGACGAAATGAAAGCGTTCATCGGTGTTTACACGGAGTTTGCGGATGATTTTGCGGCTATCAATACAGCGATTGCGGGCGGCAAGGCGGAAGAAGTTGAAGCGGCTATCCAGCAATTGCAAGACCATGTTGCGCAGTCGGCAGACTCTATTGCACAGGCGGCGAAGAATTACAAGCAGGCAGAAGAAACACTGACGGATGCACAAGGGAAAGCGCTGGTGTTGGATTACGCGAGCAAACAGTTCGACGAAAATAACAGTGTCGCCAATTTCTTTGACGACCTAAACGCGAAACAAATTACATGGCTTACAAAGCACAGCGAGGCGTTCCAGAAGTTCCTTGTTGCGAGAAAGGCATACGATGAGGCAGCGACAGACGAAGAGAAAGACGCCGCGCTTAATGATATGCTGGACTCTCTTGTGCTGCTGCAAGATGAAGCGGCAAACTATAACTTGGCAAACATTACGGAACAGATAGAAAATATAGGGAAGGTTTCTGACGCGAGTGCGAAGAGCATCTCAGAAGCATACAGCACCATCAATGATAACGCGGACGCATGGTACAAAGCACAGACCGAATTTGAAGCGGTACAGAAACAGATGGACGAAGGCGGAACTCCGACATAGGAGGATGTGAGCAATATCGCATCGTACTTAGGGATGACGCCGCAAGTGGTACTGGCAGACTGGGAGAATGTACCCAATCGAATTGCAGCTATCGTATCCGCCACGCAGGACAAATTGGAAGCGTTGAATGCCGCCGCTTTTAAGGCAATTACTGGCGCGACAGATGAAACATTCCAGAGCATCAAGGATGGAGCAGTTATCGTCGATGGTATGAGCGAGGATATGTTGAATCTGCTGACGATGTTTGGCATGTTTAAGGTAGAGTCGAAGGAAGTCAACGGAGACGTAACGGCATGGAACGCTGAAAGTGGAACGTTTGGAAATGCGACGGTAAGCGGAACGCATGACGTGCTGACACTGACAGGGTACACCCCGTACACGGCGGCGAACAGAACGACAAAAGAGCAGAGCAAGTATTCAGAAATCCTCGCGGATGCGCAGAAAACGCAGGAGCTTCAGGAACTTTCTGAATCCAAATACAGCGAGTGGATTTCAGGCATTATGGATACGCTGTCCGCAGAAGGGAAAACAGACGCGGAGAAAGCAAAGGCTCTTTACGAATATTTGTCCCAAATGGATACAGACCAGTTCGAAGCGTTTATCAACATGTACCCCAAATTGGCTGAAGCGCTCAGTACGATTTTTGAAGAGGGGAACAAAGGAGAAGAAGCGGACTGGGGAAAAGCAGGTGAAGAAAACAGCGGCATCATTGGCTATTTGACAACAGTCACGGCAAAAGCAAACGCGGCAGTAGAAGCACTGGAAAAATACAAAGAAGCGAACAAGTCAATCACGGACGAAGAAGGAGACACCCTGCTTGAAGAATTGGCAAATGGCGCAAGCGAGAATAATCCGCTTGGGTTGATGGACTCTATTGGCACAAAGTCTGACGAACAGGTGACATGGCTGGTGGAAAACAGCGAGGCAATCCGCGATTATACAGAGGCATACGACAAATATCAGAAAGCACTGGAAAACAAGAACATAAAAGAAGCCGAGTATGCGATGCGTGATATGCGCAAAGCCATTAGGGGTCTGAACGGGGAAGCAAAGGCGGTAAGCCTGAAAAATCTTCAGACGCAAATCAGCAACCTCGGCAAGTCGGCGGACAAGAATATTTCGGCGGTCATGGATGCCTATGACGACCTGAATGATTTTGCAGATAGTTATCTGGATGCGGCAGATGAATTCGCAGAAGCACAGGCAGCGTATGATGCGGGGACGGAATTGACGACGGACAGCGTACAGAAAATTGCGTCTCTTCTGAATATGACCCCTCAGGCTGTGCTGGCGAACTGGAACCAGATTCCGCGCATGATGCAGGACATTATGAATGATGGACTGGCGGCATTGGATGAACTGAATGCGAATGCGTTCTTTACCATCACAGGCACATCTTATGCAGACTTTTCCAACCTGATGAACGGGATTATGGTTGTGGACAACATGGCACAAGACATGCTGGATACACTCTTAAAGACTGGTCAATGGGAAGTCAAAACAGTATATCTCGACCAAGTTGCTTATGTCTGGGACGATGTAGCAAAAAAATTCAATGAGCGAACAGTAAAGGGACAAGCGCAGGTGCTGAAACCGTCTGGCTCAAATCCGTTCTCTGGCGCTGGGCGAAAATCCTCTGGCGGTTCTGGCGGTGGCGGAGGAGGCGGTGGTGGTGGCGGAAGCAGCGGCAGTGAAGGAAAGACGGAGGAAGAACTGTTTGTCGAACGGACAAATGAAGCGCTCCAACGCATATCTGACACGATGAGCCAACTGAGTACCATCACAGACCGTTATGATTCACAGGGATACTACACAGCCGAAGCGGACGCACTGGAAAAGATGAACGCGCTGTTGGAAGAGCAGAGCGACATCCTCCGCAAGAAAATCGACGAGGCAAAGGCGCGGCTGCCCGGATTATATGAAGAGCTGAAAAACGCGACACCCGATACAGAGGCATACGAAAAGATACAGGGGCGCATTGAAGATATACAAGACGCAGTTGTGGACTGGACGCAGAAACTCGAAGAGAACACATCTTCAGTTATCTCCAACAAGCAGAAGATTGAAGATCTGCATGATTCAATTCGAGACCTTGAAATCAGCCTTGAAAACGAAATATTGGAAGCGATTGAGAACCGCGAAGAAAAACAGCAGACAATGCTGAAGGCGCGTATCTCGATGGAAGAAACGATTCTCGACATTCTGAAGGAACAGGCGGAGAAAGCAGAAAAGGAAATCACAGACTCCATTGACAAGCAGATTGACGCACTGAACAAAGAGAAAGACGCGGTATCAGAAATCCTAAACAAGCGCAAAGAACAGGCAGACCAAGAGGATAAGCTGAAGGAACTGCAAGAACTGCAAGCGAAGTACGCACGCATTTCTGCTGACCCAACAAGGGCAAAGGAAGCAAAAAGCATCCTTGATGACATTCATGATTTGCAAAAAGAAATCGCGTGGTCGCAGACAGAGAACGAGGCAGAGGAACAACAGAAGTCCATCGACCAGCAGATTGAATCGCTGGAGGACTACAAGGAAGAAGTCGAGAAATACTACGAAGACCTTTTGGAGAACCCGCGCAACTTTATTGAGCAGGTTGAATCCGTCATGAAGATGAGCCGCGAAGAAATCCTGAAATGGCTGGAAGAGAACAGCGAGGACTACAAGAACTCTCTTGACGACAGCCGAGAGGATATGCGGCAAGGCTGGGAAGATACACTGGACGAAATGAACGGCATTGTTGAGTCTCATTGGGACGAGGTACAGGAAATCATCAAGGGCGGAGACGAAGCTATCATCAAATTCTTAAAAGAGAATGCGTCAAAATATGAAGAGGCAAGCAAACTTCAGCAGGAATCCTACCTGAAAGGATGGCGGGAGACGCTCGACAACATCAAAAAAGCGCATGAAAAGATGGGAAACGACCTGCTGGATACGAAGGACTTTGCCAGCACAGTCACAACAGGCAAGACAGACGGCGATGCAAAAAAGAAAACGTCGGGCGGAGGCGGCGGCGACCCGACAGCCACAAAAACCAAGGCAACTACGGGCTACAAACTCTACGGTACGCATCCGCTGGCTGGCTATCAAGAGGTTACGTTCGAGGCATCGAAATACGGAGGTATGTCTGGCGCGTATGTGAGGGCACAGGCTATTTATAACGCGGAAAAAGAACGAGTCATTAATGGTAAGAAGTGGCAAGGGCTTACGCTTGAAGCCTACAAGAATGGCGGTGTGGCAAATTACACGGGACTGATTCAAATTGACGGTACGAAAACCGCGCCTGAAAGAATCCTCTCCCCGTTCCAGACGGCACTGTTCGAGTCGCTTGTTAAATCAATGGAGACGATGAGCAAGGTGAATATCGGCTCAATGCGATACTACGGAGAAACGCCGACGATTCAGCGAAATAGCAATAGCTCGTACACAATGGGAGACGTGATTATCAACGTGGACAAAATCGCGACAGACGATGATTATGAAACCATCGCGGAGAAAGTGAAGGAATCTATTGTGGAGTCCATTACAAAAGGTCGCGCGATTGGTGGCATTATCCTGTAAAGCAGAGGGCTGTTCTGGATTGAACAGCCCTCTTTTCTTTTGGGTTTTGTCTTAAAAAAGGCGACTTCATTTCATATTATATTATATAGAGGGGTATAACAAAAGACACGCAAACTTTGTGTTTTTGGTGAAGAAGGTGAGAATGGTGAAAGATACTTTTACATTTGCTGGAATTAACAGCATCGCATTTTCGGTGCATTACCTGCCGAGCGCGAGTAATATATTTGGTGAGGCAATAGAACGCGACACCTACGATGAGGAAATCGCGTGGCGGAACGGCGGCGTTTATTATGGAAGCCGCGTCAAGAAAAAGACAATTTCACTGTCCTGCTATTTTGAAGATATATCAGAAAGAACGCTGGCGAGTTTGAATCGGTGGCTGTATCAGGAGAAAGAAGCAGAACTAATTTTTGATGAGATGCCGTGGAAATACTACACGGTGCGTGTATCGAAAATCGGCGATCCAAAGGCATACCGTTCGGCAAGTATTGGCGCGCCCTCTATATACAGTGGAACATTCTCGATTGAGTTTACCGCTTATCAGCCGTTTGCGAAGATGGCTTACAAGAGCTATGACCTGATAGACTTGGACGGCGCATCTATCTATACGGGTATCGTTGAAACATCTATGATGCCGGAAAGCCCAACCATAGACAGCAGACGATTTCTGGTGTATAACTGCGGAACTGAACGTGTGGCGACGCGTATTTGCATCGGCGGTGAAAGCGGGAAACCCGTGCTGATACGAAACGAAACGAACGGCGACAAGTGCAAGGTGATAACGCTTCCACCTGCCCCTGCCTATCTTGATATAGACGGAGAGCGTGGTCGCGTGGATATTGTCAACCCCTCAACGGCAGACAAGATTTTATCGTATGAATCACACGACGAAGGGTATATCACACTGGAACCATGCGGAAATATTCTGGACGAGAATCTTATCTCCTACACTGCGGGAAGCAACGTTGCACAGTTAGTAGGGGTGAAGGCAAACAAGAGTCTGGTTGGAAAGTACGGATGGATAGACGGCAAGTGGCATCGTATTGCGGCAGTTACGGACGAAGGAATTATTTTGGATGCAAAGATGGAGAACACGGGTGACGAGAATGTCCGCTTTGTTGTGATGAACATCATCAGCATAGAGACAGAGGCACAGTTGACGCGGCTGGAGATAGATTACACACCGATGGTGCGGTAAGGGGTGAAGGGAAATGCACAAGAGTCTCGCCATATGCGATTATAACAGAAAGAAAATCTGCGACTTATACGACAGCAATGTCCAGAACGCAGGACAGGCGTTTGATATACAGAAGACAATTTCGATTTCTGGCGAGCAGAAGTAGACCTTTTCTCTCCCATACCGCATAGAGGAAGAAGAGAACTGGCGCTGGAATCTGATTCGCGCAGACTATCAGGTACGGCTCAAAGAGGGCGACCGAACGGAATATTATATCGTGACGACACCGAAGAAGAGCAAGAGCAGCAACAAGATTGACGGAACGGTTGATTGTGTGCTGCTGGCGGAAATCCTGAAAACGAAAAACATCTATCTTGTGTTTGATGAAGAGAACGGTATTGGAACGATGCCTTATTTGATGGAGCAGATTCTTGCCGGGACTGGATGGTCTTTCGATTCGGAACGGTCGGATGTGTTCTACGAGAACTGGGGTGTGGATGAATCAGCGGAAAAAGTGGAGAAGAAACGCTCCCTTTCCGTGGACAGCAAAAGCGGCTCTTATGAATTGATAACAAAGGTCTGCGACCTCTTTAAGGCGTACCCAGTATTTGACACGGAGAACAAGAAGGTTATCTGCTATGCGTTGGAAAACAAGCGTCCACTTTGGGAGATGGAAGTCGGGAGGAATCTAACGGCGCTGACGAAACAGATGGACAGCAGTTCCATCGTGACCCGACTCTATGTGGAAGGGGATTACGACGAAGAAGCATATGTCGGCATTGATGACGTGAATCCTACGGGGCTTAACTTCCTGCTTAGCTTTGACTACTACAAAGAAATTGGGTTGTTCACAGAAGAACATCAGGCGGCGCTGAATAAATACTTAGAAGATATTCAAAGAATAAAGAGGCAAAGTTTACAGACGTCCGCCGCCCTAATAGAGAAGGAAAGCAATCTGGCGCTGTTATGGGGCAGTGTGAATTATGTGCTTCGCGTGGTGAAAAACGGGGCATTGGCAGAGACGTATGTCGGCGGAACGGTGACGGGAAAGCAGAAAGAGTTTGTGATTGGCGATACCGTCTACTGGTTTACGAACGATGGGAAATACACAGTTGAGAAGATTACAAAGGACACGCTGACAAACTTGGCCAGCAATATCATCTATGCACTGAAGTTTGTAAACACATCCTGCAACGGCTCTATCGGTGCGAAAGAAATCTCCATCGAAGCAAAAGAACAGACAATTGCAGACCTCGAAAAAGAGAATGAAAAAACAACGACCGACGAGGACGAGAAAAAGCGCAATGAGGAAGAAATCGCGCGTCTAAAAGAAGCGATTGAGAAAGTTAAGACGGGCGATGAAAAAGGTGAAAACCAAACCTACACCATCAAGATAACAGGAGAAGAAGCACTATACGGCGGCAAGGCAATCACGGCGACGATAAAGCGCGAAAGTGTGTCGGCAGTTCTTAACCGCATGACATACAAGCTGAAAGACACAAATGGGGAATTATCCTCAGACGAAAGTGTCACGATGCTGGAAGAAGGCGTGTCGCTGACGTTCGGTCGCTATGCAAAATCCGGGGCATTGCCCTATCAGAGCAATGTGCAGAAGCTCGAAGGTTTATCAACAGAGATTCTGACGGATGAACTGATAGATGTTTCTTCGGTCGAACGCGAAATTGAGATAACATCGAACGCAGCGGTCGGAGTACATGCGGCGGTATTTACAGGGACAACGTTCACACTGACGGCGCACATGGTCGCTTACGGGCTATACGAGCAGTTTGCAATGGCGGTTAGGATTGCGGAAGAGGTCGGTAAGCTGGAAATTGAGCAGACGAAGAATGACGCGGAACAGAAAAACATCGAAGCGGATTTTGCTGTAGCAATGGGGGACATGCTGCGCGACGGATATTGGAGCGACGAGAATTACATCAAGGGGCAGGAGCAGTATCTCTACAATGATGCGCTTTTGGTAATGGATGAAATCTCAAAGCCGACGGCGAAGTATACGGTGTCGCTGGCAGGACTATCCGACGCGATGGCTATCCCTCCCGACCAGATGGAAGTGAACGCAAAAATCCGCCTATATGATAAGGAATTGGATTTGAACGATACGTTATACGTCAGCAAAATATCCTATTATATAGACCAAAACGGGAAGGGAAGCGTGGAGATTACCAATGAAGAGGTCAACATCTCCGCGAGCTTTGATAGCATCTTCAACCGCATTACAACGATTGCGGACTTGATACAGCAGAAGCAGAGCATCTTTGACAGAGCGAAGGCGTTGACCTCGGCAGGAAGTTTGAAAACGGACAGGCTGAACGGCGCAATTGATATAATGATGACGAAACTGATGTCGTCAACGTCAAACTGGTATACAGATGACAATGGGAACATCATCTTTGAGACTGCGGACGGCAAGTCTGCTATGCGGCTATGCGGCGACGGCTTCATGATTGCGGACGGGAAGAAGGATGATGGCAGTTGGAATTGGCGAACATGCTCAACAGGGAAGGGCATTGTCGCGGATACGATCACGACGGGCTATTTGAGCGCGGACGTGATTGAGGCGCGGTCGATTACAGCCAACAAGTTAGCAAGTGATGTAGGGGAAAGCCTTGACTTATCCAGTAACCAGAGCGTCACACAGCGAGTGGAAGACCAGATTGCCGACGCATATACACAAATCAAAACGACAAAAGAAGCAATCATGCAGGAAGTAAACGGCACATAGGAGACGACGAAGGATTCACTCACTACACAGATGAACACGATGGTGGAGCAGACCAATAAAGACATTACATGGACAATCAACAAAAATCAAAAGGAGCTTTCGGATTCGCTGTCCAATATGAAAGAAGCAACAGATACACAAATAAATCAGTTTTAGACGTACATGAAGTTTACAGAAAGCGGATTGATGGTTGGCAAGAATGACAGTACCATAAAGGCTTGCTTTGCGAATGACCGCTTAGTGTTCTATATGAACGATACGCCGATGGCATATTTTAGCGACAACAAACTATATGTGGCACAGGCGGAAATTTTGACGCGCTTACAGATAGGACACTTTGCGTTTGAACCGCAAGCGAATGGGAATATGTCAATTATATATGCGGGGTAAGGTGAAAAAGGAATGGCATTAACGGCAACTTATACAGCGAGTCTGCGGACATTGAGCTACACGGCTTCGGGTATTGTGGACAGCAGCAGAGCGCAGCAGGAGTATTATGTAAAGAACGCAAACCGCGTTGGCTTGCTGCACTTTCCTGCAATGAATTTCGTCAACAAAAAAATCACGGGGATAAAGATAACGGTTACGGCTGCCTATGAGGGATACGGGATAGGGCGAGAGAAAACCGTCTATCTGCGGAAGTCTAATTATCAGACGACATCCGTCAATGACGTAAATGGCAGCGCGTTTGTTGGTGATCTGCTTGGCACGTTTCGCGGCGAGTTTTATGGTAACACAACCTCCTACACGCTGACAGGAACACTGCTGGAAAATTTGTGCAGTTATTTGACAGCTGGCAATAATACGCTCACGCTTTACAATCCATCGCCGAGTGAAACGTCCCAATCATTTTCGGCGAACTATTTTATCTGGACGGCGGTGTCGCTGGACATCACATATCAGGAAAATACCAGTTAGCCAACGTTCGATAAGGATGAAGTAACACTCGAAACACCTGTGATAATTACGACAAACCGCCAAAGCGCAGAGGTAACGCACACGCTGCGATACAGCTTCGGTGGGGCAAGCGGAACGATTGCGGAGAATGTAACAGATACAGCAACATGGACGCCGCCGATTTTATTAGCTGCGCAGATTCCATCAGCAACAACTGGACTATGTACTATTTTGTGCGACAGCTACATTGGGTCGAATATGATTGGAACAACGCAAAAAATGCTAACGCTAACCGTTCCAGACACTGTTGTACCGACGATTTCTGCCGTGACAATCTCAGAAGCATCGGCGGGTATCGCGGAAAAATTTGGCGCATATATAAGAACACACAGTGCGCTAACAACAAAGATTTCGGCGTCTGGTGCGCAAGGCAGCACGATTTCTTCCTATCGTTCCGTACTGAATAGCGTGACGTACACAGGAGATACCTTTCGCAGCGGCTTTCTAAATGTGGCCGGAGAAAACCAGATGACCGTCACGGTTACGGATTCGCGCGGAAGAATTGCGACAGCAATAAAAAAGTTTGTTGTTGTTGATTATTCGACACCGAGCCTTACAACCTTCACGGCGGAACGCTGCAACACAGACGGTAGTGCCGCGCAGTTAGATGGCGACAAGGTTCGTGTTGGAATCGTGGCAACAGCGTCGGCTTGCGATGGGAAGAATCTTCTTACTGGGAAGATTTATTATCGAGTGCGTGGGAACACGGACTGGATAGAAGCGCAAGAGCTGACATTTGTTGGTTACGCAATTTCAGAAGGGCAATTGCTGTTGGGGCAGACATTTAATCCACTGTCAAGCTACGACTTGAAAGTTTCGATAACGGATTACTTTACGACAGTAGAGCAGACGATTTCCATCGGGACAAAACGAGTGTTGATTGACTTTTATCGTGATGGGTCTGGCATCGCTTTTGGCAAGAGTGCGGAAAGACCGAACGAGGTTGATTTTGGTTGGCCGATTGTACTGGCAGAGCCGCTGGCGCTTGAGTATGGTGGCACAGGAGGGGCAACATCGGCAGACGCTTGTAAAAACATTGGGGCTGTAAACAAAGAAGGAGATACCATGACGGGTTCTCTGAAAATTGAAGGTGCGTCAGAACCGGGTTTTTACCTTATCCCAACAAGTACAAACAGGACATTCCGCGCATCTATGCAAGGGACATCTACTGGTGTTATCAAAATTACTGCATGGGAAAATGCGGATGGCAAGAATCGCCGTGCCCTTGTTATTAGTACGGCAAAGAAGGAAAGTACAAAGGACAATGCGTTGATAATGCAGTGCATTGAGAACGATGTATATACCTCGCATCGTGTTTTCCATGAGGGGATGGAAACGGCTATCCCAATTAAAAACGGTGGCACGGGTGCTGTGACGGCAGAAGCAGCGAAGGAAAACCTTGGCATTGGCAATGCGAGTGAACTGACCAGCGGAACAGTACCGATGGCGCGGCTCCCTTATAAAATGGCATGTGGGACAATCGAGGCAGCAGGAAGCGATGTTGAGATTGATTACTCTACGGCTGGTTTTACGAAGATTCCGTGTGTTACGGTGACGTATGCAACAACGGGGGAAAACTGGAACGGGGGAGGCGGCACATTAAAAGTGCACACAAAAACATTGACGGGAGCAAAAGTAACAGTCGGCGGATTTGATGGAACTCGGACGGCTGACTGGATTGCGATTGGAGAATAAAACAGGAGGTGATGATAATGGAGAGAACAAATGTTGTTTATGCGAATGTGGTTTCGAGCACGCAAACGACCGCTACAAACACTGTTTACCAATATGATTATGGGCTTGAGTAGTGTATATCTGGCGTTCAGGGCACAGCGACGGAAGTACATTTTTCCGTTGACGGAGCCAGCGAAGCAATGGTGCGTGAACCATATATAGACGAAAATGATAATGTAGTGTGTGGTATTCCTGATGCGATGCTGAAGCAAAGTAAAAACATTCGATGCTATATTTTCACAAAGAATGAAACAAGTGGAGCAACGATATACGAAATTCTTATCCCCGTTACTGCCAAGGCACGCGCAGTCAACGCTGCGTCAGGGCAAGTGACGACAGATAAAACATAGACAAAAATTGACTACGCTGCTGACGCAAAAGTAGTTGGCGACCGCTTCATGAAAATCGAAAACAATATTTCAAGCATGTTTACTTCAGAAGAAAAACTATTACTTTTGGAATTGCTAAAAACAGCGGTTTATCAGACGAACACAGCAAACCAAAATTACAACAAACTGTTATCTGCATGGCAAGAAGATGTTTCTGCACTCGCGAATGCGCGTCCACAAATTATCAGTGTGACACCTGATAAAACGAACATCACGGTTGGTGAGAGCATTACGTTTACGGTTGTGCAGAAGAATGCAAAGAGTGTCCGCTTTATCGTGGACGAGCAAGTGAACGAAAGAATCTACGATGTAACGCAGGAAACAATCAGTTTTTCAAAAACATTCCAAAACGCAGGAAACAGAATCATTGCGTTTCAAGCAGTTGATGCCGATGGAAATTTAGGGTTGGAATCAACGCGACTTACTATTTCTGTAAAGGAGGCTTAATCATGTGGCATTTGATTTCGGAAAACAATGGAAAGACAATCTATTCTGACAACAAAGAATGGATGGTTGACTCTGCGGAGGATATGACAAACGGTAGCGAACCTAAAAACTCTGGGTCAATCAGCAGTTTTGCGTATACAGCCGGATATAAAGAGCTGTGGCAAAAGAATGCAGAAGGAAAATGGATTCGGATTGGAGGGGTTAATAATGGTTGATGCAGCAACGGTTGGTCTGATAACTGCACTACATGGCACAAACGGCGGGACTCCCACGGATTTGAGCGGCATCGTGGATGCTGTTAATAAAAAGGCTGACAAGTCTTATGTAGATACAGAACTCGACAAGAAAGCAGACGCATCATTGAAGGAGAAAGTTGACGCTATCTCTGCACGGCAGAACATACTGACAGGCAGTGTATCTGGCTCAGAAATTACCACGGCGGATGCTGTTGCTTCCCCATTGTTTGGTCTGCGCGTCTGCGGCAAAAGCACGCAGGACGGTACGCCGCTCCCGACTGCGCCCGTGCCGATTGTCAGCGCAGGCGACGGCGGAACGGTGGTGGTCACAGTGTCGGACGGCGCGAACAATTCGCAGACGCTAACACTACAAACGCCGAACGCGCTGCCGGGCATCCCGGTCACATCCGGCGGAAACTACACGGATGAACGTGGGCAGCAGTGGGTTTGCGACGAAGTGGATTTGACGCGCGGGGTGCGCGTGCAGCGCATCACCAAAATCAAGGTGACATCGTCGATGAACTGGGCGAAGACTGGAAACAAAGTTGACCGCTATTTCGCGACGTTTAGCGGTACTTCTGCGACAAATGTTCTCTGCACACATTTTTCTACCAGCGTAGGTTCGGAAGTTGTTGGCGGCGCCATGACCAACCTGAATTACCTTATCGGCTTTGCATACGCCGAAAAAGGGACAACGACGCTTGATGACTTCAAGGCGTTTCTCGATGCGAATGACGTTTATGTCTGGTCATCGCTTGCAGTCCCCGTCTAAAGCGCTCTTTCCGCCGCCGAAATCGCCGCGTACAAGGCGCTGACCACCTACGCCCCGACGACCGTCATCAGCGTTACTGATGGCGCTGGCGCAGAAACGAAGTACCAGCGCGACGTGAATATCGTAATCAAAAATCTTGAGGATGCGATTGCATCCATGACGCAAAATTAAGGAGGTATCTTTATGGCAATCAACAGTAAGGCACGGCATGATTTGACGTTCCGCGCAATCAAGCGCGAGATTTCTGCGGGGCGCGATGTGGCATTTTGGCTCGATAAGGCGTACACGCACCTCGACAACGGGCTGCTGACTGAGGACGACATCGCGGAAATTGAGACGCTGGCGCAGGCGTACTATGATTCGTTGGACGCGGCGGAAAATGAGGAAGAAGCGGCAATAATCTAAGTTGCGTGCAAATTGCAGAATATCAAGACCGGGCGGTGCAGAAGGAATAAATAATAAGGGACATCACAGTGTTCCCATGATGTCCCTTGCAAAAGGAAGGTGTTCAGTATGGCTTATAAAACAGTAAAAGCGAGCTGGTAGATCGAAAAGTTCCTGACAATGGTCGAGCCGGGGAAGGCATGGAAGTATGTTGCGAATGCGGCGTCACAGGGTGCGGTGGACTGTTCCGGCGCTTTTACTTACTGGTATCGACAGGCGGGAAGCTACATGTATCACGGCAGTAATACGATGTGGCGAAAGTACACAACAGAGAAAGGGAAGATAGGGGAGGTCAATCTCATCCCCGGCATGGCGGTCTTTAAGATGCGGCGAGATGGAGCAGAGCCGTCAGCATTCAAGAATGATGGACAAGGAAACTATTACCATGTCGGGCTATATATCGGGGATGGCAAAGTCGTTGAGGCAAAAGGGACGAAGTACGGCTGCGTGACAAGCTGCATCAGCGATTGGGGATATGCCGCCAAATTGAAGTACACAGAGTACGATGTAAACGCTTCAGATGAGGCTCCAAGCACAGATGATACACCTTCCGAAGAAACAAGAGGAATGGTGAAGGGTGGTACGCTCAACATGAGAGGAAGGGCAGACAAAGGAAGTGCGCGAATTACAACGATTCCCAACGGCGCAACTATTACAATCATCGGGGAAAACGGCGCTTGGTACAAAGCACGTTACAAAAATTATACAGGATATGTGATGAAAGAATATGTGAATCTGATGCTATATTTATACAAAATTTCCGGCGAAACAGATGACAAAGAAGCGGCAGAAAAAATTTCGGGTTACGCGAAAGAACTCGGCATTGCGCTAAATGTTACAGGCGGGTGATTGCGATGACCATGATAGAGAGCTTTTTGCAGAGCGCCTACGGGAAATTCGCGGCATTCGCCGGCATTGCTGCCACTTTCTGGGGCTTCGCGAAAGCTGTCGGCGCACTAAAACGGTGGATTATCGCAAGAGGAGAAGAGCGTCGCACAAAAGAAAACCTGCCCAAAGAAACGTATCATTTGATACAGAAATTGAGGGAAGAGATGGACAAGCACAATGCAGAACATAAAGAGCAGTTGGCAGAAATAAAGCAAAAGGTTGAGGCACTCGTTGAAAAGCAGGCGTTCACAGAAGAACAGATTGCAACAGTTCAGAATGAAAAATTGTGCTGGGCGTATATCCATTATGGGAAAGAGCATCACCCGATTACGATGGCAACTAAAACAAGTTTTGAACGCATGTATGAGCAATATAAAAATAACGGAAAGCGCAATCATGTGCCGAGCGACTGGTAGGAGGTCATGAACGCCGTACCAATACAGGGGGCAGATGACCATGAGTAAAGCGAAAACATATGTGCAATATTCAAAACGGTTGACGACATCCGTGGCGATTATATGGTGTGTGTACAGATTTTAGGCACTTATACTAATCAGTATTTTTCAAGAAAACGCCGCACCCATTATAGAGAGCTTGGCAGGAATGGACAACATCATGATAACGGCCATCAGCCTATACTGCGGGAATAGCGTAGCAGAGAAAGGCATCGTCAGCTATTTCAGCGGACGAAAAGAGGAAAGTTCTGGAGAAAGCGGATAAGGAGAGGATTTTATGAGTACGGAAAACATTATCTTTTTGTCAGTAATCGCGGCGCTGATTATTGTGTTTCTTGTTGATAAGTTTACGGGTCACACGTTGCTGAAGAAAATCCTTCAGTGGAAGCCTGCACTTGCCGCACTGACAGCTTTGGCGGAAGCAATTGCAAATGTGCTGCCATCCAGCGAATTTGCGGTTGCAGTCACGGTGTTAAAGGCGGCAAGCAGAGCCGCGCAGGAAGCAGAGCGCCTTTACAAACTGAACGAATTGCCGAAGGAGGAGCGCAACGCCTACGCACAGACGATGATTGCGGCTATCCTGTGCGAGGCTGGTATTGAGGTAACGGAACAGGTACAGCAGATGATAGACGGGGCGATTGCCGTTGTGTGTATGCTGATGCCGCATGAGGAGAAGAACGAGCAGAAGGGATGAGGGCGACAGCAATGACCATCTGCCGTGGCAAGGAAGCGCTTGACTGGTTCGGTTACAGCTGAGTGTGGAGCCAGACCGTGGGTTATGCGGATACACCACAAGCCGAATAGATTCTTCGGAATTGAAGGGAAACGAAAAAGCGAGGAAGAGATGACTTGTCTCCTCCTCGCTTTTTTAGTTATTCTCGATTTTCTCCGCAGCCAAGGCAGAACGTAGCGTCTTTGTCATTTGTGGTTCCGCAGTGCTTGCAGACCCACTGGCCATTAGTAACGGAATTTTCTTTTGTGGTATCAGACATGGCAGAAGTTGTCGCCGACGCAGGAGTATGAGACTTTGTACGATGTTGCTGTGCGGACAGGTTATTAGAAATCTTTTCGAGAAAGAAGTTGGCGGCTCTTTGTGCGGAAAGAATTTCTTCCATCTTATGGTCGGGAAGCGCAGCGACTATGATGCAGCCGACTGGGCCAGTAAAGAAGCACAGGAATCCATACAGAGTTCCATTGTAGCCTTTTTGCTTTGCGATTGATGCGGCCGCGACTGAAACTGCAATGTCGATGAGTACGATGAAAAATCCGGCGATAAGCAAGATGTCGTTGACAGAGATGGTGGAATAAGCTGGGGAGTATGTTCCGTAGTATCCCATGATATACCTCCTATGTTTCTAAGTCAGTTCCTATAGTCTACCAGACTGCGAAACAACTGTCAATAGCAGCTTAAAGATGCGGTTGCTTTTTGTCTACGGCTGTGGTAAAATGCTCTTGCATAACCATACATCTCAAAATCATGCGGCAGAAATGTGGCTGTACCCCTATGCGTACCCCTAAGCCCAAATAACGTAGTTGCACGTTATTGTACTGAATGAGAAGGTGATGTGTGTGATGTGAATGTGGTTGTGCCATATTGCACATAATTGTGCGTAATTGAATTGGGGTCAAGGGGCAGCGCCCCTTGGGTTCTCCC